TCTGTTTCCACAGGCTCTGTGTCAATTGGCTCTGTTTCCACAGGCTCTGTGTCAATTGGCTCTGTTTCCACAGGCTCTGTGTCAATTGGCTCTGTCTCCACAGGTGTTGTATCAACTGGTGTGGTAGTTACTGGTGTAGTGTCTACAGGTGGCACGACTACGGGTGTAGTGTCTACAGGTGGCACGACTACGGGTGTAGTGTCTACAGGTGGCACGACTACTGGTGGTTCAACTGGTGCAGGTGGAGCAGGGGCTGGCAAGGGCGCTGGTGCAGGAACTGCATCAATTACTGTTTGAGCTGCTGCTACTATTGTAGGTGCTGTAGTTACTTTTTCTACTGCTACAGAAACTGTTGCAATTGCCGCTACTTTATTAGTTAAGTCTGTGCTTGCATTATTTAATGATGTAATTGTATTTTGAGAAACAGTTGCAATTGGTGCAATAACTGTATTTGTATTTGCTGTATTTGTTGCAACAATAGCTGTAACTGCTGAGTTTAATGTAGCAATTTGTGCATTTGCTGTATCAATTGCTGCCAAGACTGTCGCATTGTCTGGATCAGGGGTGGGAGTAAATGCAGCGCCTTGACTAATTGTTCCAGTAAATCCCGTAGTAGTGGTTGTATTACTAATATTTGTTACGGGACCATTTGTAGTCTCTCTTACGTTAAATCTAGCACCATTTGGTATTGGTCCAGTCACGCTTACATCTGCCTGCCAGGCACCATCTGAAGGATTAACATCCGCATTAAATCTAACTTGAGTCATTTGTGTTTCTGCTGTTTGCAAAGGATAAACTCTAAGATCCCAAGCAACGCTAAGGGTGTTTGTAGTTGTTGAATACGTAATTCCAGACCCACTACTCCAAGTAGTCCAGTCATACCCTGCTATAGAAATGGAGGGTGCATTAGGTGTAGAATAATAATTTGCACCCTCATTTACTCCAAAGGTGATTGTCGCATTAGATCCAACATAAACATTGTTGTATGTGACCCCACCCATTTGTAAATTAAATGGGAGGTTCATTCGGACACCAGCATCATCTACATTAGATAAAACGTTTGTTGTGGTGCCAATGGTTGCTGCCAAAGCATTGACCGCATCTTGGGCGTTATTAATTGCTACGTTTGCTTGAGTTAATTGTGTTTGAGCCTCTGTCCGTGCAGGTGCTACTGCTGCCACCGCTGTAGTTGCTGTAGTAACTGTTGCAGTAGCCGTATCTATTGCTGTTTGTGCTGATTGAACTAAAACTGTGGCTGTCTCTGATTGGGCAACTTCTGTTGCAATTGCTGTGGATACTTGTGTAACCGTGGTTGGAGTCTCTGTCATTAATGGAGTTGCTGTTGCTATAACAGTGGCTACTGCAGAATCTACGGTAGTAACGGCTTGCGTTACTATTGTTTGCGCTGCTACAACCTCTGGTGTTTGAGTTGTAGCTGTTACTGGAATTGCAGCCACTGCCTGTGTGACAGATGCTATTGTTGATGTAACTGTTTGAACAACTGTTGTTGCTGTTTCTACGGCTGAGGATACATTTGATACTTCTGCTACCGCAGCCGTTGCTGCTGCTACCGCTGTATTTGCTGCTGCCACAGCAGCGTTAGACGCTGTTACTGATTCAACCGCAGTGGCTATAGTCACTGTTGCTGTATCTGATGCTGCTACAGCCTGTGCAACTTCTGTAGTTGCTGTTGCAATTGCTGTATTAACTGCTTGCTGTGCAGGGCTTACTACAACTTGCTCTGCAGGTGCTGGTGGCTCATTGGCATTAGCAAAGCTAGGGCTAAAAAGGAAAAGCCAGCCGATTATAAAAAGGCTGGTTAAAAAATACTGTAACTTTCTAGTCAACTAGGTATCTCCTAAGTAATGCAATATCTTTGCTTACTTAATAATTATACCACTAGTGTTATTTAGGATTATCTGTTTTATAAAAGCCATTACCCTTAAACTGTATACCAAAAGGTGTAAAGTGTCTAGTCATTTGTGACTCACACTCTACACATGTATAACCTGGATCTATATCTGTTATTGATCTATGTACTGACATTGTTGCATGTGCATCATCGTGTGAACACTTATACTCATATACAGGCATTACTTACCGCTCTTTTTTCTCTTCTCTGCTAAGGCGTTAAAGTCTTTAACCTTAGTATCTCCCAAGTATCCCCAGGCATGTCCGTCTGCAATCATTTTTTCATTTAAAGATACTGATGAGCCATCAAGGAAAACCCATCCCAAAATTCTTCCATACTTTTCTGACGAGTCCATCTTTTCTGTTTTAATAACAACAGATTTAGCAGCCTCAATTTCATGCTTAAGATAAGCTTTTGCTTCAAGCCCTAGCGCCTTTTCCATCTTATCTGTTGTTCTGCTTTCTGGTGTATCGATACCAGCAAGCCTTACTCTTGAGCTAAATGAGATATCAAATCCAAGATCAATCTCTACATCGATTGTATCCCCATCCACAACCTTAGTAACCTTTTTAACATAATACTCGAACATGATTCTCCTTAAATTATAAAGAGCAGTTTGCGGACATGCTCAGGTCCATCCTGCGGGTAGCGGCCCGCATATAATCTGCGACTCCCCAGTGACGGGGTGCAGACTACCATTATACTATTTATTTGATTTTGATGATTTTTGGCTTTTTATCTTCAGGCACAATACGATCAATATTAATATTAAGCATACCGTCCTTTAGAGATGCGCTAGAGACTTCCATATATTCTCCTAGGGCAAAAGAGCGTGTGAACTTACGAGCAGCAATTCCTTTGTGCAAAACCTCTGCGTCTGTAACTTCTGTAATTTCTCCAGATACCACAAGGGTGCCGTTGTCTACTGATAGGCTAATGTCTTCCTTTGTGAATCCTGCCACTGCAAGAGATACCTGATATGTATCTTCATCTAGCTTTAATACATCGTATGGTGGATATGATTGGCGTGATGCAGCATTGTGCACATTAGCCATTCTTTCAATCTCACGGTTAAAGCCAATAAAAAAAGGATCTTTAAAAAGATCCCATGTATATGTTGTTACCATTTTATTCCTCCTTCAAGCGAATAAGTTAATTTATAGGACCCCTTAAGGGCATCCTAATATAATTATATCATAAATTTTAATCGTTTGGAATGTCTGGCATATCCAATTCAATTAGACCTTTTTCTTTGGCAACCCTTTGTCCTTCTGGGCTTAAGTGCAATGTTGCTTCTAGGTTTTCATCATACTCAACTTCAACCAGACCCGCCTCATATAATTCCATAAGAGACTTATCAACATATTCTATGTGTGACTGCCACAGTTCTGGTGCTATTTCTTTTGCCGTTTCGCTTATAGAAAATATCATCTCGCCGTTTTCATCCATGCCTTCTAAAGACACTGCGCCTATTTCTAGGTAGTATGCCAGCCTTGAATCGCCGTCATCATATTTATCGTCATGCATAATATCTCCTTAGTACACCAGGTAGGACTTGAACCTACGATAGCCGAATTATGAGTTCGGGGCCTTGACCAACTTGGCTACTGGTGCCAGTTGATCTATTGTAACGTTCCGTCTTCATTTTTGTCAATAGTTTCTTCTACTAATTGCTGAACATAATCAGAAAAATGTTTTCTTATACTTCCAGATGGTCTCTTTCCTAAAGACTTCCACATTCTTTTATATTCTATAACATTAGCAAATGTGGTTGGGCATACTGAAACTCCATTATATTCTTTTAGAACTGTTGGAAGTGGCACGTGCTTTCCACAACATTTACACTCTTTAGCTTTTTCTTGATATATACTCATACTATTTCCATTCCGTCTAATACATCTGATAAGTCCTTTGGCATTCTTGGTGCTCTTATCATGTTTGTTACAATTGTGTCTTCCTCTTCTTCTCTATCCCACTTCAAAGAACTATATGTGTGAATATCTATTTCATCATTGTTCTGTGGCCTGCTTCTGCTAATAGCATTAAATATAGATCCGCAAACAGCATCGGCTAAGTCTTTAGATCCCTTTCTAGGGTGATCTACTCTATCTCTCATAATCTTTAGCTGAAGCAATTCATCTATTAGTAAAGGAATGTGTGGGCCATCAAGTCTATCTTCTGCTACAACCATTGCCATATCATCATAATGTTTTTTAGCAACAGATAAGGTCTCTGTGTTAATTCCATATTGCTTTAGTTGCTGCATCATATCATGGGAGTTCCATCTGTCAAATGTGCACACTCTAACTTTAAATCCTTTAGATCTAAGAGACAGAATATAATCTTTAACCTCTGTAAAGTCTACAGACTTATCTGGAGTTGGAGTCCAATATCTTACAACATCTACTTCAACAATTGGAGCTGGCTGAGAATATGTATCTGTTACCTTAACATTAACCCACTTCTTTACATGTGACATTGCTACTGCACAATGGTCATGCTTTTGTGCAAGGTCAACGTGTATAAAGTATTCCTTATCTGGATCTGGGGCAAACCAATCTTCAAATCTTCCAAAGCTATCTACCGCAATAGCCATATTACTAAATGCTTTTTCAATTTTCTCTCTTGACTTAAAGAATGCATCTACTGCTTCTGATGGCATGCAGGCAAATCTTCCAAGCGCATCTGGTGCGTTCTTGTAGAATGCCACTTTAAAGTCATCAATTTTTCTTACTGGATTTACTTCCCATGTAGGTCTTTTAAGGGCATACATTTTAGGATACTTATAAGAAATAATATGATCTTCTTCCCACTCAATATCAAACTCATTGCCTTCGGTTCCATCTGGAAGATCATCGTCTAGCTTAAAGTGATGAGTTCTAATTACAACTTCTTTTTCCGCTACAACATCATCGTATCTTTGCTGGATGTAATCGTTCTTGTATCTAGGGAATGACAGAAGGATAACCTTACCGAAGTCTGGGAAACGTGAGTCTACTGATGCCCTATACATATCATAAATAGCTCCACCAGTTTTAGCCTGCTCATGCCCAGTCGTATTCTCCGTGGCAAAGCCTGAGATTTCGTCAAGGATGATTACGATAACGTTATACCCTTCCCAGGCCTCACGTTCTGAGTGACCTGAGTGTACTGTTATAGCCTTATCAAACTTCATTTCAGAAGCCTTTGGCTCATACTTTCCAGTAAACCATGGCGACTTATCTATTCGTGTTTTAAATCCTTTAAAGAAAACATTGTTAGCCTGTTGAGAGTTAATAGCAATATTAATAATATCAATTGAGTCTCCAGGAGGCTTACCATAATAGGTTGCTGGATCTTTAAGGCACAACAATAAATAAACTATGTATGCTACTGATATTGTAGAGCAGTAATCTTTTCCAGAACCCTTACCTAGTTGAGCAACAACTTCATTAGCTGTTTGCTTAAACATTCTGACACCTTCGTCTTCGCCAAATAGCTTAACGAGTGTTGATTCTTTGTAAATCTGAGAACTCTTTTCAATAAGAGTATACTGATATTCAGATAAAGGTGGTAGTCCTAGATAGTCTGGGCTTTGAACAAATGTACGTAGATCAACTGGACGCTCATCAAACTCTTCGCCATCCAGTATGTCAATAAGATCATCAAAATTAAGGTCCACTTACTTCCTCAACTATCTCTATCGGCTCTACGATTCCTGTAATCTGAGATAGTCTTTTAGCAACTTCCATCTTACATTTTGGACAGCTTGCAGTAACTTCTTTTAAAATCTTTACTAGGATATCTTGCTTACGTTCTGTGTCAGCAATCTGTGTAGCAAGTTCAGCATTATCAAGTAAGCCTATCTCTTGAAGCATGCCTATTCTTTTGCCTTCAATGTCTGCAATTAGTTTTAATGCTCCAGATTTAACGCTTAGCTGTCCAGCCTGATCTGCATCCTCTACTGTCTTCCACGCCTCTTTGATAAGCATAGCGTAGTGTTGATCAGCTCCTGAGATGGCTTCCTTAGCCCTTTCACGAGCCGCTGTGTCGTTGTGAACAACACTCTTCCACTCTTCTATATACTCAACAACTTCTGCTCTTTTAAAACCTGTTAGGGTGGCTATCTGGGTAGGGTTATTGCCCTTGAGTAGTTCTTCAACTACTCTGTTCATTCGATCATAATGATCAATTAATTCGATTTCCATATAACATCATTATACTTCTAGTCGACTGAAATAGCAAGTTTCTTAGCAATTTTAAGTAGGATTAAATAACCAATCATGTCGTCAATATCGTTATCTCCAGCAAATCCTGAGCCATTCTTTATTCTATTAATCTTATCATCTATTCTAATTTTAATTTGTTCTTGATTATCTGCCTGTGAAAATATTCTAATTGGGCTCAAAGCTGAGTCTCCGTATGATATATTCTTTTGAATAAGCATCTCTGCTATCTCAAGACATTCTCTAATAATCTTTTGACCTGATGGCGCATTTGTAGCGATCAATTGTAAATCCGTAACCCACAATTGGTATCCGTTATCTCTATCTGGGTATCCCGCCATTACTCCATCTCCTTGTATAATTGTTTAAGTCCTCTTAAGGTTCCAATATCCATATAATGTCCGCCTGGTCTTACCGCCCTAATATTAGCACCCTTGGAAATCCATTCCTTTAATTGTTTTCCTGGATGATCTAGTGCTGTATCTATGTATCTTATCATATTCTTTCGGAATAGCATAGTGCCCCACATATCTGGGTAATCACAATTGTCGACTTTGTCTTCTGATTCAATTACTCTATCTTGAGATACTAAAACTTGTCCAACACGGCCTTTTATAGATTCTCCGCATTCCCAAATTCCCAAAACAAGGTCAGCAGTATTATCTTTAAATAAAGGCTTGTATATATTTCCAGGTGCATTTAATATATATGTGTCTGGCATGCCAATTAGAACAGTATCGTTATATTCTCCCACCATAAACTTTACTGCATCTGACATTGTTGATGGCTCACGAACAATTAGTTTAATATTCATATCCATATTTTGAATGATTGGAACCCACTCAGCTCTTGTAGAAACTCTAACCTCATCACACACTTCAAGCATTTGCTCTACGTGCCACTGCAAAAGCGATCTTTCATCTGATATGGGTAAACAAAATTTAGGAATGCCTCCAATTCTAGAAGCTTTTCCTGACGCTGGCAATACTCCAATAGTTGACATTACTTTTCCCAATCGTGAGGGTTAAATCCATTAGGATAAGATTCGTTTACTCTAGGATCCTTTTTCCAAGCAATCCATCCTTCTTCTCTATCATCTCCCCAATATAGATGAACCACATCTCTATCTAGAAGTCTTTTAGCATCTTCTCCGTGAAAAATATAAACTTTATTATCTTTTAGAAATGGCATTTCAATAAGCTCTGGTGCCCATTCATTGATGTGTTTTTGATACGGCTCTACTCCAAGTTCACGGTAAAGAGCATCAGTAAACATTTGAACATCAGTGTAGTAATGAACCATATGATTATGCTGAATAATTCCTTCAGAACATCTTTCAACGCAAAGATCTATAGCTGCTTTTAGTAGTGGGTGACCAGCTTTAGCAGCAATTGTTTGAGTTGCTAGCCATGGGGTATCTCTTTCTATATCTAGAATCATATCGTATTCAGAGTTTAACCAAGTATCTACTGGAACCTTACAGTGTGTATCCATATCTGCATATATGCCACCGTGAATATAAAGAATAGCAAATCTCCATAAACCAGCTTTCATTACTCCTAAAGGAAGATTAACATATGTCTCATATGTCTTTGAGTCAAAATGCTCCTTGAAGAAGTCTTCTCTGTCTTGTCCACTCATGTATCCATGAGTCCATTCTGGATTTTGATAAGTCCATGTCCCTACGCTTTCTTTAGCGTAATCTGGTAATTCGTCAAAAGTTGTTTCGTAGGTCTGCCAAATCTTTTTTTCTATACTCACACTATCTCCTTTTAATTAACTGAAACTTTTCTAAATGTCTCTGTATAGTCATAGCAGAGACCTTGCACTCATCGGCAATTTCAGTTACTGTTTTCTTTTGTACTACATATCTTCTGTATAGCCATGTTTGACTCTGATATAACTTCATCGTTCCGTCAACACCTTATTAGCATAATGAGCAATGCCGAATGCATCTGCTACGTCAAAATCTGTTACTGATAAATTATACTTATTATTAAAGTAATCTACTGTTCTTTGCTTACGCATATTTCTTAACTTATTTTTATACCAGGAATCTGCGTAGCCTGGATTAGCTAGCCTTATTCCAGACTTCTCATCTTTTGTTGGATTCTTGTTGCCAATGTATGCCTGCCATGCGGAAGGGCTAATAGTAATAACTTTAGCACCAGTAGACATAAGCTCAGCAATAACAACTCCATATACATAAGACAATTTTATCACAGCATCAGGTGATCTTACAAGAATAGCTCCCTCTACAGCAATATAATCACTCTTAAGTTGATCTAACATAACGTGCATCTTTACTTTAGCATCATATATTTTTTCATATATATCGGCACCAGTAAACTCTATCTTACCCCACTTTAATGGCTTGTCATTTTCCATTAAACAAAATGCAACAGAATTAGTAGAGGCGTCTATTCCTAATACCCTGTTGGCCTTAGTCTTTACAAGCTCAGCTAATTTCATCTAGCATCCCCACAATTTTATTTCTTTTTGTTATATCTATTTTTTTCTGGCAGGAAGCACATAGTGGAGTGTCATTATATCTGCTTAGTTGTGCGCCACACTTTTTACATCCACGAGCAGCACCATTTCTAATAGCCTTTTTTTCGTAATACTTTTCCATAATTCTTCTGTTGGTAGCAACACGGCAGCATTCATCTGTGCAATACTTTTGATTATGAGTCTTAGGCTCGAAGTCTTTAGCGCACTCTTTATTTGCACAGATCATACTTTTGGAACCGCAAACAACTCTATCTGAACAGTGCCAACTGGAGTGTCTTTACTGTAACATTCTTTTTTAATTGGACAGTATGTGCAAGGCATCTTGGACTTCGAAGAGCCTTCTGGTCTCATTGGAAGATCACCGTCTTGAAAGTTATCCCAAACTTCGCACATCCAAGTAAAAGTATCTTCAATAATCTTAGTATTTTTTTCATTCATGGAAATTGGAATAACGATTAGCTCTTGCGTATTCTTATTCTCATAAAGGAAAAACCCTTCTTTGGCATTCTTCATCTTCATGTATGTAAGCAACTGAAGCATGTGGTTTGGAGTAGGCTTCATTTCAGATTGACGAGCATCCCAAACTTCCTGCTTAGCCGTTTTAATTTCACCAATTACTGTTTCACCATCGTATTCCATAATAAGGTCTATGAAGCCCCTGATCGGTGGATACTCATTAATAATTTCTTCTTCTTCAGCCTTAAACTGTGGCATAGTTGCAATAAGTTTTTGCAAACGTTCGTGAGCCTGTGTTCCCTGAGCCATATTAGCAACTGCTACGGCATCATTATCATCGATAAACATTGCTCCACTAAAAGCCATATACCAGTATCTTGGGCATGTTCCATGACCGTAACCAAGGGAGCTTGGGCTGAAAGACTTCTTGGTCATTTCTCCGTCTGCACGTTTAGTATTTCGGTAGGACTCGTCAAGCAATTGTGCAAAAAGCTCTGGGTCAAAAAATTTACCAGTATGCTTCTTAAACTTAAGGTTCTTTACTATATCTCTACCCACTATGAATTGTACCTAACGACATACTTAAGTGCATCTACAAGTTTGTCTATGGACTCCTTTGCTGAATAGTAAATGTTCTTCTTGTTATTGTTTGTGGTGCCAGCCTTATCCTTAGCAATGGTGGAATAATAAGATGCCATCATTGAAAACTTAGTAGACATAGCCTGAAGCTCGATAATTAAATACGGAGCCTTGGCTGAAGGAACATCTGGATTCATCAATAACTTTACTACAATCGCAAGGGCTTTGTCTAATTGATCGTCGCCCATATACTCATGCAAGTCATTGAACTCTGTGATAGAGCTAATTAACTCTAATGTATTCTTATCGTCTGCCATTTTTTATCCTCTTATCTATCTTATCTATAAATAAACCCAAACCATATCCGATAACAAAACCCAACATTATACCTAGCAAAAACATTGTCATTGCTTTGCCTTTTTATGATTTACTATATATGGACCAACTACTGATCTTACTGTTCCATCTTTACGAATCTTTATAATCATTCCATTCCTAATAATGGTATCGTTAAACCTACGCTTGTTCGCCATTGTTATCCTCCCAGAATTGGATCAGTTCTTCTAGTACTGCCCACTCAATAATACCGAGTCTAACTTTAGACTCAGTTCCAATAATAATCTTTAATGCTGGATGCATATCTCTGCTAACCTTAAATGTGTCGGTACATATCTTAGACCATACTGGCTTATTCAAAGTAAAAGAAGATGATGCTTCTTTATAGTCCACCAAAAACTGATTCCATTTAGCATCACCTTTTTGATAATCACCACGACCACTATTTTTTTGTGCCTTAGCGTTATCTCTTTTAACTTCAGATCTTTCTGACATTATTTAACCTTAAAAACTGTTTCGTGTCCCTTGGAACATCTCCAAGACATTACTAACTCTATTGGATCCCAGGTTGCTCCGTTAACATTTTCATCACATTTATCACATGCTCTGAGACCTGGAATCTTTTCTAGGTCATATTCCTTTTGATCAATTTTTTGATTAAAAAATTCATTAAGATTTGGCATTTATTTCTCCGATTAAGCTGTCTACAACATCTGGATTTGCCCTTAAATATGCTACAGCCTTTGCACGTCCTTGAAAACGTTCTCCATTTACTGTATACCATGCTCCACCTTTTTCTACGATGCCACACATTTCTGCAACATCTAATGTTTCTCCTACGGCATCTATACCGAGAGTGTCCCCTTGGTAATAAAAGTCGTACTGTCCCGATAAATTAGGGGGGCCGAGTTTGTTGTAATCAACAATCCAGTTAACTGGTCTGCCGACTCTTTGTTCGATAATCTTGTCGCCAACTTTAACGCCAGCCTTAATAGCATTAGCCTCAGCTTCAGACGACCATAACTTAATGACCGTGGAAGAAAAGAACTTGACTGCCATTCCACCTGTGGGGATGTGACTAGCATGCATAGATCCAAATTGATTTCGTTGTTGTGAGATGAGAACAAGTAGTGTGTTTTTGTTTGCATAATTTAACATCTTGACTGCGTGTGTCATATCCTTTGCTTCAGCGCCAATCTGCTTAGTGTCTTGCAGATCTTTTAATTCATTTCCATCTTTTTCAAAATAGATGGCTGGCAATAATGCGGATATAGAGTCTACTACAATAATATCTACGCCAGCATCCATCAACTTAGTTGAAACATCAACCATGTCATTTATTGTTTTTACCTTTGAGTGAATCAATGAGGCTGAATTAACTCCCAAAGACTCTGCCCATACCTGATCGTATGAATCTTCTGCGTCAATCCATGCACAAGTCTTTCCTTCTTTTTGTGCAATTGCAATCATCTGTAAGCAGAAAGAAGATTTACCAGCAGACTTATTTCCCCAAACCATAACCTGACGACCATATCCAAGTCCGCCACGCAAGGCTAAATTAAGACCAATGCTTGGCGTTGGTTGACGATCTACTGTTACGTTCTGTGCTGACTGGACTCTTGCTCTTGTTTTTGGATCTAGTTTTGCTAATATATCATCTAATAAAATTTCCATTATTATTCTTTCTTCTCTCTGCTAATTATATCATTAAAAAAGGTTGCCGTGAAGTCTTGGTCGCTCTTTATTTTTATTTATCTTAGCCTCTAATACTTCATCAAGACTATGTAGAATTTGCTCTTCATTTCTCATGGCTGCATAAACATCTAGAAGACGAATAATAACATCTGCCATTTCTTCAACTATCTTTTCAGATCCGTGACTTTTTCTAATTGCCTCTAACACCTCAGTAACTTCTGAATGTACTAGGGCAAGCTTGTTTCCAATCTTGTCATGAGAATACTCTCCATCCCAAAACCCTTTTTCTTTTGCTGTTTCGTGAAGCGTTGCCGCTAATGCATCTAGTCCGTATTCTACTAGAATATCATTGCTGTTCATTCTTATCCCTTAAACTAAATGTAAATGATGGACCATTCTCATCATAATCAATAACTAATTCTTTTTCTTCCGCCTTCGACTCTAAAAATTTAAGAGTTGGAACGGTAAGCCTGCCATATTCTTCAAGCACTGCGACTAGGACCTGATTTATACTTATAGAAGTAACTAAGCCTTCGATATCTTCTGTCATTTTATTTCCTTAACCATCAAGGTGCCGTCATCTAATTTAGACAAAACAACCTGACATTTCATTCCCTCACGCATTTTTGCTAAGGCAATTTTATACATACTAGAGAAAACAATAGCTCTAGTTAAATTTTTATCTTTATCTGACATTACAATATGTGCCATTGTTTTGCCAGCCTTTGTCTTATAAGGTGTAAAGTCTACCACATGATACTGGTTTTCTTCAAGGTCGTACTCTTTCCTATAAAGGTAGTCTACGAATGAGTCTTTAGACTGAGGATTAATATCTTGAACCTTCACATATCTTGCAATTCTATTATCTCCAACTAGAATAAAATACATTTGATTTGTTTCAATTGGAGTCTGTTCGTTATGAAATAAACCTATCGATCCAGTCTCATCTACTAATTCAATTCTAGCCCAGCCATTACCTCTTTTAATAGATTTAGCCATACCAAACATAACAAATGATCCTAAATCATCAAACTCTGAGATTGGTTTTGCTTGTGTTTTAATTCTTGGTGGAAGGTCTAGGTTAAATGTAGGTATTCCAAGATACTCATAATAGTTGTCTTTCTCATTACCTTCTCTAGGATTATCCTCAAATGCAGCAGCTCCGATGGCATTAAGAGCCGCTATAGCTCTACTATTAATTCCACTTCCCTTTTTAGAAGACTTTTCAATAAACTCTTTATAGTTTAAGAAAGGCCTGTTGTCCATAATCTTATTTGCTATGCTGTCAGAAATAAATTTAACTTCTGCTAATCCAAATCTAATAGCGTCTTTCTGCAAAGAAAAGTAAATATCAGATTCGTTAATGTGAGGCAGCAATACTTTAAGCCCAAGTCTTTTAGCCTCAATTAGATATTCCGTACGAACATCTTTGTCATTTTCGTTTTTAAGAATCGAGAACATAAATTCCAAAGGATAATAAGTCTTGAGCCAAGCAGTATAGTAAGAGAGCATAGAGTAAGCAACAGCATGGGAACGATTAAAAGAATACCCAGCGTGAGCCTCGAAAGTATGCCATAACGTTTCCGCCTGCTTCTTACTAATGTGTTTTGAAGCCCCAACAATAAACCTATCTTTGAACTCGTCAAATTCTTTTGCATCCTTTTTCTTTCCAATAATCTTACGGACCTTGTCAGCCTCTGACCATGTCATTCCACCCAAGTGTACGCAAGCCTGCATAACCTGCTCTTGATATATAATAACACCATATGTGTTTTCAGTAAAAGGCTTCATGATTGGATGAATATATTGAACTGCTTCCTGACCATGCTTTCTTTTAATATATGATGCTCCTACCGTATTCATAGCTCCTGGACGAACCAAAGCATTTGACGCAGCGAGATCTTCAAATACGCTTACACCCATTTTAATCAATAGGTTTGTATAAGGAGTTGCTTCTGCTTGAAATACGCCTTTAGTATATCCTTCGCTTAATGTCTTATAAACTTTTGGATCGTCTAGAGGAAGGCTAGAAAGATTAATTGCCTTTCCGCTTCTATCTTTAATTGATTTAATTGTATCTGAGATCACAGATAAAGTCTTAAGACCTAGTGCATCTAGCTTAATAAGACCTATATCTGCAACCGTATCCATATCGTATGCGACGACTGGAATTCTTCCTGACACATCATCGCTAGCATCTGCACGAGATTCTACTGGGGCAAACTTTCTAATATCATCTTTAGCAACCACAACTCCAGCAGCGTGTACTCCTACGCTTCGAATCTTGCCACGTAATCTTTCTGACAACCAAACAACTTCTGGATACTTCATTCTAAATTCTTTTGTATTTGGAGAGTCCATAAAGTCTTCAAATGTATCAATTGATTTCATTGCACGATTAACATCAGACAGCGGAACCATGAATACACGAGCAGCATCTCTAATTACACCCTTATCTTTAAAATAAGTGTAGGTGGAAATAGAAGCAACGTGCTTAAACTTTTTCTTTAGGTAATCCTTAACCTCTTTGCGGCGACGATCTTCAAAGTCTGTATCAATATCTGGAAAATCGTTACGTTCTGGATTAATAAATCGGAAGAATAGCAGGTCATATTTAATTGGATCTACATCTGTAATGCCTAGGGCATAACAGACAAGGGAGCCAGCGGCGGAACCACGACCAGGCCCAACCATAATATTATTCTCTTTAGCCCAGTTAATCATATCTGCTACCACTAAGAAGTATGAAGCAAATGATTTATCTTTAATTATAGATAACTCTTCATCAAGCCTGTCTAAGTAGACCTGATCATCTGATAGGTTTAGCCTTCTAAGGCCTTCTAAGGCCATTTCGCCAAGCTTTTTATCAGCATTGGTCTTAGGGACAGGAAGTAGGTCTAAACCACTGTTAAAATCGTATTCTCCAATTTTATCGGCTATCTCCATAGTATTATCGTAGATATCCTTGCGAGTAATTCCAACCTTATTAAAGTCAGCCTCAATCTCATCCCTAGTCTGGATAAATAAATTATAGTCTACGAATGATATCTTTCTATCTGGATAAAGATAATTAAATCTATCTAACATATCCTTTATATTTCTAGACATATCGAAGTCTGCATCTTTGTCAGACTTAGGGGATGTTGATAGAATAAGCATAGCCTCTTCTAATATACGGTCTTCTTCCTTGGCAAAGTGTGCATCTCCTGTTGCCACCGCCTTAATTTTAAGCTCATCTGCTAACTCAAGTAGCTTTGAATTTATTTCATGCGGATTATGAGATTGCACCTCAATGTAAAAGTCGTCACCAAAAGTCTTACTAAAATCTTTGAGTATATTCTTGGCCTCTGAAAACTCGCCCTTTTCAATAGCTTTAGAAATAAGTCCATTAAGGCAACCAGAAAGAACAATAATACCTTCTGCATATTCTTTTAAAACCTCTCTGTCAATACGTGGCTTATGATAAAAGCCTTCGTTCCATGCAAGCTCCTGTAGTATGTTTATATTTTCTAGACCCTTTTTATTCTTAGCCAGCAAGATGATATGGTTGTAAGCCTGAATCGACTTATCTGTTTTAGAGGAGCGATCAAATCTATCTGTAGGTGATATGTACGCTTCTACTCCAAGGATTGGCTTGATGCCCAATTCTTTTGCAGCAATCTGCATTTCACGGTGTGACGATAATGTTCCATGATCTGTAATTGCAATTGCTGTCTGACCTGCATCTAAGGCAGCCTGACATAATTCTTTAGGAGAATTCAGTCCATCCATTAACGAATAATAGGAGTGAACGTGTAGGTGTGTAAAGCTCATTAATATCCGCCCATGCATTCATTTCTTGTATGATAAAGTCTTATCTTATTCATAGTCTTTTTATTTGGTGCATATAAATCTTCTCCGCAACATGCAGCCTTTAAATACCATTCTTTAGCGAAGAAATCGTATACCATTCCTTTATAGTCTTTATACTTATTAGAGACAAAGGTTTGAAATGGGTCTGGTATTTCGTATGAGATCATATTGTTATTCTAACAAATATTACAGGGCTAGTCAATAGACTAGCCCTGTACATATTTATACTACCAGTCTACGCTGCTAGATGAGGCAGAAGACTCTTCTGCATTGCCACCTTCACCCATATAGAAAGCTTCTTGCTCTGCATATGTAACGTGACGAACTGCTGTTTTTTCCAAGTCATACAACTCTAAGGCAGAGAAGTCAAATGGGGCTTCATCTTTTGCCAATGGAATGATTGTATAGCTTGTATCTGTTTTTGAACCGTTGCGCTTAATGCGCCACATAAGGTTGGTGATACTTCCCATTTCACCAGCGTATTCAATTAAGGTAGGAGTAATTGTTTTACCGCTTGTACCCTGTGAAAGAATTGCTACATACGGTTCTTCTTTACCATCGTCCACCAAGACGTTGATATAGAGACGTGTTCTGGCCTTCCAGCCAGCCTTTGGATCCTTGCGATGTTGTTCATTTGCCCAGTCACGACCTTCTGACTCCATTGTGTCTAGAGCCTTGCGTCGATAATCTTTTGGGTTTGTGTGCTCTAGTGCAATAAATCCGCAACCAAGCTTGTCATTATAATTAGGTGAATCTGGATCTAGTTCCTGTAGGAATCTAATCTTTACGCTTTCTCCATCTTCAACCTTTAGCCAGCGACCTTTGTTTTCATCCCCACCGCTATAGGTAGGCTTATCTAGTGCCTTGTTGAGGTCTTTTAGACCCTTTACTATACTCATATATTTCTCCTTTATAGTTGATGGTATAAATCCATCTGTATTTTTATTATATCACGAGTTCCAAGATCTGTATTCTATATCGGATACAGAATTTTTAATGCAGGTTTTTATTTCCTCATCAGTCATGTCGCCAGCATCTTTTGCATCATGAGGATATATCTTACCATATTCATACGAAGCCCACAAGAGGTCCTTGAATTTTAGTTTATTAGTTATGCTTTTGCCAAGCTCCCTGCCAGCTTGGTCAGCATCAGTCATAATAGTTATCTTATTAAAATGCCTGTTTAAAAGGTTGTGCTGCTCTGTAGACAGGAATCCGCCAAGGGTAGCAACAACATTTGGAAACCCAGCCTGATGCACACGGATTGCATCAAAGCTAGACTCCACAACTATAACGTGTGAGCCAATTCTTTTAGCCCTATGAATATTAAATAATGTTTTGCTCTTTGGTAGATTAGTACTATTCTTAAAAGACTTGCCTTCAATTGATCTACCAACAATTCCAATTGCCGTTCCATCTGGACTGTGAACTGGAACAGTAACCATATCCATATTAGCGGAATATCCTAAAGAAAAGTCTATTGCAGCCTGCATTTCAATTCCACGAGATTTAAAATAAGACTTAGCCTTATCGCTATTAATAAGACCGCTATGAAGTTTGCTTAAAGTATCTTCTGAGAACTCTTCAAAGACAGGCTTCTCATTCATTGCATCTGATAATAGGTCGTCAAAATTTTCTAAGGACTCAGTTTCTTTTGTTGCAATAAATCTCATCGCCTCAAAATCATTCTTATTCATTACACGCTTTACTAATTCTTGCAGTGTTCCCGCCTCACCACAAGAAGGATTGAAGCATATGAATGCACCCTTCTCCCGACTTACGCTAAAGCTTGATGTGTGTCTATTGGAATGAAATGGGCAGTAGCATAGAAAGTCATTACCAGTTTCACCAACTATTTCAAGTCCTATTGATTTTAGGATCGACTTGATATGGTTTGGCGTGTAGTGCGTGGTATCGACTTCCCTTGTGTTATACCCTCTAATTGCCATGCCTTCTTCTTTCCCACATAAACACCATGAATGCTCATTAAGAACTTCCATGTCTCGCCTGTAAATTCTACCGAAAATGCTGGGTCTATGTCAAGTACTCTGACGTAGCCCTTACCCCTCATGTCCTGAATTAATAAATTCTCATATTGTGGTCTCAAGCTAATTAATTGAGCGTTATCTTGAAACTCTACATCTATTTGAAATCTTTTAATTTTTCGATGCGTCATTAGCAAACGGATTCTCATAAATCTCTTTGATGATACCCCTGTTGATATCCCAATCTAAGAACACATTAAACTCCTGACCGTGACGATTCTTACGACTAACTACCTCAATCATATTTGTGTCCGTGTACTTATGAATAGCAATTGCCATGTCAGCATCATACTCAATAGCCTTTGACCACGCAACCTGAGATAGCATAGGTGGAGCATCTTGATCTGTAATATCATCCATAGTTGCTGCAGTAATATCAATTACTGGAATGTTGTTTGTCATAGCAAGCATCTTAAATTCACGAGACACATTCATATTACGTTCAGTTGCGCCAGTGCTTCTCTTATTATCTGAAAACAGCTGATGATAATCTAGAATAACTAAGTCTGGTTTATGCTGATCAATCTTAGACTGAATTGTATTGGCATTTACTTCTCCCATGCCTTCATTAGACACAAGGATAAACCTGTTCTTGTTTTCAAACCTTTTCTGTCCCCATGACCTAAATGTATCAACATTAACATCGCCTCGTGCAAAATCTGATGCACGGAATAATCCAGAGCCCATCATTGTATAAATACGATCACGCATATTCTCTGGTGACATTTCAAGGGATACGATCATAGGCTTGAAGCCCTGCTCCCAAGCCTTGCAAGCAAGGTAGGATGTAAACCATGTCTTACCACGTCCTGGCCATCCAATAGCCACGATAAGGTGTCCTGGAGCCATTCCTGTAGGGTATGCCTTATCAATTGCATCAAACCCAGTTAGAATTCCTGGAGCACCACCCATAATAGATGAACGCTCTTTAACTGCTAGAAAATGCTTTTCTGCTAAATCAATATCTGTAATATCTACGTCACGAACATGATTTGTAAACTTTGATAACTGTGAAAGCTTTGCCTGTAAATCTCCTAGAACTCTAGTAGCGGCATCTTCTTTGAGAGCAGAACCGCTTTGAAGAATAATATTCTTTAGTCTACCAGTTAGATATTCATTCTTAAGCTTGTCTAGATAGTATCCAGTTTCTGCTTTTGTCTCTACTGGCTCGAAGTCTTTGAATCTTTCCATAAGGATTCCAGCTTCTGGAACAGCCTTAAACTTATAGTAATATGACTTTAATGATTCCCAAATATCTTTATGTGATGTAAAGATTTCATCTACGTTATCAGCAAGTAGGGTGCTTATGTCTTTGTTCTTGCATACCGCTGACAGTAACTCTGCCTCTGTATTCATTCATCTCCGCCCTCTACTAATTCCTTCGTTGCTTGTAATAGCAATCGACGATGCTTCTCATCTTTTTCTCGCTCTGACTTTAAATAGTCTATCTTGTCAAAGTTATAGAAAAAGAAACTAAGAGGATGACCAGACTTGTTAGTTTTAAAATAGTAAACCAGAAGATCTCTGGCTCTATCAAATCCTACGCTGTCAACAACATCCTGCATAGCCCACTTCTCACGAAACTTATTAAGCCTTGGCTTCTTGCCATACTTGTCTAGGTATAGAGATTCGTAAAGGCCAATTAATACATATGGCTGTTTTTCATTTGCCACGTTTTAATTCCTCTTCAACCTCACGAGTCTTTTCAATAAGCTTGTTCTCTACAAAAGCGTAGACTCTTTCCGTGGCAGTATCTACATTTTCTCCACTACGCACATTGTCTTCTACGCCTATATTAATCTTAATGCTTTCGTAGTTTCCTAGATTGCGTGTGAACGATAGGTCCACCTTTACTCTCGTCTCTGACATTACTCCGCCTTCCATACAGGTACAAACTTTCCGTCTTCTGTCTTAGTATACAATATTAAGTTGTGTTTGAGAATAGCTTGTAGCTCCGATCTTGAAGGCAAATCTCTTATATGGCCAGCATCAATAATAAACTGATGAATGTCCAATATGTCCGATTCACTAAGCATATACTTTGACCATGTGCTATCTGGATTGCCAATTGGATATACTTTCTGAGGTTGTTTTATTTTACCTTGAAGTATATATTCTTCTATTGTAACCCTGTGCCTGCCAAGAATTTTACTTACATCTACAACGCTGTAGGCCTTTTCCATATTCTTTTCTACCTGAGAATAAGAATACATCATTCTTTTTTTATCCAGGTAAGACCACGCAATTACCTCGTCCTTAGCCCTAGAAAGCTTTAGTACTTTATGTACCTTACCATTTAAGAAGAAATAGACGAATTTTTTGCGTAGTCGCTGTCTGTTTTTTCTAGCCATTTACCGAATGCATTCGTTTCCTTATTGATCATCCAACGCTTTCCGCATAGGATGCAAAACAACTCTGTGTGTAGTTTTTGAGAGAATACTCTATCAATAAATACTCTTCCGTTACACCTTCCGCATCTCATCATAGCGAGAATGTCTTTCCGTCCACAACGCATGAGTAGTCTGGAGCAATGTGAATCATTTGAATATGAGGATAATCATTTACAATATGAGCAATAGCAAATCCTTTTTGCCAGTCATGGTGTTGAGTATATTTCATTCCTGGACCCTTTTCATCACACATGTGACCAATCTCATAGCCTCGAAGGGTTTCTCCTTCTCCGCCGTTTCTAAGTTCATATGTTACCATATGTGAAGCAATTCTGTGTGAGTGACCACGTATTAAAGAAACCTGAAGGTCTTCCATGTCTTTTCTTACGGAACCAGTTGCTGCAATTGAAATACCATGATGTACGTGAACATCTCCAAAGCGACGCTTAGGCAATGAGTCGTAATAAATATACTCGTAGCCCAAAGAGTCTAATGACCATAATGATTCTGGAGTTACATCCTTAGCATAGTCTGGAAGCTTCTTGTCTATATAATCAAATATTCGTATATCGTGATTTCCTAAAGCAGAGAATAGTTGTGCATCTGGAAGCATCTCACGAGTCTTTGCATAGAAATCTCTTGCACCCTTTGCTTCGTGACGCATCATAGGAACAATTAAATCACGACTATCATCTTTATGGAGCTGCATAAACTCAGCAGATCTTCCCTCTGTATATTTACTATAGCAAGCTTGATCATCAGTGTCACCAAGATAATCGACTACATCTGGTTTAAACCACTTCATGACTTTAAACCATAGCGCAATCATCTTATCATCTTGATAAGGGAATTGCTGATCGGATGACAACATCCATTTTAAATCGTTTGTCATTTAACTTCCCTGCGTAAAAAAAGTCACGGAGTCGTGACTTAGATATTAAACAAATTGTAGCATATTAAAATAGGCTGTCAATAGGCTAGTTTTCAACTGCTATAAAAAATATTGATATAGACTTTGTGTCTCCTGAGCCCCAAATCTGTACTTCGGCTCCAGTGTTAGAAACTGATCCACTTACTATAGATGGCTCTTTTATATCTGCTAAACCACTTTTGCATATAGCGGTTAGCGTTATTGCTGAAGGCTTGCCAGAAAATCCAGCAGCAGCGTAATTAATTGTATATGTAGTACGCTTACCACTAGTAACAGATTTTGGATCAGTCTTCCCTCCAAAAAATTTAGGAATTGTAATTTCTGCTGCAGTCTGATTTGCAAGGTCTCCAACATTAATGTTTGAACCAGCAACTGCTTTTGCTCCAGCCAATGCGGTAGCCTTAGCTACATCTGTTTTTAATTTTTGCAATAAGGTAGCGTCAATTGGATCACCATCATTAAAAGTGTCGCTCATTATATATTCTCTCCTAAATCATGGGCTGAGATCTCTGCCTCAGATACCTCTATTACGTTAGACCTATTTAGACCATATCTAATAAAAGAATCTGGGTCCACAATGTGTCTTAGTTTATTTTGTGATACTAAGTATATTCTACCATCGGCTATGTTCTTGATCAAGGCTCCGTCTCTGAACCCTAGTTTTCCAGCCAGTTTAAATCCTGTTAAAGCCGCTTCAGTTGCATTTACTGTTGTAAATGACCAGGACTTGGCGGCCCTATCAGAAATCAATTTATATCTTTTACCATCTTTAATCCAATATGTATCTTTATCTGTTTTAACAGCGATACCTGAAGGAAAATTAGTTGGCTGTGAGATCGTTAAGATGGCTTTCGTATTCTTGAACAGCTTCAATCTTAGCATCCTTTTCTTCCATAAGCTTAGTAATTTCTGCCCTAAGTATTGCAATCTGAGTTTCATAGTTAGATACAATTTCTCCAATGCGCTGTTGTAAGGCTGTAATAATTAGCTCTGCTTTTTCTGCCATTTTGTATTCCTACTCTTCTAATGCTTCTGCTTCTGATTCTAGAGCAGTTCTTTTTGCTGTTAAAGCGTTAATTTTACCAGTAATAACTGAAACGTTTTCTGAATTTACTGGAGATTCAGCATTTGCTTCAATTAGATCTAGCTGAAAATTATACATCTGGAAATCAATACTTTTCATGTGCTGATTTACAAGGTTTAACTTATCTGCATTTGTTAACAATGTCATTTTTGCCTCCTTTCATTATTATACCATTTAACTATAAATCGTCAATAGCAGCAATAAGAGCATTTTTTGCCCTTATTGAATCTTGAATTAAAGACTCAAAGCTTGGTAAGCCTTCTTTATTTTGGTACCCGCCATCTATATTAGATTGAAGTATTTGAATACGTTCATCTAATTGAGATATTCTTTCTAAAATTATATTTCTTTTTTCTTCTATGTTCATATGACTCCTATGCTGAGTTTGAGTATCCTGAATAGCTAGACCAAGTTGATCCGCCATCGTTTGTAGCCCGTACTCTTATTTGCCAAAGGTTATCGTTTCTGGACAAATTAAAACTTGCAGAGTTTGTGTTATAAAGACCTAGGGTTGCTGATCCTCCAGAATTGCCAAGTCCGTCTATCTGATATTGAATTGTTCCTGTTCCAGTAGATGCTCCCCAAGTTGCGCTATATCCCCAAGTAGTGGGAGTATTATTTGCAGGAACGTATGTCAAAGTCGGAGTTCCAGGAGTTGATGGAGTAGATGCTACTGGATTATTTACTGTAAATGATGTAGATGATGTACCATTTGGAGACACTCCATTAGAAGCTGTAATAACAACTTGCCAAGCTAATGCGCTAGAGTTTTGAGCTACAGTAGGTGAAAATGTTGTTCCAGTTCCCAGCTCTTGCCATGAAAATACCCCGTTAGTAAATCTTTGCCAAGAGTAGGAATAGGTTATCGTTCCTGATCCTGTCCAACCAGAGGGAGATGCAGTATATGTTGTAGATCCAGCTGTGCCAGATGATGGATTTACTAATACAGAGCCACCAGTTGGAGCAATGGCTGCTGCCACTCTTGTTCCAGAATCTCCTAGTGACCAATCTGATTTTAAAAACGAGGTAGAACCAGAAGCAGGAAATGCTTGAACATAATAATCTCTAGTAGTTCCAGTTGCAACGCCATCGTCCAAAAATGGGGTACCTGTAATTGTTTTCCCGCCATTATTATTTGGTCCTCCAAAATCTGGGCTATTATCATATCCTGGCTGTCCTCCCCACCAAACTCCGTAAGTTGCCGCATTTGATACATTTGTCCAAGAAACTCTAATACCAGTTGAAAGATTATCTGTTGCTGCAACATTAGTTGGAGTTGATAGTTTTGCTGCTGCAGCTGCAACAGTTGTGTTTGCAGATAGTGTAAGAGTATTTCCAACTCCATTATTTGCAGTTATTTGGCATCTTAAATTAGATCCGTATATAGAAACATAGTTTGAAGGTGGCGTATATGTTGAAGACGTAGCTCCACTTAGCGCAACCCATCCAAAAGAACCGCCCTCAAAATACTGCCACTGATATGATATTTGTGCATTAGGAGCAGAACTTATAGAAGGAGTTGCAGTAAATTGTGTAGATCCAGCCGTACCAGATGACGGAGAAACGCTCATAGTTCCAGATGGCTGCAAAAATGTATAGCTGGCTGCTCCAGTTGTAGGACCATAAGCGCTGTATGTTCCAGCAGTTGCAGTGCCATTTTGTATTGTATTTCCTAAATTTTGCGAAGATGATCTTATATAAAAATAATATGTTATATTATGTGAAAAAGAAAAGTCTTCAGTTACTGTACTTGTAGTTGAAGCAGCATCATAAGAAGCAGTAGTTGGAGCGGTGGATCCAGATTGCCAATATAATTGATAATAAGGACCACTTGCCCCAGACGAACTAACTACCACTCTAGTTGATGTGCTATCAAGTCTGGAAACAGAAACAATAGACGTACTTGTTGCTCCAGATAAAGCTGCAGAAACATTAACATATGCAGAAGTAGATGAATAATCTGGTATTGTTCTAAGGTTAGGAAAATATTCTCCTACAGCAGAATACTGTTTTGTAATTGAAAAAGTTGGATTAGATGTTCCGTATGCATATTCTCCCACAGGGAGCCATCCGCTATCAGGGGTGCCATCTCCAAAATCAACCTTATACTGTCTTGGATACGAAAGTCCGCCTCCTAAAGCAGTAATTGCTCCAGATAAAGTTACAGTTTGATTTACCTGAGCATTATCAGGAGATGCGGTAAGTGATAGTGTTGCTGGTCTAGAAACGTAATACGAAAGTCCGCCAACAAAATCTAGATAATACTTTCTTACTGAATTCTTTAAAGCACTAACTTCTATTTCAATAAACCATCTATCATATCCACTTACTCCATCTATTGCATAAGTTGTTGATCCAAATATAGATGAGTTTATAAAATCATTATGTGTTAACGTAGCAGTTGTACCAGAAATTGAAATTTCACTAATATATGTTCCTCCTGGGCCAAACTGGGTGCTTGAACCAGTTCTTGTAGTCCATGCGCTGCTAGCGGCGGCACCATAATTAGTACCGTCCATTCCGTAGTAGCTACTATTTTGTATATTATACATTCTATATCTAATTCTATATGTTGTACTTCCATCAACGCCTGTAACATTAGATCTAATTTTCATCAGACCGCCTACTGGTATATAGCCCCTATTGTCTGTACCTTCATTTCCGTAGTAATCTAAAATGTCTAATGAGGTAACTTCAAGAGCTGACCCTGGTGATGTAGAATCTTCTGCAGTAAATGGAGAATTAGGGATAAACCCAGATATAGGAATTACTGCAGACTGGGTATTTGAGTTATTAAGAGTAATTCTTACTGAATATATTTTATTGGCTAATGTGGCATTATGATATACAGTTCCAGATTTTGTTGTTGTGCCAGTTGTAACTATAGAATTTAAATATTCAATTGCCACTCTATTGCTTGTCGTTAATGCCTCTCCAACAGAATCTATTGCAAACCACTCTATGTATGAATTAACAAGATCTGGTTTGTTATACCATTGATTATTATAAGTAAAACTTGCAGATAATGTTTCTGGAACATCAACGCTAGTATTTATTAAATTAATTGTTCCGCTAGGTCTTTGTCTTACAATATAAACTGGTGTGCTTTCTGCAAAAACTGGTCCACCTGCAGAATTTGATGCTCCTACTCTGAATGTAATAAAGTTTTTGTCAAAGTAGTCACCGTCATTATAACCCAAATAGCTTTCGGAGTTTGTCAACATATCCGCTCTTCCAGTTGAAGAAGTATTTATTGAACTTGATGTGCCTGAAACATAAAATTGCGGATCAAATCTGTTATCATTTGAATTACCAGTAAGATTATATAGCCACTGATAAATAAATGTTATGGTACTTCCGTTTCCTGAAGTCCATGTACCGTCATACCCCCACAAATGATTACCCACTGTTCCGCTTGTCCAACCTACTGTTGGAGTTGTTGTGGGTGGACCCATTTGTTGAACTGGAGGAGCTTCAACTACTGGATTAACTGGATCATTGGCTGTTCCACTAGGGTTATAGCTACTATTAGTTCTAAATGTATTAAGTCTAATCTTTGGTATATCGGTACCAACAAATGGCCTATTGCTTGCTGTATCGTATACCTTTTTCCATGTAGAGGTTCCAGTTTTTATATAAGCTTTTCTTATTGCCTGCCAAGTAATACCACCAGTTTTTAAATATACTTTTTTAACTCTTGACCAAGTGGCATCACCAGTTTTTATATATATTTTACCAGGCATCTTTAATCCCTTGTACTTAAGATTATGTCGCCAATTAAGCCCACGCTATTAAAGTTGCCGCCACTGGTTATAGCAGTTTCTGAGCTTCCAGATTTAAATATAGTTCTGCCAACAGACACTGTACCGTCGCTTTTCATCATAAGCATTGCGGCTGATTCATTTCCGTAATAATTAAGGTGTCGTCGATCTGATGCAACTAAGTTTTTAAAAACATATGCTCCAGCAGTTGCGGCATTTAAAACTATTCCAGTGCTTGTTGCTGAAATATAAGAAGACCCAGCTCTTAAAACTGCTGCAATTGGGGTTTGGCTTAAATATAAAGCCCCTCCAGATGTAACTCCAGCGGTTGCTTTTATAGAAATAGTTGATGATGTTGTTGATGCAGAAGCAGCTGATGCGCTGGCGTAAACAGAATTTGGAGTGTCATCTTCGTCATCTGTACTTGCTGCGCCAGTTGTAGTTGTAATTGTAGGTATTGAAAATGTGTCTTGATCTATTTCATACCCTTGCTTAAATGTAATTGTTTGATCTGAAGAGTCAAATGTCATTCCGCTAGAAGACAGTGATGTGTCATTGATTGTCCAGCCACCAATTTTTGCAGTACCATTCGAAGCTAATTGAAATTTTGGGGTAGAGCTTCCATTAGCATATGCAGCAATTCCTCCACCGCTAAATATAACTCTATTGCCTTCGGTTGTTGATGGAGTAGCTGCATCTGATATATATAGCCCACCACTATCAATATTTACATTGCCAATTTTTCCAGTACTTGCTGTAATCTTTCCAGTAATTTCTGCATCTGTTGATATAAGCTTTCCAGTAGATGCTGCAATTGAGGATGCTCCTACTGTCAAAGATCCACCAGTAATTGTTATATTCTTTGCTATAACAGCACCAGCTGGAGTTACTGAAAAATTAGCTGATGAGTTTCCAGCAGAAACATCTGATCCAGCCCATATTGCATATGTGCCAGAAGAACTTATACCAGTGTATGTTCCAGTTCCAGCAGTTCCGCCAACAGTAAATGAGCCTCTTTCAAACTTAGATGAATCAATTGTCCAACCAGCAATTTGTCCGTATTGAGCATATATGCCACCATCTGATGTATCAAGTCTTAATTGAACTGAACCCTTTTTAATTACAAGCCCGCTACTATTTAATAAAAATCCGTCGCTGTCTAAATTTCCAGAAGAGAGTGTGCCTTGGTAAATAGATGCTCCTGATGCACCCATAGCAATATTTCCACCAATTGTAGTTCCACCTGCAACTCCAAGATCTCCGTCTACAGATAACTTAGTGCCGTTCCACGAAACATAATTATTTGTAGAACCACCAATTTTAAATGATGCAGCTTCAGATGAATCAATATACCAATAGTTATTAGCATTAAGTACAACACCTCTTTTGCCAGAAGATACTCCATATCCAAACTTAAATGTTCCAGTATCGGTTCCGCTTACTCCTGCTTCAAAATATCCAGTAGTTGAAACATTTGTGCCTACAAATGGTGTTCCGCTTACCGCAATGTTTGGTGATAGAGCAGTGTACGCAGATGAAGTATTATTAAACTCGTCATAAGAAGCGATACCTACTTCGTAAGTAGTCCCTAGAGCTAAGCCTCCAAGTCTGTACGTTGTTCCAGTGCCTGGAGAATTTACATATGAGTAGTTTTCAAAAGGGGCGGAAGCCTTATAAGGCCTAAATCTAATTCTATAGCCACGAAGAGTTGTATCTGATACAGAGGCCCATGAAATATTTACTACTCCATTAAAACCAATTGTTCCAGTGCTATCTGTTCCTGCTGTTGCTGATATTGTTGATGGAGCATTTGGAGCCACTACGTCAGCAGCAATTGCATCAATAGGTGTAACTGACTGTTCTGCTGACCAAGATGAGGTGAACCCGTCGTCAGTTAAAAATCTTATCTTAACAAATCTCTGAGTGTAAACTGTCTTTTTTATAATTGCTGGGCTTGCACCGCTAAAAACTAAATCAGATTCTGATGGGTCTCCTGATCCCCAGGTTGTGCCAGACTCATACACCTTTGCATAAGAAGCACCAGTTGGCAATGTCCAAGTAGCAGTGTACCCGTTTGTAATTGCAGTCAAAGTAAACGAGGGAACTACACTTAATAATGGATTTGTTTTTGTAGCCACAGTAAATGCTGTTCCAGAATCACGATTATCAAATGAATCTGCTGAGACAAACAATCCTGTAAATGAAGTATAGTACTCGCCAAATGTATTAAATAACTCTGACTGCGTAATTAATATTGATTGTGAGGTTCCAGATGTTGATGGGAATTTAGTAAAGAAGCCATCATTAACTCCATTTGTAAGTTTTATAATAAACTTTTTTGAGTCAGCAGCAACTGTTGCTGTAATTAATATATTGTTACCAGACCATACTGCCACAACGCTGCTTGCTGATGCGGGTGGAGTAGAGTCTAGCGATGCTGCAACTGGATCTATTGGAGTTACTGAAACTGGATCAGAGTAAGGCGTATTGCCTAAAATCTTGTCTATAAGCTTTACACGAACCCATCTCTTTAACACATCTCCAACAGTTATTGTTATTGGGTTGGTAGAAGTAACTGCAACCTCTGTCCATCCAGTTGTCGGTGCTGTGCTTGATGTAGAGACTGCTTCTTCAATAATTGCATGCTCAAAATTTTTATCAGTTTGCTTGGTATAAGAAACAGTATACCCTAACGAAGCTGGCGTTACTGTAACTGTTGGCTTTGTTAGCTTAGAAACATAAGAAGCTGTTGTTACTGAATATCCGTCTGACCACGGACTTACTTTTCCATTTGGGTATACCCACTGGAAATTAAAAGAATACGTCTGGCCTATGTTTAAATCTACAACAGGTATTGTAAAGTAGTCTTGACCAGTTTTGACCTTATTATTTTTATTTAAGTCAGCTGGAAAATTCTTTGCATCGTATTCTGCGTCTTTGCTCATTTAGAAATCCAACTGCAGCTTATATTCAATATCTACTGGTCTACCAGGTTTCTTAATTAGTGGTGTTGACAAAACAGATCTGCTAATTAATCCATATCCTGGATCAAATGTGTCCTCGTCATTTATTCTTATTGCATCAAAGTATACTGTTGTATTTCCGCCAGATGCAGTTGTTGCTACTCCGATCTTAATAATTGAAGATGGGTCTGGCAGATTAGGTGCTGCTGTGTAGTTTGAAAAAAGATTGTTTAGAGTAAGAGTCTGTATCTTGTCTCCAGTTCCAGATTCTGGAGTAAAGTCTACATAGTAATATGCTAAATCAGAGCTATAGAATTTTACTCTAATCTTAGACACGTTGTTGTCTGCCTTTTTATATGCAATAGAAATAGTGTCATTTATGCTGTACCCAGATATATCGTCAGAGATAAGAGAGTTTATATATTCCTTTGTTTGTCCTGAAGTAACATCAACCTTTATCATGCTATCGCTAACCTTTGATAAAAATGTATATGCTCCATTAGCATCTTGTGTATTTCCCTGTGAAGTAGGGTTATCGGTTCCGTTAAACCAGTTAAACTCATTTGTAAAAGATGTAATAAATTTGCTGTCAAAGTTATTGAATGACTGTCTATCTCCAGGATAAAGGCCAACCTCAGAAACTACTCCAGATACATCTTGTGGAATTGTCGACTTATAAGTTACAAAGTAGTTGTATATGGGATCTCCGTCTCCATCTACGCCTGCTTCTAAAATATTAAAACTTGATAACTCTACTGGCAGACGATAAAACTCAAAGTTTAATTTTGTATCATTGCCTTTTGCGTTAGGGGTAGTTGATCCAATCCCCAGAGCCAACTCCTTTGAAGCAAATGCGTTGTTGCCAGACAGGTAACTTGTCAGAAACCTTTTTCCAAATTTAGTTATCATTTTTTCTCCACTCTTACATTTACTGCTTTCAATTCTACCCCACTACTGTTTTTAACCTTAAATACTATTTTTGCACTAGGGATATCTCCTGCACCTAGGACAACTTCGTTTGAAATTATTTCAATATCGGAAAGGCTTGGTCTTCCTTTTCCTTCTCCTTCTGAGCCCTCTGAGCCTTCTTCGCCCTCTTCAGACTCCTCTTCCTCTTCTTCCTCACCTGGAATGTCATCATCTATTTTGTCGCTACCCAGCTTGCCCTGTCTTTGTGCCGCTGCATATTGAGCTAACTCATAAGCTAGATAATTTTTATTTGTATAAAAATCAAGCTCGGATCCTTCAACAGTAACTAGAGCAGCCGTGTTTGGCTGACTGCTTACGGAAGGCTTTTTCTTATTTGAGGACACCATTTTTTTATTATACCATTTATGAACTATAAATAGATCTAGTTGTTATTTTGGTACTTAGCCCCCCATCAAATGAATTGTTAATGCTTAATACTATAAACTTTTGTGTGCCATTTAGTCCATTGGCTGGATAGTTAATTGTAACAATATCTCCTACGGAAATCAAGGGGTTAGAGAAAACTTCTAGTTCACAGACCGACTGCTTTTTAGACCACTGGCCCTTAATCCAGTCAGAAAGACTTTTAGCATCCGATTCTTTTTGAATCCAAACTGACTCGAAAGTCGCCTGCTCTGGAACCGTGAACTCATTTATTGTTTTATCTAAGTACTCATTTTGACCAGACTGTACTAGGGTATTTCCAATTATACTAAATGAGGCAAATTTAGAGTCGTCCAGCGGTATAAATGTTCCAGCGTTATTTAAAACATAAACCTCTGCTCCAAACGAGTTCAGTCTATAGCCAAGTAGCTCTACAAATTGGTTTAGCCCTAGGCTAGTAATAATTGGAAAAGCTGGTCTAGAATCATATTTAATGTTTACCTTTAAAAGCTCTCTGGCTACAGTTCCAAATTCATCTATAGCCCCGCCAGATATACCGCTATTATCAAAGCCGCTTGAAAGTTTATCTCCATATAAAAAGTCTAAAGTCGTTGATCCAAATCTTCCAGAATATTGATTTCCAATTACCCCATCTTTATATTGAGTTTCATTAAGAGGAATTGAATAAACATAATCAAAGAATGTCGAATTAGCATTTGAAAATAAAGCCACATTGCTTGTCGGAGAAATTATATCAGATGAATCAACTGCTGTTACTCTAAAATTATTAATAAAAACATCTATTGCAACAACTGAGCTTTGAATCTTTACACGAATATCAACCTTATAAGAAACTCCTTGAGATAAATAAGCTAGTGATTTATTGCTTCCCTTTTCTTGACTATCTTGCAGCGGAGTGATTACGCCATTCTTTACTTTAAAAATAGATAGAGGTCTATCTGATCCGCTTTCTGGCAAATTGCTTGTTGTTTCTAATTTAACATAGTATCCATCAAGACCATTTGAGTTTGTAAAGAACCCTATGCCTCCAGAGCCTTTTGTATCAGTTTTAGTGCCTTTAAAGAATAAGCCTGTGCCAAAATTATAGCAATCTCCAGTATCTGCTATTTCCATATCTTTTACAGAAACAGAATACTTATTTTGTTTATCAGAAGATCCGCTGGATGTTATTTGAAATAAAGACTTTTGAATTAATTTAGGTGGAGTAACTTTTGTTTCTTCTGCCTCTGGTGGTGTTAAACTTATATCTGGTAGTGCTGCAGGTTCATGAGAAATACTTGAAGATGTGCTAGTTCCCTGTAAGTTTTCAGAATTAGTTCTAAAGGTATTATCAAATCCATTCCATCCAGTAACAGAACCAGTTTTTGCATGAGCAACAGCACTTGTTCCAAATGCCCCTCTGGATTTTATTCTAACTTTTCCAGTTTGTCCAATTGCTTGATTTGCTGGAAGTGTAGTAGTAATATCATTAGCTATTTTTTGCAAATCAGATACTTGGGTTACCCAAAGCTTTGTTCTTCCCAGTGAGGTATTTATATATTGATATTCAATTGCATCATACTCTATGATTTCAGAATCTATAACCACATATCCAGTAAAGTTATATATGATTTGTTTAATGTCTTGATTTACTGTTATTGGGATTAGGATCATCTCGGTTCCAGATCCTCCCCCAATTGTACTAGCAGGAATATCTGATGCTAAAGAGTATGCACCTAGATAGGCTGTTCCAGACTTCCATAAAGGTTGTCCATCTCCTATGAGCTGACTAGATGTTACGGGGCTCCATAGAACCTTTACCTGATTAACTGCTGGTAAATCTCTTTTTTCAAAAGAAATAATATTTGGTAGTATGTTTCCGTCTTTTGAGTATTTAAAATTCCAATGGGCATCTGTTCTAGAAAACAAGTAATCTCTTGTGTAAAACTGCAGAACATTGTTTTCGTCAAACGTTGCTATCATTTGAGAATCTCTACACAATTCTTGAATAGCGTTCCATACAGTTTCTCCGTCGTCTGTCCACCAATAGAACGGGCTTAGGATAGATGTGTCTGTTATCTTTCCAGTAGAATCTGTTTTGTAGTTTATATTATAGTTTGTAAATCCAACGTTATCTAAAAGTCTTCTAATAATTCCTACTGCAGTAGAGTCTTTAGAAACCATTCCAGGGCAAGATATATCTTGAAGAAACTTTGCGCCATCCAGTGCGTCTAAAGAAATATCTCCAAACTCTGAGGTGCTCCAGTTATCAACATAGTATGTTCCTTGCTTTATCTTTTCATAAGTACCTTTTGAATCAGTATACGGTGCTCCTGAATAATACACCTTTATGTATGGCTTTAATTCTGCGGACTTGTACATATACAAGCTAGAAGAACTAAATGCTGTTCCCTTTTCGTATGTAATAATTTTTCTAGTTGACTCATATGAAACTAAGTCCATAGAAATAGAGTTTGCAGAAACTTTTCCAACTGGAAGAATATCATCAGGGCTTGTAGAAGATTCTTGATCTATAGAAAATGCAACAATATGATCTGTTATATCAGCTACCCATCTAGGAGAAACTTCAATAACTCCAACGTGGGCATTAGTAACTCCAGCCGTCACCAACTTTAAAGAGGTTATAGATACTGGAGTAGCCAATGTAGCAGGCTCTGTAGTAACCCATGATGTTCCATTATAGTATAGTGTAAGTGTTCCAGCGTCAAAGTTCTTTGATCCGCTAGTTATAAATGGTTTAATTGCTGAACTTGTTCCAGTTGCCAAGACTGCGCTTCCTTCTTTAGAAACTGTCCAAGTGGCTGGGATGGAATGAGATATTTCAAATCTGATAACTATCTTATTAGTTAAAACTGCTTGAGGATAGGTTATGGTTATGTCTGCACCAGAGCCTTTTTGAGAAACCCAGTACTTATAATAAGTATCTATTCCAGGATAATAGGTTCTAAAATTTAAAGGATATTCAACCTTCTTAGGATCTTTCCATGTTCCAAGGGATACGTCTCCAAAGATTCCATACTTTATGCCAGCACCAACTGGTCTAAAAGATTTAACAACAGAAGATGCGGGGAAAAGTTTTTGATATGGCTTAGCCCCATCTGCCCTAACATAATCAGAACCAACAACAGTAATGTTATCAACCATCGAATTCATATTATATTCAATGGTGCAACCAATATTGGTTTGAATTGTAGTATTTTCTTCTAGTAAAGTTTTAACTGTGGGAGACGAAATCATTATACCTCTTCCAGTTCAATAGAAACATTCCAGTGTGGCTGTAGACCACGTTTTACAACTGAAAAATTACAGCCTCCAAATACCACCGTGTATAATTCTGATGATGTTTTTGCCATAGTTGGCGTATATGCGGCGCCAGTAGAAGATCTATCTGTTCCGTCCTTTGCTAAGTTAATTCTTATATTAAATTCTTTCTTACCGTCGTCGCTTAGATAGAATGATCTTAAATCTTCTGCTCCCCACCCAGAGTCAACTGTTAGTGTGCGATAAGATGGAAGCATGGTCCAAGACATGGAGAATCTTCTCTTATCAGCAATATGATTTTTTCTAAGGGTGCCGTTAGAAGTTCTTACGGTCTTTTCAATTCTTTCTACGGATAGGCTAATGTCTGACCTGTTATGCTCAGTAATCTTATTCCAAATTTTTGTAGTTCCTTCTGGAGTAGCAAGTAGGTCCTTTGCCTCTATGCTTAAAACGGAACCTCTAGGTAAATATGTAGGCATAATTATGAACCAATCCTTCTGCTTATTCCTTCTTTAGCATTAACCAATGCTAGTTCTCTCTTGAAGCTATTTATAACATCATCTGCTGTGACATTAGTTCCATTTAGAGCAATATCTATATTATATACGTTATTGCTAGTTGAAGCACTTGATGTATTGATTCCATTATATTTAATTCCAGTAGGAATATTATAGCTAGGCATAGTATTGATATTTGGAGATACGTTGCCAGGACTATCAAATGTAATTCCTTCTATTTTACCACCATCATTTAATGTATAAGGAATTCCTGGAACAATTCTTCCACCCATAAATCTTCCTGCGGACATTTGTGCAGGAATAGGGCCAAGTGGTCTCTCTCCAGCTACAGCATCTTTGCCAAGACCAAATCGTCCTTTTTTAATAGTGTACGGTCTTCCTTGAGAATCAAAGAACTTGTCTCCTACTTCTAACCCTTCAGCCTTAATAATTGCTTTTTGTGCATCTTCTGTTAGGATTTGAGTATTTACATTATAAGCAGGTTTTGTTGTATCTCCTCCGCCAGATTTAATAGCATCAGCCATTTTTGCTTGATCGCCAGTATAGTCTCTTAGTTTACCTTCGTTAATTTTATCTGTATAAATTGTAACGTTTTGTGCATTAATTCCATTCTTCAATGCATTTGTAAGCTCCGAAACAACATCTTTACTTGGAGTTTTAATTCCTAACTTCTTGCCTAGTTCATCTAGAGCAGTTAACGCCGCCTGATATTCTTTACTATCTTTAAAATTAATATCTGTTAAATACTTAAACATTGTGGTGTTTAGGTTTGTTGTATATTCTTGAAGACTTGTATTAAAATTATCTGCCTTAGATCTAAGAGAAGATAAGCTTTCTCCTGCAAGAGCTGATTTCTTAGCCATAGCCTCTTGATTTTTTGCCATGTTATCCAGGGCATCTTGAAGAGGTTTAACATCAATTTCTGCCTTAGCAATAATTGCTTCTTCTGCAGCTTTGCGATTAGCCTCATTCATCAACTGCTCAATAGACATTTGCTCTTCAGCATAACTAGACATATTGCCTTGAATCAATGCTTGCTGAGCTCTTAGTTGAGCTTTCTGAATTTCTAGCTGAGTATTTTCTGCCTCAGTTGCTTTACGAATTCCTTCAATTTTATCTTGAGCAGCCTTTTTAATATCTGCAATTTGTTTTTGTAATCTAGCAGACTCTTCTTTAGCATTATATTGAGCTTTAACAGACTGACCCTTTTGAGCCTTTTCAAGCTCCTTGATTCTGTCTGTCATTCCCTTGTAGCTCTTATTTGCAGCGGCTACTGCAGGATTAAGCTGAACTTGAGCCTTTACTATTTCATTTAAAGATAGTGCAGCTGTTGCTGCTTCACCAGACATTGATTCAAAATCAAGGGCAAGGCCTTGAACAATCAATCTGTACTTAGCCCATGCGCTAGATAGTGTATCTGTATTATTTAACATTTGAGATAGCAGTGGATCTGTTTTTCCAATTTCCTTAATAACATCCTTTGATAGGTTTGCTTGCTTTCCAAAGGACTCATTTATCTTATCTAGCTTCTGCTCTATTGCGTTACCAACCTCTTCAGCATTGGCCTTTCCTGCTGCGCCTAATTCTTTCTGCTTTGAAATGGTTTCTTCTAGGGTAGCATCCATAGCCATAAATGTACTATGTAAAGCTCTAGCTTGAGATTCAGCATCTCCAGTTTTCATTGCAGCTTCAAAAGTTTTTACTGTTTGAGCAGATGCCTGCTCCATATTTTGAATGCTTTGGAATGCATTATTGCTAATTGCTTGTGCAGCCATATTAGCATTTTCAGACTGCTTAATCATTGTAAATATTTTAGCAGTAGCAACTTCTGCAGAATCTCCTGCAGCCATAAATTGTGCCTTTAATTGAATAGCAACCTGACCAACATCTTTTCTGTCTGTCTGACTAAACAGGTCTATGTAGCTTCCCATTGTTGACTTTACTTGTTCCTTAAGCTTCTTATATTGCTCAATTGTCATATTTAAAGGAACATTAGCCTTTGTCATACTTTCGTAAACCATCATGTTTCGCTCTTTTAAAGCCTTTGCATCTTCAATAGCCGCCTTTATCTTAGAATTGTAATCTGTATATTTAAATCCTGCTTTTTCCGCAGCTGCGGCATCTAATCCAAATGCCAGTCTTCCTGTTTCTAAAGCCTTTGCTTTTTCTCTTTGCATCTTAATAAACAATCCTATGCCAGCGGTAAGTCCAGTAATAGCTATTCCAAGCGGGCTAGTAAATCTTAATAGCGATGCAAATCCCTTTAGCACTGGGCCAAATACTCTAGCAATTCCAGATAGGTTTCCTGAAACTCTTGATGCTGCTGTAGCTAAATTATTTAATGGACCAATTGGAGTCTTTAGTTGTGCTGGCACCTTGGCCATTTGTCTTCCAAAGAATCCTGGACTCTTGCCTTCTTGATTTCCTCCACCGCCCATAGAACCAAAACCAATTAAAGATCCTAGTATGGATGATCCCATAGATATCGCTTCGCCTGCTCCGCCGCCTACTTGGTTTCCAAGCATCTGTCCGCCGCCGTAAATTGCAGTGCTAGCCAGAAGGCCCTTAACCATTCCGCCCATGTTGTATCCACGAACCATTCCGCCCATGTTGTACTTATTTCCATTTGCAGCAGGAACCATGCCTCCAGCATTCATTCCAATAATTCCGCCAGAATTTCTTCTATTGTATCCTCTGTATGCACCAGGAGTAAATTTTCCTCTTGGCAATACGCTATCAAGTACATTTTTTATTGCCATTAAGTTTGGAGTTTTTCTTGCGAATCCAAAAGATTTAGATAGCATCGAAGTGTTTCTTTGCATTTCTTGATCTCCAAAGTGTCCCCATACTTGGCCTTCTCCAAATGCTGCGCCTCTGGATGCCCCTGCTCCATAATTACTTGGCCTTTGGTCTTTATAATTAATTCCTGTTGGACTACCGCCGCCACGAGCATTTGCTTGAGCCTGTGTTTCTCCAGGACGAGGTCTTCTTAAAGTATCTCTTCTTCCAGGAGTCATTCTATCTTTTTGAAATTTTAAACTAATTCCAGGGTATTTATTTTCTAGTCCAGAAACAACTTTTTGTGTTGAACTCATGGCAATGTTTCCAAATCCTCCGTCTGCATAGTAAGCATTTGGTTGAATTTGACGAGCCATGTCTGCTGCGACTTTTCTTTTTACAATATTAATATCTTTTGGATCTACTCCATTATAAGAAAGAAAATCTTCTAAGTCTATTAATCTATCTGGTTGTTGTAATAATGCAATAAGGTCCGACCCTTTCGCTCCTGGACTATTTAATTTTTGTGCTAATGCGCCATTAATAGTTTCAGGCATGATCATTCCCCAGCGACCTACCAAAGTACCTGGAGATGAGGATCCACGACTCCTTGGTCTTTCTCCGAATATTCCTAGCACAGAGTCGCTAACTTTAGGAGGCATATATCCTATTGGTAAATCTGAACCACTCTGACTATTGATAGCCTGAAGCAACGGAAGATTTTGCCTTGTAGATTTTGCGTTTACAACAAATTCTCCAGGAGTAAGCATAGCTGGAACAACATCTGCATTTACATTTGGTCCTGGAACAATGTTTCCATCATTCATTGTATAAACATATCCACCAGAATTCATCTTTCGTGGAACAGTTGTTTCAATATTATATCCAGCACCTGATGTTCTAACTCCAAGTACGCCAGCTATCTTATTTATAAAGTCTCTTGTTTTTCCCTTTTTAAATAACTCTCTCATATTAGACTTACCAGCAGCATCCACCACTGGCTGATTTAATGTAGGAACCATTGTTGGATTAATTGTTCTTCCCATTGCAGTAGCTTGTGATCCAACTGCAGAGGCAATCATTCTTTCTGTTTCTAAATTAAGAGCAATTATTTTTGCTTTAGCTGATTCTACAGTTAGTTTACCTGCACGAAGTTCTGCAACAATTACTGCAGATTCTCTTGCAGCATTATCTGTTAGTTTAGATACAACTGGCAAAATATCATCAAACTGCATCATAAAGTCTTTGCTTACTACGCCAGTAGCAACTATTTGCTTCTTCAATGCTTCTATCTCCGCCTTTGATTGCATTGAAAGCGTTGCCATCATTGCATGCCATCTTGCAGCTTCTCCAGCAACTACACCAGTTGATACACCGCCAACTGTAGTTAATCCAGGAACATTTGGAAGAGCATCATTCATATAAATTTGAGGGTTTTGGCCAATCTTTTGATTTACTGGTCCAGAACCTGGAACCATGCCAAACATCGTCTGTGAGAGCCTCTCAGCCTCTGTCATGCCCGCTCTTGGAACCATGTGAGAACTTGCTCTTGATCCCATTGCACCAGCTAATGGGTGTTGTGGATTTACTACTCTTCCACCTGCGCCCATGACAAGGTTTCCAGCCATTGTTGATACTGCTGGATTTACTGACATTGCTCCTGATTTTGCTTTTTGTTCTAGTATTGCAAATTCATCTAGTAAGTTTCTTAGTGCCTGTTGCAGTACCGCCGCTGCTTTTGCATCGCTATAAAATGTTTGTTCAACTAATTTACCAGCTTTTTCTGCTGCTAGCATTTCTGGTGTTAGATATTTCCAGCCTTCTCCACCCTTAAGAAATGCCTTCATGTGGAAAGCACCCTTTAGCAAATATCCAAAGAAGTTAGCAAGAACACCAGTTAACATAATTACTGGACCAATGATTGCTGTAACTCCACCTGCAAGAGCTAATATTTGTTTTACTGGTCCTGGTAGGTTATTGGCAAATTGCACAACCTTGTCTATTACCTGAATAAGAACAGTATTGATAGTTAAGAATTGTTCTCCAACTTCAGCTAAAGATGCTCTTAAGCTTTCTATTGCTCTACGATATTTACCAGAAGCAGATTCAGTTACTGCTGCTAATTCTCGATCTGCCACAGAAGCTAGCTCTCCAGTAGAAGCCTTCATAAGATCTAATACTTGTAAGGTCTGGCTTCCCTGTCTTCCTAAATTTTCAAATAAAGCATTAAGTCTTGAGAACTGGAATTTACCGAATAACTGTTCGATTGCCTGTTGCTTTTGAAGTGGATCTAAATTATCTAATGCTCCTTGTAGAGCCATTAATGTGCCAGTTAGATTGCCAGCATTATTATTTACAATTCCTAAAAGATCTATTCCTAAAGTCTGAAACTTTCCTACTGCAACATCTGTTGGGTTAATCAAAGAAGCTAATGCTGACTTAAGTGCGTTTGCACCTTCTGATGCATTAATACCACCTTCACGCATAGCAGTTAAATAAAGTGCTAAGTCTTGTACGCTTCCGCCTAGTCCTTGAATTACTGGACCTGCTTTTGGAATTGCTTCTACAAGATCGTTTAGAGTTGTTGAAGTTTGGTTTTCAACTGCGTTAAGAAAGTTAATAGACTCTGAAAGTTGATCTGTGTTTTGCTTAAATGCTGACTGAATAGCCAGTGTTGCTTTCATTGCCTCTTGACGATCTACTTCACCAAGTACTGCAAGTCTAGTTGTTTCTTTAATTGAACCTAGAAGCTCATCTCCAGTTTTACCAGTTGCTGCAATATCAGCTGCTAAACCAATTGTTTCTTTAAACGAAACACCCATTGCAGCAGAAATTTCTTTTGCGGTAGCAGATACATCATCTCTAATTCTTCCTAGTTCTGCTGATGATGTTCCTGCAACATCTCCGTAAACCTTAGTTAAACGAACTAGTTCTTGATCTGCTTCTCTAAATGCTTTAGCGGCTTGTGCTCCAAATGCTACAAGTGGGACTGTTAATCCAACTGTTAACTGACGACCTGCCCACTGAGTATTTTTACCCCAGTTAATAAGTCCAGTTGCACCATCTTGAATAACTTTATTCATAATCTGCAATTCTTGTCTTGCAATTGCAGTCTTATTCTTTACTTCATCTAGCCCTCTTGGAACATGCACATTGAATTGCATTAATCCTTGTGCGTTTCTGCCTAGCGGTTGTAATACTGAATTTTGTAGGGCTACTTGTTGTTTTGCCAGATCTCTTATAAGTCCGCCAGATGTTCTAGCTTGATCTCTAAAAGTATTAAAATATTGATTTAGCTTTAGCTTTCCACCATCAAGATTTTTACCAAACTTTTCTACATCTGACTGAAGACTTACAAAGTGTGTCGAGAACTGGCCAGTGCTTCTTAGTGTATCTGAAAAAGATCTATTCATGACAGCAATTTGATTTGCCATCATTTTATTGGAGTTAGCTAATTGTTCCTGTAATTTGGATAGGCTGGCAGTAACCTTATGCACATCGGCAATAAGGGATGAGAAGTCGGCATTAGCGACTATTCGGGTACTGATTGTTTCGTCAGCCATTTATATTCAAACTACTCCCTTGAGTATCCTAATCCTTCACCAATTCCAAAACCAGCCTGAGCTGCGAATCTTCCTTGTAAAGAAACCACATCGTTACCTGCTGCATTTATTCCTGCTGCCCTTAACTCCATGTCTTCGAAAGTAGGACCTCCATTTTTATCATTTTGATTATCACCTATATCTATTCCCTTTAAAGATGCAAAGAATTTTTTATCTTCGTAATCCTTTTTCTTTAAAGCCTGCAGAGTATTTATAAGTTCTGGCATTGATAAATTTTCTTCAAGTTCTTCGTAATTCTTCCAATGTCCAAGTACGAAAACTTCTCCTTCTAAAGCGGCTAAATCTAGTTCTGACCAGCCAGAACCGCTGCCGCTAGTAGGTTTGGGTCGTCAAGTTTAATTCCTCCGCAAACTTCAAGTATGCGATTCATTGTTGGTACATCGATAGCATCTTCAAATGCTTCTCTGTCTGCGACCAATTCTGGAAGCTGCTTTTCTAGTGCAATTGCACATGCATCAATTAGGATGTTTAGAGTGTCATCTTCTGTTTGAGATTCTGCTGTCTTCTTAATTGCTATCATGAACTTACGAAGTTCTTTAATTGATAAAGGCTTTAGCTTTACGGTCTGCCCGTTTTGTAGCTGAACCTCTTCTACGTCATATACTGTTGTTGCCAATTTAATCCTCCTAGGATCTAGTCATATTCATTATACTAAAAGAAATATACTAATACAACCACAAAAGCCCCCAATTTCTTGGGGGCCCTGTAGAATAATTAATAAATTATTATACTGTTAGTACACGGTCAATAATCTTACCGTACTCTTGTCCTTCGTATCCGCTAGTAGCGGTTGGAAGAAGACGGAATGTTACTGGGAATGTAGTTGGGGCTGATCTAGCTAGTGTGAAAGCTGATTGCTGTACTGAAAGGACACGACGCCCATAGTATACACGCTCTGATTTTGCCACGTTAGTTTCTGCAAGAGAAACTCCTGAAGCTAGTCTTGTTGGTGCTTGACCAACTGCAATAAGCTGACGCTCTGTTGGTGCAATACCGAGAGCTCCTGCTGCAAGTCCTAGTGTAGTCTTGTGTGATGTTCCTGCGCCACTCTTGATAATTGTATTATCCTGAGTAATTGCAGAGTTGTTTGTTGGATCGTCTGGCTGTCCGAATACTACTAGAACGTTTTCTAGTGTACCTTCTGACATTTCAGTTGCGATCATGACCTCCATAGCAGACTTGAACAGCTTAGCTGTATCAAGAAGCTGATCCACTGTTACTGAATCATATGTTGGGTTGTAAGTAATTTGCAAACCATTGTTAGTAAATCCTACGTTTCTGTAGTAGAATGTACCTGAATCAATGCCGTTAAGTGTGTCTGTATAGGATGTTCCTGGTACAAGCGCACCTGCGTTGGCTGATCCTGGTTCTGAGTTTTCGTATGTTGCATATCCTGCTGATGTTGAATCGATATTCGAAATAAACAATGGGGATGCACCTACGAGAATGTTTCTAGCATTACCTGTATTTTGTGCCATATTGTGTTTCCACCTCCTGGAATTCTTTGGTTATTAAATTGTAAAATCAAATTTTAAATCTTGGCTGGCTAGGCCTCTTCCCTCTTGGTATAATTCTATTGCATTAAGGGTAAAAAGGCAAACCCTAAAGGAACCTGCCCTGACCGTCTGTAATTCTTGAATACTTTATTTCTAAGATAACCTCAGCAGAGAAAAATCCCTGAAGCTCTTCTGATGGGGCTGTAGGGGAGATATCGGCAACCCAAATAGTATGAAATTTAAACTTATCTGAAAGCCCTGACCATTGATTTATGTCTCTAGCTGACTCATCCATTCTTCTAAACTCATCAGTCATATAGTTTCTAATCTCATTAATCTCTGCTACTGAAGTTGAATATAGAGTAAACAAGATCTGCTCGCAGCATATTAGCCAGTTGTCATCATATGACATTCCAATCTTATCATAGACTATATGCTTCTTTCCGCTCAAGAATTGATTCATTTCGGCAGACTGTTGAACTGGAATAATTGGAACTATATTTTCATTTAGATTGTCTGACCAGTAATCATCCTCGTCAAATATATTTCTTGTATATAGCTCTTTCCATAGATACTTTCTTAGTTCAAGCATCGCATCTAATTTATAGTTAGCCGTCACATTGCACCTCCAAATGACGCAGTTAATGCTGCATCTGCCTGAGACTTAATTGTATTTGGTGAAAATGAATACTGAACCTTTTTAATATCAGCAGGAACGCTTAAGGCTTTAGTAAGGCTTGAGTTAAATATCTTTTGAAAACCAGATCTTTTTATTGATTCGTTTACCAATCTTCCGCTAAAAAATCTTGAATGAGCTAAGCTAAATTGATTTGTTGCTGCTGATCCACCAGGTCTTTTTACTGTAACTGATTTGCCCTTTGGCATAAATACTGTTTCTCCGTCAACTTGAAAAACAAGTCTATCTGAATTTTTTGGCCTAATTACTAAAGGCTTTCCTTCTTCCATTATAGAAGCTTTGTTTACAAATACGTGTCTTCTTTTACCGTTTGTTGTAGGCACCATAGACTTTGAGGGAAGTAGTGTGTAGTTTACTCTAAATGATAATCCATCATCTGAAATCTTATTAAGCTTAAAAAGTCTTGAAGACTTGTTTCCTGACTTTTTCCATTCATAAACATGATGTAGTGATTTAGGTTTTGATCTTGCCAGTGCATCAATATAGTTGCCAAAATCTGTATCTATCTGGTCAAACATTATCTTTGTAAATGCTGCTTTAAATTTAGCATTTGTTGTAAGCTTAGATATTACGGCTGCCTCATAATATACATAAGCTGATATCTGTGCAACTGTACTATCTTTCAGTGGTCCGTTTTGATTTGCGTACATCATTCTTTCAAGTCCGCTTGCCGCTTGAATCAGCATTCCGCTATTGTCCAATTTGCTGATTCTCCGATCTCTTCATTGCTGAGTTGTATCCTATTACTCTTCCAAAAGGATCTGTGACTGGAGTAGTTCCCATTACTTCAAAAACTGTAGGGGTATCATTAGGATAATTAATTTCTGTCCAAATGGCGTTCCCCTGAGAGTCTCTAATGTTTGTAACTTTTTCTCTAATAGTTAACTTTTCTATTGTTCGTACTTGAATAACCTGATCGTTTATATATTTGTTTGAAAATAGTTGCTTGTCGCTAGACCTAGTAGTAGCAGAGTTGCTAATAACTCCTTTTACGTGGCAGGGAACGGTTCTGTAATAGTTCCACTCTCTAACGATTGCTCCTGTATCAGTGTCTTGAACTTCAAATTGTTTGTAAACATCTAAATTCATAGACAGGACTGAGTCTATAATTCCATTCATTAGATAAGTATAACTTTAGAAACTACATAGTCTGAAAGCAATTGATCTGCATACAGATTTCCAGTTCCTGAAGTTGATCCGCTTCCGTACTCAAAATCCCAGTCAAATGTTGAGATCTTATTGATGTACTTATTTCTCCATAGATTATCTTTAGAAAAATAATCTTTCATTAATTCTATTGTTGCTAGCTCTACTTCATCTGGAACTTCGTCCCATCCAAATTTTCCAAATACTTTATATCTTACTCCTCTTTTAAAAATACCAGAGTAATCATGAATTGTTGGAGGAACCATGCCATTTGCAGTGTAAACTGTATTATCGAGCATGTTGGCTCTATTTATACGCAAACCAAATCCGCTCTCAGTAACATCTACCTTATAATTCCAATTATCAATATTATTTAAATTGTCTTCTAAAAGTATGTCATTTGAATATAACTTATATAAGGACTCTATTCTAGAAGGTAACACAAGAGTGTCTGAATCTACGCCGTAAACAGAACATGTCTCTGAATATGTGTAAAACTTTTGGCCTGTGTGATTTTCTATTACTTTACGAGCATATCTTTCAGCTGCAGATATTTCATTAAATGTTTTATAATTCGGATCCGATGGATCATTTCCAACACCTAAACTATCAGAGGCCTGAGCAAGGTCTACGTAAGGAACAACCACGAATAGTTTATGTTCTTTAGACTGAGAGCTGCCTTGAACGACATAAGACCATACAAGTTTTAATTCTCTAGACTTATATGTTGCATTTACTGGTAGATTTAAATTATAAACACCAATGTCAGTTTCTGCTTTCTCGGTAGCCAGATTTGAGTACAAAGCAGTGTTTGGATTTATGTTTGTTTCTGGATCGTTGGTAATATCATAAACTGTAACTGTTGGGTTAGAGTCTGCGTCTGTTGGTTCGCCCCTCCAAAACACTTTGTGTTTTACTGGGTTAGTTGATCCTACATAAATTTCCATAGTGTAGGTTTAGTTAGTTGTAATACTCCTGAACTTCCTTTGGAGTTGCTAATCTAAACCCTTCCTCCCTGTCAAAAATTTCTTGAGCATCTTCTTTATGCATTGCTACAAATGGGTGCTCTTTTGTGAACGTATACCCCATAATATCATATCTAAAATTAGCTCTGGTCATTCTTACTAGCACTGTATCCTCTGGATGTTCCGCCTTTGGATCGAACTTAGGTAATACCTCTACTGCCATATCTTCTTCGTCTTCTTCCATCTTTTCAATGGTCTTGTTATATACAGACCAGGTTACGCCTTCTTCTGCAAGGGCCGCAATAATATCGGCTTTATTTTTTAAGCCGTCTGTATCAACTGCAAAATCTTCTGCAATTTTCTTTATTTCTGAAACCTTCAATGTCTCAAATGACATGTAAATCTCCTATTTCTACTCTAAACAATTATAGCATTACTAAATTAAAATGAAAAGCCCCCAAAAATTAATTCGGGGGCCTTTCCAGCTGGTTAGCAATAATTAAATTATGATGCTACCTTAACGTTCTTAACAACGACCCAAGCGTCTGCTTGCTCGATCTGGACGCCAACACGAGTATACATTGTGTACTCAATTGAGTCCTTACGTGGCCAGAAGAAGCGATAAACAGTTACATCACGCTTGATACCAATAACTACGTTATTTGGGAATGTCAAGTGGATATCTCCGTGATTACCAGTCTCTCCTGAATAATCGCCATCCTGTGCCTCTGGAAGAAGTGGAACTTCAACAATCGGAATACCGAATGCGAATGGTGCCACATATCCTGCTGGGCCACCTAGTGGCTGTACACCTTGACCACGGATTACGCTTGAAGCGATATCCTGTGGAATTGTGTTGTTTGTTCCAATGCTGTTAGCATATAGGAAGTCTTGGATTAGGTTTGATCCTGCCAAGAAACGAAGGTCTGCACGACGTTGCTTGTACTTACGTGGAAGAGCCTTAAGAGCGCTGTTAAATACAGCACGGCTTACTGCAGCTCCACCTGCGTCTACAACGTGTCCATAGGCCTTAGCCTTCTTTACTACACCGTCAAATGACTTGTATAGTGCGTCTGATGAAAGAGCTGTATTTCCATTGAGGACTACGTCTTCAATATCGTTACCTGCCTGTGTTGCCATCATACGTGCAATGTGATCTTCTAGGTCTGGACCTTCAATATTGTCTTCTAGAGACTCAGTTGAAAGTTCCCAATCTAGACGAAGTTTCTTTGTTGTGAGAGAGATCTTTGAGAAAGTTACAGCGCTGTTTGCTGCTGTGTCATCTCCTTCAGTTGCGAGCTTCATAAGCTTCTCGCCTACTGACATACGATCAATCTCAGTTGTGTCTGCTCTCATTCGGACAGTACGTGCGACCTTACCGATTACGGTAGCGTCGAACATGTAGTCCAGGAAGCGAGCTGATTGTTCTGCGTTTAGAAGACCGCCGTTGCCTGCTTCGCTGCCCTGATGAACACCAGTTACGTTAGAACCTGTGTCAGCAATGGAAGTGAATGTGCCTGTAGCAGTTGTACCTGCTGCGATTGTCTTCGCTAATAGTTCATTACTCATTTTATATTTTCACCTACCTTTTTTAGTTAAAAATTTCATTTACGGAACCGAGGAAAGAACCGTTCCACTTTGATTTTTTGATTGTTACTTCCTGAGACCCGCCAAGGTCCGAGGACTTCTTAATTGCAGTCTCTGATTCTACTGCATCGACACGCTTCTCTACGCCATCAATCGTGCTCTTGATATTTTCTACAGCCTTTGAAAGTGCTGCATGCTGTTCTGCCAATTCTGAAATTCGACCATCTACGCTCTTGCTGAAAGTTTCAACTGTATCTTTAATAGTTGTAACTTGAGCAGCATTTGCTTCTGAAGCCTTATTCAATGTCTCTGAGAAAAATCCCTTAAGATCGCCAAGCATCTTTGCAAAATCAGGTTCATCAACCATAACTTCTGATACGTCGGCTGCTTTTTCTAGAGTTTCGGCAGAAGCGTCTGTTGATTCTGCTGGTGCGTCTACAACTGCTGGTGCTTCTTCAGCAACAACTGGTGCTTCTTCAACAGGAGTTTCTACTACAGTCTCTTCGACTGATACTGTTTCTGTATTTTCTGACACTTCATTACCTCCTTCTATGTCTGCCTGTTTTGCAATTTGTGTTTCAGGCAAGGACAATCTTGATCTTTTATGTAAATCAAGAATCTTATCTATTTCTTTTGCTTTGTTAACATCGTTTGATTCTACCCATCCGATCAATGTTGCAGGCTTACCTGTAACTGGTGAATCATATGATGACTCTGTTGATACAAATACTGAATCGCTATCTTCACAATAAAAAATATTTTCTGCTACAACTTCTGTTGCCATTCCTTTAAATACTAGCTGACCATTCATTTTCTGAACAGACAAGATGTTGCATAGCTCGTTTGCTGGTGAGTCAACTACTGACAACTCCATCAATGAGTATTCTTTAATAAATCTAACTGGCTTACCTGTAGACTTGTTAACTTCGTTTTCTGAATCTACAATCTTTCCGCCAATTGAAAATCCTGCTAATGTGCCATCAAGAATCTTTTCCCAAGTATCTTGTGCGCCCTTTGAGATGTATGCGTCAACATAAACTCCATTGTAAAATTCTTTTGTTGTTGGATCATAAAATGTTTCTGGTTTAAATGAAACCATTTTACCAACTGCGTTTGACCCGTGCATCTCACGAATGTTTCCACGAAAACTTTCAAATGCTTTTAGGCTTGCTTCTGCTGTAACAACATCACCAGTCTGATCAAGATTATCTAGAGTTGCAAATCCTGAGACTGTTCTTTTTTCACGGTTAACTTTGGTGAATGGCACGGACAACGTAATGTTGTCGCCATGCGAAGACCAAAGTGATTTTTCAATGTTCATATGCTTAATTTTATAACGTTATTGTATATAAGGCAAATACTGGTCGAGTAGGGTCAGTTGACTTGTCTTCCGTCGCCCTGAGCATTTCTGCCCTCTCCAGAAATATCTGGTGAATTTGCAGACCTTTCAGAATCTCTGGTTCTGGTCTGCCCTGCTTGGGCTCTTTGTTCTGCTGCAGCTTGTGGCTTTAATTCTACGACTTTATCTCCACCATCAATTGGAACCATACCCATTCTAATTCTAACTTCATTAGGGGTAATTACCTGCATTCTCAAATATCGCTCATCGATCTTGGATTGAGTATCCTCATCGGTCAAAGTAAGCTCATTAAATTTAAGTAATAGGGCATCGGTCATCTCTTCAATAATTTTATTTAATTTCTTTTCTAAATTCATTTGAGCTGGACGACATACTTGCTCTCTAAATGTTTTATCGGCATCTCTTGCTACCGCTAAATTAACTCCTTCTGGAGTTCCAATTTTATTAATTGGGACACGGTGAGATAATAGGATTTCATCTCTATTAGATTTACGATACACGTTAAATGAGGACTCCTGAGTTCCTGCCTCAATTGGCTCCATCTTAAATTCAACCTTTGAGTCTGGTGAATCTGGTGGAAGCGGAATATATAGGGATCTGTGATTCTTTCCTCTTAGGCCAACCTGGAAAAATTCAAGGAGCTTACGCTCTGACTCTGTAGATAATTTAGCTCCCTTTACTGTGATAATGTATCTTGGGACCGCCTTATTCTCAAAGTAATCAAGGTTGTACTTGCCAGCAAACTCGTTTCCAGCCATAGCATTTGAAGACGCTACGATATCTGGAATACCATAATAGTTATTTGTTGGAGTGTACTTCTTTAAATGAATAATCTCATTTGGTCTCTCTAGTCCGCCATCAATCGGATTCGGTGTATCTTGATCTCCAAAGTTACGGAAGTAAACTGCCTTGCCGTAAAGCAATTGAATAAAGCCATCACGTAGGCGACGCACACGCATTGTCTTTGCTGGAATATGTCCGATATAGCCAATCTTTCCAGCAGATGTTCTGCCAATTTCGATATAGCCATTTCCTGTAGATTCAACATCTGTGTAAGCTTTTATTAATGTTTCTGTAAATGTTTCTTCTTCGTTGCACTGCTCTAACCACTCATATAGATCTTGACGTAGTCTATTAAGTTTACGTCGTGCACGTTCTAAAGACTTGTCATCTGTAATATTATCGAAAGCTTCATTTGTTTTTCTTGTTTCTACAAAGTCGTGGCCTAGGCCTACGATATTAGAAACTTTAGCATTAATTGCTGCATAGTTATATGGAGAAATTTCATAAATACGAGAAAGATAATCTAAGTTATATGGAGGTTCAATAAGATCGAACATTGCATAGCCTGTAATTGCCTGTGCAAGCAGGTTCTGCTGAGTCTCTGTTCCTTCAATTCCTTGAAATCTCTTTTGAAGATCACGATTCATTTTACGACGGAATGTTGCACCAAGTCCTGAGACTTTAGTTAGCTCTTCTCCTTCAATCTTGAAAGGATCATTGCTTGTTGATTGTGTTGGAGTATTAAACTTCATCCAATCCGCCATGTTAGAAATTGAAATATCTGCTGAGTCGTCGTCTTCCATAAATTGCATCTTTATCCCCTTAGATTACCGTACTTTTTAACTTCGTCCTTGTAGTTACCAATATCTAAAGGATCTGGAACTAGGCCCCACTTAAGTCTTGATTGCTGTTCTTCAAATTCTTCATCTGTAACTTTTCGACGGGCGCTAAGAAACTTAGGCTGCCCTTCATAGATACCAAATCCTCTAACCTCTTTAGCAAGGGCTTCAATTCTTGATTTATTATTCTTTTTAGAAGTAATAGACAAGTAGTTTCCCTCATCATCGCCAATCCATCTTCCGTCTGGCATTTCCCAAACATAGATCCCAAGGGTAGACTCTTCGTCCATAACTTGACTATTTATTTTATTGATATCCATAGTATTTTATTTTACCACTCTTTATGGTTTAAGTCCAGCTTTTTGTCACGGAAGATGACAAATTTAGACGCTTTGGATAACGACCCAGTCATTATCGTAATATTCAGGAGATAATTCTGTCAGGTCAATTACAGGATCAGTGATTGTAGAGGTTGGTCTGCCACAATATAAATCAAAGTGGGCGGTAACATCTGCCTGAGTAAGCGTTCTATTATATATTGCTATGTTATTGTATAGATTATCTGGCCCGCCTGAAGTTTCATAATTAAACCGAAGGACTCCAGTTATTGCTGAAGTAAATACAAGGACTATATGATGAGGCTCTCCAGCCACCAGGAAATTGCTTATATTGGTCTGTGAGGTCTTATCTACCCCATTGATATAAACTTTGCTTATAGAGGCCTTAGAGACCACGCCAGACCCATTCCAGGCATACTTAGTGCCTGATGCTGCATGGCTAAATAAAGTATTTGCTCCAGTTGTTTTAGGAGTAAAAAACATCTCTACTGTATTTATATTTAATCCAGTATTGATATTAAATCCATATCCTGAATTTGGTCTAATTCCATTATTGTAATGTCTTAGAAGTGGGGAATAATTTAGAGATCCTATTGCGAATTGATTGTTAGATTCAATATAACTATTAAAGTTATCTGCATAAACTCTAGACTGACTATAAAATCTAATTGAGAAATATGATAATCTTGGCAAGAACTTGCTGGCATCTGTAGTAGCCATAGTAATTTTAATATATAGGAGTCCGCTTGTACCGAAGCTGCCCTTTTTATATTGTGGAATTGATTCTCCATTTACGCAAGTTGAGTAAGTAGTTCCATCTACGCTAGTTTCTACTGTTATCCCTAATTCATTACGCCATTCAATTTTAGAATCTACAAAGCCCGACTCCATTGGAATAAACAAGAAATCAGTAATTACCGATGACTTTGATTCAGAGGTGGCAGTTGGAATAAATCCAATATACTTTCCCTTATCGTCATAGTAAGTATTTGAATCTAAAAAGCTATCCCATGTTGCATCTACTCCATAGGTGTAGCTAAAATCTATTTTATTTGTTCTATCAGAGCAGGAAAATAACACTCCCTCTTCTGGGTTAACAACATGTATTGGCTGAATGTAATAATTGGCATCGTTGTAGTGTCTATTAATAGATGCCGCATTTAATCCATATCGATATACTGCTGGTGCATCTACTACAAAAGAATCTCCAGCATCTGATGTTGGTCCTATCTGTAAGTCTAAAGATGTGTTAGTAAATTTAAAATTAGAGTCTATAGTTTTAGTTGCTACTTGAGTTCCATCAATATATAAAGAAATAGAGTTTACGGAATATATTCCTACAATGTGCATTGCCTTTTTGCTATATGTTACAGCCCACCTAATTTGTTCTGTATCTGTAACCTTAAATAGAACATCGCCTTTTTCCCAATATAAACCGATCTTGTCTGTAGTGTCTGCAAACAGTGTGGTTAGGGTGGATGACTGAATAGATGGGCTTACCCATAATTCTAGTGTGAAGTCGTTGTCTGAAGAGTATTTATTGCCTAGTCCGTTTGAAACGGATGAGCCATAAAAGTCTTTTGATGTTGGTACTGTTATATAAGCAGTATTGGTTATCTTAGTTCCTGATCCGCCGCCTGGAATAATTGGTAACATGTTTGATGCAGGTGATCCTACATAAGTAGCGTTATTTCCACATCCTGAAATATCAGAAGCGGTGGTACCCGAAGATTCATCCAACGGCCAAAAGCCAATCGGATAATCTTTAATTACCTTCAGTTGATAACTCATAATATTATTATACTACTATAAAGAATATTTAATAACTACAATACCTTGGTACCCACTTGAACCAAGTGCTCCACCTTGATCTCCGCCGCCGCCACCGCCGCCAGAGCCAAAAGAAGTTGCGCTTGTAGCGACAACGCTAGGGGTTCCTCCAGATCCTGCACCAGTGCCACCAGGTCCACCAGTTGTGCCTGAATTATAAGAACCTCCGCCACCTCCAGAACAAATTACTGTCATTCCAGAAAATGTTGAAAAATTTCCTGATGTAAAATTTGAATCTACATTTGTTAACACAATTCCCGAGCCGCCTCCGCCGCCGTTTCCTCCTAGTGGAAAAGCTGAAGAACCAGAAGCAGTTACTCCGCCACCGCCACCGCCTGCCCAGGGATTAGTCCTTGAATCTCCACCAGCATTTGTATTAGATCCAACAGCAAGGCCTGGTTTTCCACCAGTTCCAGTAAGCGACCATTCGTTCGCTCCGCCGCCAGAGCCTCCAGTGTTTCCATCACCATTTCCTTGTGTGCCACCAGCGCCGCCTCCTAAAGCCGACAAAATAATTGTTGAATCTTTTATAAGCCTGGAAGATCCACCATTATTTTTTATCCCGTTACTACCAGTGCCTCTTAAACCTCCGTATCCTACAATAACTTGATATACTCCTTGATTTAATGTTGTTGCTGTGAATAACTTTAACTCTCCGCCACCGCCACCGCCGCCGATTCTGTATCCTCCAGCACCACCACCGCCACACATCATTACTTCCACGCTTTGTTTTCCAGACAAAACTTGAAAAGAATTCAAACCTACGCTTGTAAATACATGATATCTAAAATTATTAATATCAATAACTTGATTACCGCCAGTTGCGTAAATTTTATCTTTAAAAGAAGAAAGATTTATTAAAGAATTAATTGATGATGTAGAAAATGATTTTGTCATTAGAAAGTTATACTCCCAGTTGATGTAAATATATATGCACGTTTTGTTCCACCGCTATATGTTGTGATGTTAACTGTTCCTGTTGTAGCAATCGCTGCACGTTGTGAAATAGGATAAACTATTATCACGGTTCCATTACCACCTGCTGCTCCATTTTTCGATCCTCCACCACCGCCGCCTCCGCCGCCTAGTCCATTTGTCCCAGGAGTTGGTGCAGGTGATTCTGCGCCAGAATCTGTTGCAACTCCTCCTGCGCCACCGCCTCCAACTCCGCCATTTGCTGGATAGGTTGCAGGATTAAATCCACCACCGCCGCCTCCGCCGCCATAATAATTTTCATAAAATAAAACTCCAGGACCACCAGATCCTGCCATATTTGCCATTCCAGTAGTTACCAAGGGGCTTTGCCCAGGTCCTCCTGCGCCGCCGCCTCCGCCGCCGCCAACGTTTCTTCCAAAACCTCCATCGAATCCTTGATTTTGATAACTGCTAGATCCGTTCGTTCCGCTTCCAGATCCTCCTGATCCTCCGCCTGTTGCGGATGAGTTACCATTTCCCGTGTACCCTGCACCGCTTCCACCACCATATGCAATTATGTTATCAAATGAACTATTTTGCCCATTGCTAAGTGTTTGTGGATAGGTAGTTGCGCCCGCTTGTCCACCGCCAACAATTACGCTATATGTTTGTCCTAAAGCTACCTGATATAAAGGAAGATATACGACCCCGCCGCCTCCGCCGCCTCCGCCTGCTGCAAATCCTCCGCCGCCTCCGCCGCCGACGATTAATACCTCTACTCCATTTGCAGGAATAACACTATCATTAAAAGTATTATATTTTGGATTACCAGTTTTAACTGTTGATTTATTAAAACGAGAAACAGTCATTAACTATTCCTCCTATTACGATATCTCTGAGCCGAAAGCCTGGAAAGTTAAATCTGCTGCAGATGCGTATACTTGAATTGAATTACCTGTTGCAAGTGTTAGACCAAGTGTCAAAGCAGTTGTGTCATTTGCTGCAATTGTTACATCATAAGCTACATAGTGTTCGTTTGCTAATGTTGTTCCTGTTGCTGGCTTGATTGCAATTCTGTATGTTCTTGCTGCCGCCGCTCTATTGCATACTGTAATTGTTGAAATTACTGCTGAAGTAGATGAAGGAACTGCATAGAGTTCTTCCATTGTTGTAGCCGCTGAAGCTTTTCTTCCTAGTACCTTATAAGTTGTTGGCATGTTATGCTCCCATCATCATGAATATTTGTGGATTCGGATCAGTGACAAGTGCTGCCCATGATGCCGCTGTACCATTTGTGGTTAGATAATATCCAGAATTATTTGCTTGTGCTGGAAGGGCATCTACCGTTGCCCAAGATGTTGCGCTTCCGTCAGTAGTAAGATATTTACCACTGTTAGAAGTTTGTGATGGATATACGGCTTTAGCATCTAGCTGTGTTTGAATGGCACTTGTAACACCGTTCAAATATCCAAATTCTGTGTTTGATACATCTCCGACTGTAATTGAAGATGCTGTTAGTCCTGCCATTCTCATATCTGCAAATGCAAGTCCGCTTTCTGAGAAGTTAACTGTGCCAGATGGTTTAGTTGTAGCATCTTTAAATACTTTAATTACTCCATCTGAGGCATCTCTTACTGCTCCTGCGAATCTGCGTTTTGTTGACGCTGAGAATGTTCCTGCTGGGCTAACTGCCGCTGAAGTTACGTTAGCGTTTGTCTTATCAAATGTGAAAGTTGTTGTTGTTGGAACTGCTTTAACTACATGTGTTCCGTTAAATGTTGCATCTACTGAAGCTACTACTACAATGTCTCCGATTGCAAATCCATGAGTTGCTCCAGTTGTAAGTGTTGCTACATTTGAAGTCAATGCTTTATTTGTAATTGTTCCTGTTAGTGTTGAAGCTAATGCTGTGCCATATTCTGTAATTAGTCCTAGGTCTACGGCATCTGTAATATTATCATTACCTACGAATATTAGTGGATCTGCTACTGCAAGAGTAGATGTTTCAAGAGTAGTTCCTGTTCCACCAAATGTTACGTTACCAGCAATATTAATATCGCCAGATATACCTACGCCACCGACAACTGTTAATGCACCAGTAGTTGGTGATGTTGAGGGGGTTGGAATTTCAATATGTACATTCTGATTTGGAGTAATAACCATTTGAGTATCATCAGATGCTAAGCCACCTGCTGCGAAAATAATTTTGTTTTGTGAACCTGTATCGGATGTAGCAAGTACTAAGTTACCCTTATCTGCTCCGCCTGCGGCACCGACCATAAATATATATCCATCGCCAGCTCCTGTAATAGTAAAATCTGGGTCTGAAAAGTTTTGTGAAGTAATACCCATATCAATGTATCCATCTGAGTCTGTTCCATTGTTTGAGTATGCAATAAAGTCTGTTGAGGCGTTTGTGCCTGAGCTGGTATTCTTAAATGCTATTTGAGCATAATCATTATTTGATATCTGTGCAACGATTACAGGATTTGTTAGTCCCGCCGCTGTATTAAATGTGTCTGCATTTGGGCCAACATATAGAAGAGAGTTTACATCGACTGTCTCAAAGACTCCAGTTGTTGTCTCTGCATTTGCTAGGGCTTCAATCGCCTTTGCTACGTATACTAAATCTTTTGCGGTATATAGAGAAGCGGCTAGCGATGAAGCTATTTCCGTTTTAACTAAACCAATTTCTGTTGTAAGTGCCATGTGTATCTCCTTCTGAAATTATAGCATTAAGTAGGTTTAAACGCCTATATTAAGGCTAAGATCATCTATGCTTGCTTCCGCCTCAGTTACTCTTGAGGCAAGGGTTGTTACGCTTGTTGTTACCGTCTGAACATCGGCGGCGGGGTTCAAGGTAATATATCTATTAGTCAAGTATCCAGGCATGGTTTAATTATACCTCAATTTGTATATAACCACATATCTTCTGGCTCTACCCATGTTTGATTAACGCTAAAAGGAATGTTCATTTCACGCATTCTATTCTGTACTTGTTTTTGTGCCCCTGGACCATAATATGTTTCAACTCCATAACCTTCAGCTTCTTTTTGCCAGCCAACTCTTACCATATAGAATTCAGCATATGGAGACCATGCAGCATATACTCCTACTGCTCCGCCTTGTTCATAAATAACTTCCCAAATATCTACATCTTCAATTTGTAGTTGGCGAGAATAATCCCATTCTGTTTTTGGTGGCATACCAACTTTGTTAGAGTCCATCCATGATTGTTCAAACACTTCGCCAAAATCTTTAAATATATTTTGTGTTGATTTAAATCTCAATGTTAATTCTTTTCTGTTATATTGTGTAACGAACTATTACTACACCAGATCCACCTTTACGAACTCCAGGGCCACCATTTCCAGTGTTGTTTGCAGCAGCCTGCGCCGTATTTAGCTGAATTCCTCTGCCGCCTGCAGCGTAAGTAACTGAGTTTCCAGAAATTGAATTTGCAAGTCCTGATCCTGGATTATTAAATGAGGCTGCGCTTCCCGCACCACCACCACCACCTGAGTCTTGCCCACCTTGGGTATTCATTCCTGGTCCATCTCCACCACGATTTCCCTGACCCGCTGTTCCTGAGCCTCCAGGCTTAGAGTTGTCTCCACCGCCGCCTCCCGAGCCACCGTTACCTCCAGCCGCCTCACGAGTACCTCCGTAACCTCCGCCAATTGCAGTTAAACCATTAAAAATAGAATTGTTTCCTTGAGTTCCATTAGTTCCAGCACCTGTGCCAGAAAAATCTGAACCACCCCAAGCGGTAGTGCTGCCTGCTATTCCTCCATCTCCTACAGTTATAGTGTAGTTTGCTGCAGAAAGAGATACGCTTCCAGAAAGAAGACCTCCTGCTCCTCCTCCGCCGCCAACATCTCCGTCAGATCCGCCGCCACCGCCGCCTGCGAGAATTAAATACTCAACAGTTCCAGCTCCTGATAAAGTAAGTGTTGAGTTTCCAATTGTAGTAAATGTATGTATTCTATATGCACCAGAATTTGTAATTGTTCCGCCAGTAGAATTTGAAATTGTTGGGATAAATCCACGCAGTCTACTTTGTGCACCATGTGAACCTCTTACGCTGCTAATAAATGGCATTTATTTCTCCTTAGAAATTTAGGGATGATGTTGCGTATACTATCCATGCCCCAGCAGTAGTTCTTTGTAGGGTAAAGTTAAATATATCAATCTTTCCTGCTGAAGATGTTGGGGTTGGTGCACTTCCACCAGCCCAGCGAATTGTTTGTGATGCTCCACCAATTTGGAAGGTAGATGGAATATAACCAGTTGCACCTTGTGTAACAAGTACGTTTATGGTCATAATCTTTGAATTAGTTGCAGGAAGATTTGTTAGGTTATAAGTCATGTTTCCAGTTGGTGCTGTTGCAATATAATAAATATTTCCTGCAGTCCAATCTAATGTTCCTGCATTTGAAGATAATGTTACATCAACTACATTTTCACGAAGTTCTTGAACATCTGTTGTTCCAGTAAATGTTGCTCCACCTGATACTGTTAATGCTCCTGATGTAGTTAGTCCACCATTTGCTGTGATTAGTCCTGTTGTAGTTAGAGCTCCAGCCATTCCAACTGCACCTGTTGAAGCATTTACTGTTAGCTTATCTGTGCCGACTGCAAGGTTTCCTGAGCCAGTAATTTGATCTGCAGTAATGTCTTTTACTCTAATAGGAGCATATGTTAATCCTGCCTCTGCAAAGTTAACTGTGGATGATGGCTTTGTGACTGCATCCTGGAAAAATTTAAATACTCCATCTGAGGCATCTCTTACTGCTCCAGCAAACTCTCTACGAGTTACAGCATCTGCTGTTCCTGTTGGCGATACTGCTGCTGAAGTTACATTTGATGCTGTTTTGGCATAGCTAAATGTTGTGGCTGTTGGAATTGCTGTTAGTGCATATGTACCATTGAAGGTTGCATCTACTCCAGCGACTGTTATTCTATCTCCTACTAGGAAATTGTGTGCCGCTGCAGTTGTTAATGTCGCAACATTGTTTGTTAATGCTTTATTATTTACTGTAGCTGTAGAAACTGTTACTGTAGCTGAATATTCTCCTACAAGACCTAAGTCTTGAGTATCTGCGTTATTTTGATCTCCTACGAATACTAGTGGGTTTGTAACTGCTAGATTTTCTGCGCTTGTTGATCCTCCGCCAAATGATAGGTTACCTACGATAGAAACATCTCCTGCGACGTTCATATCTCCCTGTACACCGACACCTCCGACTACGGTTAGTGCTCCAGTTGAAGCAGATGTTGAAGGGGTATCAATTTCAATATGTACGTTTTCATCAGGGGTAATGCTCATTTGCTCATTACCAGAATCATATCCACCTGCTGCAAATATAATCTTATTATCTGTACCGTTTGCGCCAGTTGCAAGAACTAAATTACCTGCTCCTGTTTTACCAGCAACTGCTGTACCTGAAGCCGCTGTTGATGTTACGTTAGATGCTGTTTTTGCATAACTAAATGTTGTAGATGTTCTGGCTGTAATTGTATATGTGCCGTTAAATGTTGCGTCAACGCCTGTTACGGTTACTGGCATTCCAACTCTAAAGTCGTTTGCTCCAATAGTTAGTGTCGCTACGTTGTTTGTTAATGCTTTGTTTGTTACAGTTTCTGTAAATGTTTCAGGGGCTTGCATAAAGATATATCCATCATTTGGTCCTGTAATTCCAAATGTTGCCTGGTTAAAATCTTCTCCAGTGATACCCATATCAATCCAACCAGATGCATCTACTCCATTTGCGGAATATGCAATAACATCTGTTGATGAAGTTGTGTTTGAGTTGTGTACTGCAATCTGTCCATATGGAGATGAGTCCATATCAAATACTGCTCGTGCTCCAGTTAATACTGCGTCAGTATCAAAATTATCTGCAGCATTTCCAGCATATGTTGTTCCTCCTACAATTAAATCGTCAACAATTGTTGCATCATCTAATGTTGGGGCATTTGTCCATGATACGTTTGTACCGTCTGTCTTTAAAATATAATTTGTTAAGCCAGCTTGTGCTGGATATGTACCGTCTACTAATTTTGCCCAATGTGTAGCATCTGTTGGAAGGTTTCCTGCGCCATCTTGCAATCTAATATATACGCTTCCGCCGTAAGACACAATATCGTCTTTTTCATATTGAGTTCCTCCATTATATGATCCTTCATATTGAATTCCGCTTGCAAGCTTTGACCAATATGTTGCATTTGGGGGAGTGTTGCTAGTTGATGGATTTTCGCAAAGATAAAGGTTTGCACCATGTGTTACTGAGTCTCCTGGCTTATATGCTGTGTTAGATGAGTATGCACCCAAGAAGTTTATTCCTTCCACCATTGTTTTCCAATATGTGGTATTAGTTGGGAGGTTGCTAGTTGTGGCTACTGCGTTTGTGTAAACATATGCGTTTCCACCGTATTTGACTACGTCGTTTAATTCGTATTCTGTGGAAGAACTCCATGCGTCTGCCCAGTGAAATCTAAGTTTGCCTAAATCTATAATTTGTGTCATTATTTTATCTCCATCTTAAGGTGTGTCTTCTTTGTGCCGTCCCAACTAAATTGTACAGTATTTTTGGTCCAAATCCAAGTTCTATACTGATTATCTTTTAGTACGTCATCTACGGGTAATTCTACGGTTGACCCGTCATTTATTACATGGACGTAGAACTTGCCTGTATTGGCAATAATCTTAAATCCATAAAATGTGTTATTTGCAAAGCTGAGGTCTGAGACCTCATTTGGGTTAGATATTGTGGCCATTAGAATCCGTCCAATGTAGAAACAATTATATCAAAGGCGGCTGAAACATCTGATATTGCCTTTAATGTATCGCCACTTACTAGGACAATCTTGTTTCCTGTTATTGCCTCTATATTTGTATTTCCGTCAATCTGTTTGTTTTTAAATATGTAGTAATCTACTGAGGTGTTTGTTACATAAAGAGATATTGAGGCAGTTGATCCAGTCTTGTTTAGAATATTACATCCTGTTACAAGAGTAGGGGTAGTTACAACCTTTAGGTTTACCGCCGAGGTTCCTACTGAAGTTGACTTTACATTCCCGAAATTTGCCATATTGTTATTATACTATATCTCCTATGCCAAGCCCAGAATAAGCGCCTCTAAGGTCGCATACTCAAGCCCAGTAACTGTTGTATCATCTATACCTGAAAGGCTAAATGAAATATCTGCTGTTGATGCCCGCACATAAACTTTATCTCCAGTTAAAACTGGAAATCTAAAAGTTTCAAGACTGTTGTTTCCGCCAATTGATACATTGTAAGAAATAAATACATGATTTGCAGCAGTTGCATCCTGATCTAATGGGACAACCCATACTCTAATTGTGGCGGGATCTGAAGATTTATTTGTAGCAATAACTGAAGATAGAATAGTTCTTGATCCAGTATACAAAAGTATATCTGTATTGGATGCTGGATTAGATGTTGCTAGTCTTGAGATAGCCATAATTTACATTATACTCGATATTTGATAAATTTGCATCTGTCTAGATTGAGCTATATCCAGCCATGTTGTGGGTATAGGCTAGGTCTTTATTGCTAGTAAAATGAATTAGCATTACTCTTCTTTCGCCAGAAAGGATTGTCTTCATTTCATGAGAGTATTCTTCTGTAGTAGGGAATATAATTAGGGTGTTGCATTCTGGCTTTTCATTAAATTCTTGATTTGGATAGCAAATCTCTCCCCCAGTAAAATCATTATTTAAATAAAGATGTGCTGCATATTCTCTTCTGCCTAGGGTGATGCCGCTAGCATCATAGTGCAATGGGATAGATTCTCCAGCAAAATTTGTTTTAATTCCCACATTTTCAAGGTATAGGTCCAGAGTAGAAAAATCTATATTAATTTTATTCTTTATTAGACTAATTATCTCTTTAATTGTTTCAAAATCTTCGGACTGGGTGGCTGAAAATGAATTTAAGGATTGATGTTTTGATATGATATTAATATGGCTTTCTGATAAAAAATTTTTTGTTACGTTTAACATGCTTCCTCCAGGTATTGAAATTATAAGGTCTATATGATATAGTTTACTATACTATTCAGAAAAGAGCAAAAATGCAAATTATTAAGTTTAATGCGGTAAGTAAGCTTACTGAGCTTTCTGTAAAAGCTCCTAGGCCATCTAGAGAGTATTTGCCAGATTGGTATAAGGATATACCAGCTTTTCAAAATGGCAAGCCTAGTTTTGATAGCTCTGGAACCACAGATAGAACAATTAAAATGTGTATGCCATTTTTAGACTCTTTATCTATGGGATATATCCAGGAAACCTGGCAAGAGATAAATATATCATTAAATGACAATGGCAATCAGCAGAAAGCATTTGCTTATCAATATCCAACAAAGCCTGATATTATGGGGGTTAGAAATCAAGGAAAACATAAGCTTCCAATACCTTCAGAGTACTATCAATTTGAATTGATGTGGCATCCAGTATGGATTCCAGAACTTCCTAAAGGCTACTCTGCTATTATAACCCATCCACTTAATAGAACAGATTTACCTTTTTATACTTTATCTGGGATTATTGATTGTGATACTTATAATCAATCTCAAGAAGGATCTAATCTTCCGTTTTTATTAAAAAATAATTTTACTGGGATTATTCCAATAGGAACGCCTATGTATCAAATAATTCCTTTTAAAAGGGACGAGTGGCGATCTGAGTCTAATGAGTATAACGAAGATGCTCAAACCCATTACGTACAAAAATTAAGAAAACATTTTTGGGGTGGGTATAAAAAAAATCATTGGGTTAAAAAAAGATTTAACTAAAATCTAAGGTATATACCTTACTATAACTACTCCAGATCCGCCGTCGCCAGATCTATTTCCAACACGATTTCCTCCGCCACCACCGCCGAGTCCATCTGTCCCATTGTTGTTTCCGCCTGCTCCGCCTCCTCCTGAGCCTCCTCCGCCCATACTTCCACTCCCACTTGAAGAATGTGAACCTCCTCCTCCGCCTGCGTAAGTTGTACCAAATACTGATAAACCTGATCCACCTGATCCGCCACTGTTGCCTGAAGCATTGTTGCCAACGGCTCCTGCTCCGCCTCCTCCGCCTGCGCCAGAGTTATCTGCATTTGCTGTAGAAAATCCTCCGTTGTTTCCTTGTCCTGAAGTACCTAATCCTCTGACTGATGCAAAGTTACCTTGTCCTCCACCACCTGAGCCTCCATTCATATAAGGAACATAAGCTGGGTTGGTACTTGAATAATTAGCTGCTCCTCCGCCGCCTCCAATTGCTGTTAGTGATCCGAATACTGAGTTTTGTCCAGGTAGTCCTGGGTCATCGCCTGTATTGCCAGATTTACCAAGCCCTCCGTCTCCTACTGTAACCGTAATTGGTCCTTCTGAAACAGAAACAGATGAATTATAAATTAATCCTCCTGCTCCACCGCCACCGCCAATTTCCCAAAATCCTGGTTGGCCTGGGCCACCAGAGCCTCCTCCAGCTAAAACTAAAACCTCTACAGATCCATTTGCGCCTGCATTAAAAGTTGTAGTGCCAATGCTGGAAAAAGTATGTACTCTATAAGAACCAGCGGTAGAAATATCTCCACCTGTTGAATCTCTTAAAAATGTAGCTCTTTTACCGAATGGCCTAAGATTGCCACGTATTGTTGTAATTATTGGCACTTAGTCCCCCTATGCAAACTTAGATTGTGTTCCAAGAACAGTATATGTTGCTGATGCTGTTTTAATAATTGTAAATGTATAAACGTCTATTGAGTTAGCATTTCCTGTAGAAGGTGCCGTTCCACCGTTCCATTTAGGAGTAACTGTAACTCCATCTACTTGAACTGATGTTGCTGCTGGCTTATATGGAGTAGCACCATTTGTAATCATAAATGCTACTGATATTGTTCCGCCAACATTTAGCATAGAGTTTAATGTTGTTGATCCATTTCCTCTAAAATTAAATGTCCAGTCTGCTGAAGAGTTTGCAGTGTAATAATGAATTGCAGATGTTGCGAGATCTACGTTAATTGTGCCAGTTGCTGCAGTTGCAGCTACTGTAATTACTTCTTCTGGAGACTGTAGAACTGGGCTAACAAGGTTAGCATTTGTTAATGGTGCATATGTTGAAGATGCTGTAGCAGACTTTAGATATCCTTGTCCAACTACATATGCTGTTGTAGCAATTTGAGTTGTATTTGTATCTACTGCCGCTGTTGTTGATAATGGTGTTCCAGTTAATGTTGGAGAAGCAATAGGGGCATATGTTGTTGCCGCTGTTGCTGATGCTAGTTTAGCATCTAACTGTGTTTGAATATTTGAAGATACGTTATTGAGATACTGTAGCTCTGTATTTGATACATCGCCAATTGTGGCTGATGTTGCAGTAATTGCATCTGCTGTAATATCATCTACTAGTATGTCTGCGTATACTGTTCCTGCCTCCGCAAAGTTAATTGTAGTTGTAGGCTTTGTTGTAATGTTTGTTAAGAATTTAATGACTCCGTCAGAGGCATCTCTTGCTACCGCCGCAAATCTGCGTTGACCTGATACTGAGACTGAGCCTGTTGCTGCTGCTGAAGTTACGTTAGCATTAGTTTTATCAAATGTAAATGTTGTAGTTGTAGGAACTGCTTTTACATAATAAGTTCCATTGAATGTTGCGTCCACTCCTGTGATAACAGCAATGTCTCCGACGGAGAATCCGTGGGTTGTTGATGTAGTAAGTGTTGCTACGTTAGATGTAAGGGCCTTGTTAGAAACCGTCTTAGTAATTGTTGCAATTGGATTTGCAAATTCTCCAACAAATCCTAGGTCAAGTGCATCTCCTTGGTTTTCATTTCCTGTAAAGATAAGAGGATCTGTAACTGCAAGGTTTGAAGTCTCTACTGTGGTTCCCGCTCCGCCAAATGTAATTGTTCCGTCGATGTTAACGTCACCAGAAATACCAACTCCGCCGACTACAGTCAGTGCACCAGTTGTAGGTGAGGTAGACGGAGTGTCAATTTCGATATGCACATTCTGATCTGGAGTAATCGACATTTGTTCGTTATCAGAAGCCAATCCTCCTGCAGCGAAAATAATTTTGTTTTGTGTTCCAGTATTTGAAGTTGCAAATACTAGGTTTCCTCTATCTGTTGTGCCAGCTTCTGCTCCGACCATAAATATATAGCCATCGCCCTTTCCAGTAACTGTGAAGTCTGGGTCGGCAAAGTTAGAAGATGTAATACCCATATCAATATAACCAGATGCGTCATTACCATTATTTGAATAAAGAATGATATCTGTTGATGCATTGGCATTTGAAGATCTATTTGAAAATGCTATTTGTGCGTAGTCATCTTTGCTCACAGTAATTACTAAATTAGGATTTGTTAGTGCAGCAGTGGTTGCAAACGCTTCTGCTGTTGTGCCAAGATAAATATTGTCGTTAATTGTAATGTTAGATACACCATCTGGTGCAACTACTGAACCTAGCGCTTGTAGCGCTTTGGCTACATATACTAGATCTTGAGCGGAATAGGCAGATGCTGCGAGAGAGGATGATATTTCGCTCTTGATCGCATCGATCTGGGTTGATAAACTTGAATAATTTGGCATTTTTTTCTCCTAATGTATTATAGCATTCTGTAAGTTTTAATCAAATATCCCTAGGCCTAGCTCAATTGAGATAAGGCGGGTATTTAGGGAATTTGTTGTAGTAAGTGTGGCTAATTGTGATGTATCTGCAATTCCATGGACACCTGTAGTATCAATAATATGATCATCTATTGAAGCCGACGAATCATATATACCGTTAAGAGAGAATGATAGGTTTGAGCTATTTCCTCTTACCCATACTGCATCCCCGTCCGAAATTGCAAATCTGTGAGTTTCAATCGAGTTCCCTGCAGGAACTACAACATCGTAAACAATATAGCCATATTGAGATGCGAGGGTGGCGCCCGAAGGTACTACCCAAACTCTAGCTGTCTTTTCGACAGAATCTTTATTTGTAACAATTACTGAGCAAAGGTACGTGGCAGATACTGCAGTAAATACAGAAGCATCTGTATTAAGTGTTGGATTAGATATGCCTAAACGTCTGACTGCCATATTATGCTCCTAGGAACCAGGAGTTTGTTAGGCTTCCGCCTGTTCCTGATCCTCCCCCGCCTGAACCTTCAAGAACTACTCTATTATTTGTATCATCATATGTTGCTGTAACATTTGTGTGAAATGCGTGAGCAAAAAGTGGCGCTATAAAATCTTGTACCTGCTCTTGTGTGAGCGGGATTCCAGTAAGAGCTAATCTTCCAGTATTGTCATCATATGCAACTGTTATATTACTATGTGTTGCAGATGTAAACATAAGAGCTGCTACATCTTGAATTTTTTCATCTAGATTTAATTGAGAGGCTGGAACAAATCCATCTGGACCAAGAGTAGCCACTCCATCTGATTGAGCCAGGTCTCCAACTGGAACATATCCAGTTGTTGGATTAGTTAGGGTATTTGTAAGAGATGTTGTTGTTACAAGATTTGCTCCTGCGGCAAAGTTCAGCTTGCCCGTAGTGTCATTATATTCAACTGTTATATCTGTTTCGGTATTAGAGGATACCATTCCGCCGACGATATCTTGAATTGCTTCTGTATCTACCGAAGCATTTTCTAGTGTCCGAACTCTATAGTCTAATGATGTTGTGACAGCAGAATTATTGGCACCGACCTTGGCTTCAAGGGCTTCGATTGCATCATTTGCATTTGCGTGTTGGGCGGCATGAGGAACTGCCGCTACGGAATCAGTTCCTTGCGGATTGGTCAAGCTATCCAAACTAGTTGGGAAATTTGTTGCCATTTACGTATACCTCTTCCCTAATTATACATCAATATCTATTAGTAATTACCACTTACCTATTGGGCATGTGGCCTTTTCAAGCTTTACTTTTGCTGCCATAAAGCATCCACATTTTTTGCAGGTTTTTGTTAAATCAATGAGTTCTGGGCAAGACAAGCAGGTGCTATATCTATTATCTGCTTTTTCTTCAGAAGCCCATTCTGAGTTTGGGTTTAAAAGATCCCACGGCCTTACCTCTCCCAGGTTCTGTTTATATCTTTGCCATGGGCTTAGGCTATCACTCATGGAATCCCTCTGGGGTAATTTCTACTGTATTTACAACAAAAGTTGGGCTACTTTGATAAGCTGCTATAACATTTTGCATAGATGATATAGACACATCATGGCTTGCAGCGTAGATATTATTTACAACAAGGGCAAATCTTTGAAAGTCTACTGCTATATTGTTTGCTATAAAGCTTTCATTAAGTTCAGAGCTTATAAAACTTCCATTTTGATAAATCATGCCCTCCACAGGAATAGTCTGACTATCCTTGTCAATTAAAACTACAATAGGGTTTTCTTTGGCAGCGTTTACATATTTTTGCCAATACTCTCTTGAATTTTCTTTAATATAAAAATCACCCACATAGTCTTCTCCCACTAATATTCTTACTTGAGTAGCCATAATTTATCTCCTTTATAAAAGTATATCATATTGTTAACAGCCTGAATAGGCCGTTCCGCAGTTGTACCAGCATCCATTAGCGCATAGAAGTCTTGGAGAGCATGAGAATTGTCCACTAGGGCTAGTTTGATACTGGTAAAAAGCACATCCACTACAGAATCCTGCATCATCATCTTCACAATCTGATGCTGGTGGGTTACTATAGGTATTGCTATAAGGTGGAGGATTGCTGTATGTATTATCATACGGAGGTGGATTGCTATAAGGATTATAATAAGTATTATCGTATGGTGGAGGGTTGCTATATGGAGCAACATAAGACCGATATACAAAGCTAATAGTTGAACCAATATTTACAGTTGAAGAAGCAGCAACACCCTGAGAAGAAATAGTATTATCTTCTCCCGAAACTGATGTTGTTGTAGATGATTCTGAATATACTAATCCAAGGCTTGTTAATGAATTTTGAGCTGCCGATCTAGAAAGTCCTGAAAGATTTGGAACAACTACTTTTCTAGGACCTGACCGAGAGCTTTTAACTCTACTTAATTTTTTTTTAAATCTAGCCACGATGCACAGGCTCTCTAAATCCTATTGCCGCATTACCGCCACGAACAGGAACAAACGAGAAAAACTTTGGGCCTTCATGTGGAGGAATTATTCCTAGAGAATCTATCTTTAAATAAACATCTCTTATAGATGAAATTTCTGTATCTTCCTGTATTTTTTTGAATTCAGATATTATTCTTTCATGGTTTAAGATAGCTTCGTTTTCATCTTTATAATAATCTGAATACTGTATGCCTACGTGTCTAAGCCTTCCAATTTCGTCACATTCAAATATTGCAGTTTGATATTTACCAGCCGCTGTTTTAATTGTTTCTAGTAATAGGTGCGTTTGAGGAAATTGAAATATATTCTCTTTTTGCCATCTAACTAATGAGGGATCGTTCATTGTGGCAACCTATCCTTATGAGATTCAAAATAAGTGTAGAACATATTAACTGTATACCTACACCCTTCTTCTATTTTCTTTACTCCATGCACGTGGTGCTTATCTCCTGGAAAAAATGCAAGCATTCTTTCTTTGATTTGTATCTCGTGATCATGCTGAGGGAAGTATATTTGTCCCCCTACAAAATCGTCATTTAGATATAATACAACGCCTATATCTCTCCAGTTCCAAACGTGTGGCTCTCTGCCAAAATTTTCATAATCTGAATGAGGTGGCTGTTCTTCTCCTAGAGGCCATCTTATTAAGTTAAGAGAGTCAGCATAAATGCTTTCTTTTAATCCCCAAGAAGAGGTTATCTGCTGCGTAATTCTTTTTCTAATATCTATACACAAGTTCATTATTTCAAGATCTTTTGGATTTCCAAATCCTTTTTCTTTTACTACCATATTTGCTGCGCCTAAAAATCTTTTTGACCAGTGTTGATTTGGATCGCTTATAATATCGCTTTTATCCCATAAATCATTTTCTGTTAAATATTTTTCATACTCTAAAAGAGTTTGGCACTCTTCTTCTGATATAAAGTCATAGACTACGGTAATATCTTCTTTTGCCATTTGTTATGCCGACAAGTCTCCGAGGACAACCCAGCTATTTAACGCCCTCTTTAATAGTGTTGCGCTACTCCATTTTGTACGTAGAGTTAATCCAGGGGTAGCATTTGGAGTAAAACCATTTCCTGCAATAGATACAGCACCATCGCCTGTTCTTAATACATCTACAGAGAATCCTACTGGGAAAGAAGCAGAATCTGTTATCGTAACAGTTCCAGCTCCAGCTATCTCAATAAGTCTTCCCGAATCTATTGGAAGTATAGTATAGTTGCCTGCTTTAGAATTTATTGTTATTGCATCATCAGACTGCACAGAAATTGGTCCGCTCATAGATGAATGGAACTGGCAGGCATAGTAAAGGTTATCTGGTGCATCTTGAGGAAGCTCTACTAGTATATGACCTACCTGTGCACCACCATTTGTTATTCCAGTAGAATATACGTTACCTGAGCTATAGGCTCCAGGAACTGTTTGAATCCAAAATGGGTGGCCTGCGGCATTGATGTGAATTCTATATTTTTTTCCTTTTTCAAATGTAATAAGTGAACTAGCTACTCCATTTATTATATAGTATCCTGTTCCAGAGTTTGTAATATAATAGTCAACCGAAGGATCTGATAAATTTAATTTTAAATCTAATGCTGTTTGAGTTGCTGTAGAAACTGGCTTATTTGCATCAGTTGTATTGTCAACATTATCAAGTCCTACCATTGACTTTGTAATTCCGCCTACGGTTCCAGTAAATGTTGGATTTGCAATTGGGGCTTTATTGCCAAGAGCTGTCGTAATTGTAGCTGCGTAGTTGGCATCATCGCCAAGAGCTGCTGCCAGTTCATCAAGGGTGTTGAGTGCTGCTGGAGCACCAGTTGTTAAAATACTGAGCTCTTGTTGGACAAAGCTTGTTGTTGCAATTTGAGTTGTATTTGTTCCAGTTACCGCTAATGGTGCAGTTGGAGTTCCAGTAAGTGCTGGAGAAGATAATGGTGCTTTTAAATCAAGGGCTGTCTGTGTAGCAGTTGAAACTGGTTTATTTGCATCTGTAGTATTATCAACATTTCCAAGACCAACCATAGTTTTTGTTATACCAGCAACTGTACCTGTAAATGTAGGGGAAGATAATCTTGCAATACCTGCTGGAATTTCTGAATCTGGAATCTTGCCATTTGAACCTAATGAAGCCACTCCATCTGCAACTCCAACATCTCCAATTGATACGTAGCCAGTAGTTGGATTTGTTAAAGTATTTGATAGGCTGGTCTGTGTTATAACATCTGGGCCAGTTGCTAAACTTATTGAATTACCGTTATCGCTATATGTAACGGTTATATTTGAATGTGTGCCAGCCGCTAAAGCGGTTGAAACTGCATCTTGAGATAACTCTTCTATTTCTGTAGAAGATAAAGATAAATACGGAAGGGCTGACCAAACGTTAGTTCCGTTTCCTGCCTTTATTCTATTTAAAGTTGTATCTATTCCAAGTTCGCCAACTTGCAAAACTCTAGTAGATGCATTCCACTGAGTAGTTGTGCCTCTTCTTATTTTTATAACTGGCATTATGCTGTTCCGCCGTCAACTGTTCCAGCTGCTGGAACTTCTGTTGCTTCTACGGAAAATACATCGCCATCATATGTGTGAATATGATCTAGTAGTCCTGTAACTGCTCCTGCGCCAATTGGATTCCAATCGGTACCGTCATAGAATCTTAATTCTTCATCTTCCGTATTGTAATAAATATCTCCAATGCGGGCTCCAGAAGGATCTGTGGCAAGTGCTACTGCATGTAAAGGGACTAATCTTTTTACAGACATTTAATGTCCCCTTATCCTACGATTACTACCGTATATGCTCCAGAAGCTGGTGCTACTGTGAATCCTAGTGTTACAACAGTTGTTGAAGTTCTAACAACATCACACTCTACGGTGTCATATGTTGCTGAATCGTAAACATTTACAACTACTTCTCTAGATCCTAAATTGTGAGTTACTGGAATCTGTGTTAGGGTTCCATTACCAACTGTTGAGGTAAACTTGCGTGTAATTGCGTGATAATTTGTACCGTTATTTGTAAGGGTCCAGTTGTCGTTTGTTTCATTCCAAAGAATTTCAACATCTGCGGCATTTCCACGCTCTACACGGATACCAGCATCAGCTGTTGGATCTCCTGTAAAGTCGGTATTAAGATTGATCTTGTTATCAACAATATTTACCTGAGTGGTGTTTACTGAGTTGATTGTTCCAGTTACGTTTAAGTTACCGCCAACTGTAAGGTTATTAGTGATTGTTACGTCATTTGGAAGACCAATTGTTACTGCAGAGTTTTCTGAACCTGAACCTGAAACTTCAACTTCATTTGCTGTTCCAGCAATAGTTGCAATATAGTTTCCAGTTGTCTGTGTAGCAAGGTTAACATTCTTGATTGTTACTGCGCCAGTTGTTACTGTAAAGTCTGCATCTGCAAATGAAGCAATACCCTTATTAGTGGTAGTTGCATCTTCTCCAGATATTGTAATTGTATTGTTTGTTACTGCAGTGTCAATTCCTTCGCCACCGCTAATTGTAAATGTGTCTGTTAAAAGACTTACTGTGTCAGCTGTTCCCGTATCTGCAGCAATTGAAAGATTTGTTGCTACTGTTGCAGTTGATGCTGCAGTCAAACGACCTTGAGCATCTACTGTAAAGATAGGAATTGCTGTTGAGGAACCATAAGATCCTGCAGTTACTGTTGTGTTATCTAAATCTAGTGTTGTGACTCCTGTTGAATCAACATATGTTGCTGTTAATCCTGTTCCGCCTGATACAGAAGCACCAATTACATCTTGAATTACTTCTTGAGAAGCATTCATTGCTACCCATGGACCGTTTGGTGATGCTAGTCCATTGTAGTAGTACATCGTGTTATTCGATGTGTCATAATAAATCTGTCCAGTTACAGGGGCTGATGGAGCTGAAGCTAATCCCTGAATTCTTGCGTTCTGAAGTTCATTCTTGTTAAGATTGATATCAGTTACAAATAATCTTGCCATATTCTATTCTCCTTTAGGATAGGTACGCTATCCCACCGAATGGTTGAGCCATTGTCAGTGTTATCTTGTTAATACTATTATAGTCTATTCCAGTTTCTAATATATCGCCTGCGCTATTCTTAACAGTTACATTTGGGTTATATCCCATATTATGGGTTATTTCAAGCGACCAGTAGGATCCTTGATTTAGAACCTGCCCAATTGAGAATGGGTATGTAAGTGTGCTTGTGCTTAGAAGGTAATTTGTTGCTCCAGCCCATGTCAGATCTGTTGGCTTTGGCCCATAGAATCTTGTTGTGGCTTTGTCATAGTAGAAGTCTCCTTCAAGTCCTAGGTTATCTGCAGGAACTCCGTTACCATTTAATATTGATTTACCTCTAGGGCCTTGTGGTCCTGGGGTTGAAACAATTACATCATTTACAACTTCCGTTACTATTACTGTCTCTGCCATTAGATTGTCACCGATCTGCTAAGAGTTAAAAATCCTTCTAGCAATTTAATTTTATTTGTATTTGAGTCAGTTATCATTATGTCATAAGATGACTTTGGATAGAATAACTTACTGGTTTGTGTAGGGGTCATCTTAATAGTCAATTTACCAAGAAGTGGAGTTATTGTAATTCCGCCTGATGGGGATGTTAGTGTAAAAGCTAACTTGCTTCCGCCTTTTGTATCACGAACTTGCAACTTTGCTGATGAACCTGTTAAATCAATGGGCAATCCGTTATTGTCTTTATATTCAACAATAAATGAAAAAGTAGTATTTTGATCTACTTCGAAATTCTTTTGTCCTGCCATTTGCTAAATCTCCTAAATAGGAAAACTCCTATGCTCATTTTAGCATAGGAGCCGTCCTAACTACTTACTAATTTTTACTTCTTAGTAAATCCAAAAGCTGGCTCATTAGTATTAAGCGCTTTAAGAATTACTGGCAAAATGGCTGCAATACCACCCTTGATTAGGTCTCCTGGGTCAGTATTTCCAGTCATGTAAAGAGCAATGGCTGCACCCAAAAAGTGACGACCATAGCTTGCTAACGCTGCTAGAATTTTCTCTTGCATAGTTACCTTTCCATCATTGTTTAGATCTTGTTTCATTAGATCCTCCTATTTCTGGGCATTGTGCCCAGGAATTTTGGGGCTTACCCCAATATTTATTATATACCCTTTATGCGGAAATGTCTACAATCTCGCAATTTCCGTCCGATGTGCATGCAAGAGTAGCGTTTGTTGAGGTTCCGTCTTCTGTTTCATAAAAAGATAGGTCTTCCCAACGAATACTACTTGGCATCTTTGAAAGAAGCTCTTCATATTCTTCTTTTGTAACTTCCTGATAAGGAGCTTGCTTGTATGTATGATCTGAGTGGGGAAGGAATGAAATTCCAGATACCTCATCAAAATGCTTATATACCCATGCCCCAACTTCCATCCATTCATCTTCCTTTACAGAAACCGTAATTGATGGTTTATGCTCACACCATGCACGTTGGTAAACTAACCAAATATTCAAGTGCTCAATAGCTGTTAGATCATTTCTTACAATTGCACCCTCTGGTGCTTTTACTGGGAATGAGAAAACGTAGGTATCGTTTGGCTTCATTACATCATCTTCTACTGGAATACCCACCTCTTTTAGAAATACAGAAATTGGATCTCCCTTTGACCCACGAACTGTTCTAATATAATATGGAGAATGCCATGCATGCATTCCTGAAGACACCCCGACCAATTGAGATACTGTACCTGAAGGCTTTACGCAAGTAATTGCTGCAGACTCAGAAATCCCAATTTTTCCAGCCTCTTCTTTATTCATTTCACGAGCATGTTCTCTTAAAGACATAAGGTAAGCTTCTAGAGCAACAATGTCTTGTTTTCCAGACATAAACTTATGTCCAAATTGTCCAGTTAATGAAACACCAAGCAGTCTTTCTTCTTCTGTGTTGTCCTTCCAAATTTTACGAAGGTATTTAAAATCTGTTAGCGTTGATTGCCACGTTCCAAGTATTGTTGCAAGACGTACTTTATTCGAGATATCCTCTTTTGTATCTTGCTCACGTAGTACGACTTCTGAAAGGTTGCAAAACTGATAAGGACGTAGGATAATCTCTGAGCACGGGTTAGTCCCATAGTGAATATCTGGATCTCTTCTACCGTATTTGGCTGCTTGGGCCTGAGCTGCGGCCACATTGTATATACCTCGTTCTCCTGATTTCGAATCATACAGTGATTTCCATTCTGCAATAAACTGCTCCATGTCTGGCTTGCGTGAGTACGCAACAGAATTATTTGATAGTGCACGTTGTGTATTGTTTTCCCACCAGTTACCAGACTTTGCTGATGCCATTTCAATATCGTTAATATTAGAAAGAGAAATCATTGCTGAGCGGCGAACTCCTCCAACAACTACTACTTCACCAATCTTACACATAATGTCATGCGCTTCAATAGGCTTTAGCTGGCGTCCTGCTGCATTCTTAAACTTTGCAATAGTAAAATCAAAAAGATTTACAAGTGGTTGTGGCCCAGATGATCTTCCTCCCATAGTCTTAAGTCTTGCTCCAGCTGGACGCACCTTAGAAACATCAATTGCTGGAATCTGTCCAGTCCAAAGAAGTGCTAGAAGTTCACGATAAGCTTTTGCCCAGCCTTGCTTAGAGTCTTCTACTACAATTACGGTTGTTGACTTCTCAAATGTTTCTGGGACGGAAGGAAGTTTATTTACATACTTGTACTCAACAGAGAAACCAACACCTGTTCCGCACATAAGGATGTACATAGTCTCATCAAAAGAACGAGGATTATCTACTGGAACAAATGAGCAGTTGTATCCTGCAACATGATCTCTATCCAATGCAGCTCCTGCAGTCATTACAGATCTCATTGATGGCATAACGTTACGGTTATAGACTGCATCCTTTAGTTCTTCAACCAACTTAGAATCTGGCTCGTATGCATGGTTTTGAAAAAGATGATTTAGCATAAAGTCAAAATATCTATCTACTGTTTCACCCCATGTTTCACGACGATTATCTTCAGATATCCATCTTGCATATCTAGATAATGCGATAAAGTTTTCGTACGGGTTTTCAATAGTTCTTGACATTTTTAATAACACCTTTTCTCCGCCTTGCGGTTTATATGATTTTTGAGTTGAAATCTAATTCTACCAAACTTTAATCTAAAGGGGAAGAGGTTTTATAGCTTTTTCAATATTTCTTCAAATGCTTTATTGGTCAACTGATCCCAGTTATATTCTTTATGTATTTCAGTTGACTGAGCATAATAGTATCCAGAATATGCTTTAAAGTTAATGGCTGCTTCTTCAAGCAAACTAACTAAATGATCATTGTTCGGAAAATAAATTTTTCCAGGATGCATGACTTCCCATGGAGAATCTATAAGTGTAGAGTTAAGCTTTAGAGGACCTAGATACTTTTTATAGTCAGCCCAATCATGTGTTGATATAACTGGCATACCAGTTGCAAGTGCTTGGAAAGGAATGAATCCAAAACCTTCTCCGTAACTAGGATAAATCATAATATCGTGGTCGTGGTACATCTTAACTAGCTCATCATCTTCTAGTTCTCTTGTGTCAAGATTTATATTGCTATACATTTCGTGAGGAACTCCAATAATAGTTCCCATTGAATCATAAACTCTTAAAGTGCTAGTCTTATGAGCCTTTATTGTTAATGTATAATTAGGGTTATTGCCAAATGCTTTTATAAAAGCATTAACTGTATCCTGCCCGCCTTTTCTTGCTGAAGGCTCTCCAACATGCAGAAACTTTATTACATTTGTCTTCTCACGTTTCTTTGGAGACCAAATTGCATCTATCCCGTGTGGGAAAACATTAGAAACCTTAAATCCATTATCTTCATATACATCTTTGCACCATTGAGAGGTTGTCCAAAACTCATCACATGCCTCTATCTTTTCTCTCCAGGATTCTGGAACGACTGTTGACTCCCATGGAGTATATCCAATCTGATATTGATATTTATGCATTTTGTATAATGATGGCTGAGAAAAATTAATTTGTAGTTTAGCCTTTGGGTTCTGATAAGTTAATCTATGACCCATTCTAGTAAGTGCTTCTGTAAATTTAAATCCAGCGTGACCATAACCATTTTTAGTTGTCAGATTAGATCTAGGGGTAGAATATGATATTTCCATGATAATCTTTCTGGTTGACTGGCTTGACACCTACTGCCAAGTAATGTTACTATTATAGTTCGTTATCTCTAAAGGAGGAAATGCCAATGGAGAAAGTAAAACAACGTTTGAGTGATGTTGCTCATAACTGGTCGTATATAGGAATGATAACATTATTTTTATTTACTGTCCAGCCTGGACCAACAGCTAGTCAAGCATTGCAGGTGGAAGCACCTGTGAAATCAACAGTACAACTAAAGAAAGAAACCTTAGAGAAGTACAGCACTACTGTGTACAAGCCTTCTGAGACGCTAACAGACGGAGAACTAAAAGAACTCCTATCAGCTGTTGGCTTTGAAGGAAAAGCCCTTAAACAGGCTTGGGCTATTGCTAAGTCAGAATCCAATTCAAGGCCTATGGCTTACAATGGTAACAGGAAAACTGGAGACAGTTCCTACGGAATTTTTCAGATTAATATGTTGGGTGAACTCGGCATTGATCGTAAAGAAAAATTTGATCTAAAGTCAAACATCTTATTGTTTGACCCAGTAATAAACGCAGAGATAACGTATTATATGACTAAAGGCGGCACTGATTGGTCATCGTGGTCTTCCCTGAATGGGGCAAGATACAAAGAGTTCCTAGCGGAATTCAAATATTAGAGGGGAAGGTACATGAAGATACAGTACGTGTCTAAGTACCTTTTGCTTGCAGAGAAGGGCCTTGTTCCTAGACTTGAATGTCCACTGGATCAGGGCCCTTTAATGTGCAACGAAACAAATGAAGGTATAATTTATCTATACTGCTTATCGTGCAGCTTCAAGAAAACTGTGGGATTGGAATACTATGGAGAACTTAAATCAGCCGTTGATTCAAACTGACGGTGGACAAATAAAAGAAACAGACCAAATGGGTCGAGAGAAGTTTTGGGAAGATATGGGTAGACCAGATGACGGAAAATGAACAACCACAAAATTTAGAAGATAATCTTCCAATGGTCAACTACATTATGCTTCATCGCATATACGACCTACTTACACTTATTGCTAATAAGCTAGTTGGTCCAGAAGATGTATCCAAGATGGTTGAATATCATAACCAGGGATTTCTTCTTGGACCGACCCCATCATTTACTCCACAAGGTGCTGATGAAGAGAATCCACGCTGATCAAATAGCGTATAGGATGAATCGGGCGGAAAAAACCGTTTACGAAGACGTATCAAAAGCCACTGAAGCTTTAAAGTGGATGGTAGAAAAAATAGAGTCATACTTAAATAAATGCCTAAATGTAGAAAATGGGCATTGTACTCTTACATGGAAACACGATGACTGCAAAGTCCTTATGGATATTCTATACGATTTAACCGAAGACGATAAATACAAAGAAGTACCTTGGGAATTTAATCCAAAACAACAAAGCATTTGGGACTAACCATTGACTTTAGATAGAGATTATTTTATACTCTATAAGTACTGGTTGTAGCATCCCACCAAAATTTGCTCCCAGTACATGATCGCAAGATCAGCAGAACCCAATCGGATCCGCCTCTGATTGGGTTTTGTCCTTTTTATAAGTCTCTTCGGCAGGAGTCGAACCTGCGACCAGTCGGGTAGAAACCGAATGCTCTGTCCTCTGAGCTACGAAGAGCTGGAGCGAGTGACCAGAATCGAACTGGCACTATCTGCTTGGAAGGCAGAGACACTACCATTATGTAACACTCGCATCGCTGACCCACCAGGTCTCGATCCTGGGACATTCGAATTAACAGTTCGACGCTCTACCAACTGAGCTATGGGTCAATATATTATAAGTATACTAAATAAAGTGCGAATTGAAAAGTGCGCCCGAAAAAAGTGCGGCGAAAGTAGAACCACATACAAATATAAGATATAATTATTATATGCCCAGACATTTCTTTAATCTAAGCAATAGTCCTAAAAGTTTTAATAAGAAGGATATTAGAGTCGAGCAGAAAATAGATAAGACTATTCAAGGTATTAAATTCTGGCTTTGGACTAAATTTAAGAAATAAAGTGCGGCGGGAAGAGAAGATATCTATTTATTCCTTTTAGATACTTTACGCATATGAGTCCTAATACGATGACAATTAGAACATACTATCTCACATTTAGCGATTTCTAGATCAATTTTCTTTTTAGACAGAGTGGGAATAAGTTCCATAACATTGGCATGCTTTACTCCACGTACGTGGTCAAAATCCATGACATAGTATGGATAAAACTTCCCACAGTCTCCACAAGGAGATTTTTCCTTAAGGTCTCTAATATACTGAGCCAAATAAGCCTTCTGCTTGGCTACAGAGAGCTTTTCAGACTTCATTGGTACCTTGTACCCTTATAGAGTCCCATATAGCTTAATTATAGCAAGAGAAGTTTCTAGCCTTCCCGCCTTTTTAATTTTTCAATACATTGTACACAGTAATTCTCAAGTACACCTTTGTTGTTTAATCTTTCAACATACTTTTGATTATCACAGAAATTACATTTCATATTCATATTAATCCTAGTCGACTATAATATCAGATTTAACAAAATGTTAAAAAATTATTTTTTGCAAGTACATTTCTTTGAACGCATTTTCCACCACATCCAAGTGTGATGTATTGCCATTACACCCATTATGAACCACATGAGTTGCATTTCAGTTATTCCTGAACCAGTAGCTAAAGTTATATTATTGTGATCATGCATAGTCTAATTATATCACTTACATATCTTTTGGTGATTCATTAGTGTCATATGGGCAAATCCAGATCTCACTTCGATTTCCCGCCCACATTTATCACAAGTTACTAATCGGGTTGATGCCATTGTTTTATTGTATACTCTATCTATATTCTAGTCAACTAAGATATATATGATATATATTTCTTTTAATTACATTTCCAGATTTTTAGATTTTAGGAAAGCCCCCCTACCCCCCAAAATTTGAAATCAATTTTGTAAGATAGAGAAGCTACACATTTCCGTCATTATGAGTTTCAGTGTAAGCCCCCACAAACCAGCCTTAAGTATAACATGGCAGATTTTGCTAGGTCAAGAGTTTTTAAAAAATATCTTTGCGAAATGCGATCAAGAGAATAATAACTGGACCAAATATCACTGCCGCTTGAATTAAGTTCATAGCTTATTGTAGCATTGTTTCAGTCAACTGCAATATCAGATTTATCAAAATGTTAATAGCCATTTATTTTGTATGATCCAGAGTTTTAAAATGTCCGTTTTGTCTATATAGTGCGCCCATAGATTATTAACTTTGAGCGTAGATGTGATGCTAATCACAAAAATAGTTTAACAATACTTGCCAGTAACCCCCCTATTTGTCAGTCCCCCCTGTTAGGCTTATAGTATAAGAAGTTAAGAAATACTTAATACTTAAAAAGAAAGGTCAATAAAATGACAAACAGAATTTGGGAAAGTCGTAACGACTACCTTACTAATAACGACTATGTATCTTGCTCAGCAGGGTGCGGTAGAGTAACCGCTTGGACACTCTGCGTAATGTGTGGCGGTAACTACGCTACACACAACACTCTTGGAAAGGAGAATAACTAATGAACGATTATCTTGACTATATGGACGAAATCTACGAGGAACTCGTAGAGGAATACGGACACGAGATAGAGTCTAAGTGTGAGCATAATCACACCGACACTATCGGCTAAATCCGACTAAATGTCAGTAGCCCGTGATAAGGTTACACCATAACTAAATAAGAATTAGAGCGTGAGCCTAGCAAATAATCCGAAAGGTGAGCCTAGCAAATAATCGCTCAACAACCAACTAACAACTAACGAAAAGGATAGAAAATAAAATGACAATAACCTACACACTATGGCAAGGCTCTCAACTATTAGCCGTAAATCAAAAGGCTAGTAAGCCTGAAGAAATCTTAGCGGTAATTGCTGAACTAAATAAACTCGGTAAGGGTTTCACTTATAACATTAGAGAAGTAGAGGTAAAGTAATGATGACTAAATGGGATACTATTCAGGCAGATGTAGCAGACGCTTATGTCTATCTTGATGAAGAAGAAATGTATAACAAGGCTCTAGAAGAGGGCTTAATAGAGTTAGGCTCTACCGAATACGATGAAGATGAATTATCTAAATCATTAACATTAGATTGGGAGGCATACGAATGATACCTAACGGATTTGATTTATACATAACAAGCGAATACGGATTAGAGTTTGATAGTTTCTTAGGCTCTATCTACTTACCTTGGCACACTATTATTATCACCGCCCTAGCACTAATCGCTTATAAGATTTATAAGAGAAAGAAGAATAAGTAATGACTACTAATCGCTTACTAACTACCGCCGTCCAATTAGGTATCGGAATACCTACCCTGCTAATGCTCCGCCTAATGTGGCGGGAGATCGTCGCAGACTTTAGAGAGTGGGATAAATCACACTAGCCTAACGGCGTGTCGCCTTGACAAAGGCGATTCGGCCCGCAGTCTTTTGCGGGCGTTATCCACAGCTTTATGCACAGGTGTGGAAATCCCCCAAAATTTGAGCGTAAGTTATCCACATGACCTAAATCACAAAAATAGTTTTCCGACACGCCCGAAAAAGGGGTCAAAATGTCAGTGGTCTATGATAGGATACTAGTATCAAGATTAAATAAGGTTTTAATCGTTAAAAGAAAGGTGGTCTCAAATGACTACACTAAATGAAACTCTATTCTCTACTATCGTTCACGATTACCATAACGGCGGAGTAAAATCCTCTTATGGTTTAGATACTTACACTCGTAAAGAGTTGTTAAAGTTTTTATTCTCTAGTAAAAATTGTAATTGTATTAACTGTTTAGATAAGGAGTCTAACTAATGAATTTAGAAGAATTTAAAAATCACGTTGAAACACAACGCAAGGAAAGTCTTGCGAATGCGTTATCCGCTTTAACTAAAGCAAATTCCGTTTTAGAAAACACTTTTAATTTAGAAGAAGAGGAAAAATAAAAATGGAATTTTATGGATTCGAACACGCAATCGAATTAGATCATCTTACCGATGAGCAAATTCTTCAACTAGAAAAAATATTTGAAGATTTTGAATAACTAACGGCGTGTCGGCTTGACAAACTCAAGCTGGCCCGCAAAGGCACGGGGTCGGGCGTGTCGTTACGGATTTGTTATAAAATTCCCTGAATTCTACGGCGTGTCGATTTGACAGACAAATCGGACATTTTTATGTGATTAGTATCACACGGCTTGAGCGTCTCACTATTTGGATTTACTGGCTAGTAATGTGAAAATGTCAGTCCGTTCGTGTATAATTCCATACATAACAACAAACGAAAGAAGGTCTGCCAATGGCTACCAAACTATACACAATCGAAAGCCTACTTGTAGGGAAAAACTATCGCTCACGAAATCGCCATTTTTCTGGCGAAATCGTTTCAGCGGAACACCGCCCAGAAATTTGGTATGGCGAAAAAACTGAAGCCTATCTAATCGAGGTTCGTGCTGGCGGTCTGCGAAATAAATTCGCAACAATCGCAGTAAAGGTTGGTGAATAATAATGGGATACATCGAAATTTTCCGAATGGACAACGAGGGTGCTGGCTGGGTAGATTTATCCGAAGCAACACCCGATGAAATGCTAACTCTTGAAATTGGATTATTTCAAGAGGGCGCTATCTAATTTGTCAGTGCTACCTGATACAATAACTAAACAAACAAACGAAAGGGAAAACCTAAATGGCTAAAATGAAAGAATACATAGAAATAATCGCAGCGAATTGTGATGAATGCGGTGGCGCAGGATTTGTATTTTGGGGAAATGAAAATAATTATGATTGCGAGCCTTGCGATTGTATCGCAGATGTAGCAGATGAATTAACAGTAGATTGGGTAAATGGATAATGTATAAACTAACTTGCGCCTATGACTCAAATGCTCCGCATTGGTCAGCAGAATACGAAAGCGAATTTGGTGCGTGGGAAAACTTTTTCTTATTCACCGACTGGGGAATGGCTAACGAATACTCTACAGTTAATCTCTACACGCCAGCAGGCAAATGCTATACAAAAGTTTTCTATCGTAGCGGAATGGTGGCAGTAAAATGATGACTAGAAAAGATTACATCGCAACGGCAGAAATTCTAAAGTATGTCAGCAATAAAACTCACCCTGCTGTATTTTCTAAAATGGTAAATGATTTTGCGGAGATGTTCGCAAAAGATAATGAGCGATTTGATGTAAAACGATTTCACGAAGCGAGTGGGTATAATGTTCCGCAGTTCCGTTCTTGATAAGGTAAAACGCATTCAGGAATTGCGTCGCAGTAATGCGGCGCAACCTGTTAGGAATAAAAAGAAATACACACGCAAAACAAAACACAAAAACAAAAACGAAAGGGAATAAAAATGACACCACCAGCAACAGCAATTAGAAACGAAGCAGTAAAGCAGTTAATTAAAAAGCATCGTGCAGAGTTTGACCGCATCTATGTAAAGGAAGCAAAGAAGGCGGGAACAATTTATAAGTATTCAACAGAACGAACACGAGTAACAGAAAGACAAATTAAAGCGCTAATAAAAAAGAAAAAGGTTAGCGTTAAATAAATGGTGTGCCCCGCTTGACAAACAAGCGGGATGCCCGCAGAGCTGCGGAGTCGGGCGTGTCGTTACGGGTGTGATCTAAAACACCCTAGAATTTTGAGCGAGTTGCAAAAAATGTCAGTCTAGTCTGCTATAATTCCACTATCTACTAACGAAAGAGGTCCATAATGGAACTATTTACTGTCGCTTGCTTGAACTATGAAATTTGTGGTGCTCAAGAAACTTTCGATTCAATTGAAGAATATGAAATCTATGGTGATGACTATATCTGCGCTGAATGCTATGATGCTGAAGAAATGGAATTCTATGAATTAACTGGCTGGGCTGATTCCGATGCTCTTGCTTCCGCTGGTTTTGGTATGGATGAAGATTACTAATATGTCGGACCTAACCGCTATAATTACGCCTATGAAACTAAAACGTTCTAATGATAGAAAGGTGGCTAACCTTGTCACAAAAAATGGAAAGCAAGCCGCAATTGCTAACACGTTCGGTCTCCCCGCTGGAAAGGATTACTCGTGCCCTGGTGCCACTAGTATTTGTGAGAGTGTTTGCTACGCAGGAAAATTGGAAAAACTCTTCAAGGGAGTAAAAACTAATCTTCTACACAATTGGGAATTGCTACGCAATGCTGATATGGAAACAATGTATCAATTGCTAAATGAAATGATTATTGAATTTAAATCTGATTGTGATAAGAAAGACGCTCCTAAGTTATTCCGTATCCACTGGGACGGGGATTTCTTTAATGATTTCTATACTTATGCCTGGAAGAATGTAATCAATGAGCACACCGATGTTCAATTCTGGGTTTACACACGTGTAAAGTCTGCAGCGCTTATTCTTAAGGATGTATCTAACCTATCTCTTTACTATTCTACCGACGATGATAATAAAGAAATCGGTCACGAACTAAAAGCAAATGAAGGTATTCGCCTTGCATACTTAGGGAAGACATTCGCCGTAACCGAAAGCACAATGAAAGAATTGACGGGCAAGCCTGGCGCTAAGTGTCCTGAGAATATGAAATCAATTCCACTAATTAGCAATGCTGGTTCTGCTTGTGTATCTTGTGGATTATGTGTTTACGGTAAAGCAGACATTCGATTTAGCGCAACTAAAAAATAAGGAGAAATAAAAATGGAATACTTCAATGCATTAATGGCCACGGTAATGGGAACTGATGATCAGAGAAAAGCTGCACTAGAATATTTAAAAGAAAAGGATCCTGATATCTGGTCCGAAGAAGAGTAAAGGGCCCGCAATACTGCGGGTTTATCCACAGGCTTACGGACTAGTTGTGGATAACCCTGAAATTTTGTGATTAATCTCACAAAAGCTGCGACACGCCCATAATGGATTAGGTAATGTCAGTGGCTTAGTGTAAAATACCATTATTCCAACAACGAAAGGTAACAAATGTCTAACCTAATGAAAGTTCCACACACAGTAGTATTCGAGGCAATTATTGACTTGGATAAAATCCCTGCAAACTTATTGCCTGCGCTAATTGCTCTTGATGAAACTGCAATTCAGCAAATGTGTAAGGATGCAACAATTAACGCTCTTGCTATGTCTAACACACTAACAGTAGCAAATGAAAATAACACTTGGGCAGAATTAACAGTAAAGGAAACTATCTAATGGGATACACAACAGCGTTAGCACTAGAAGAAGAATTAGGACTAGAGGCAGGACTTGCCTATCACTTACAAGGTAATCATTACCCACCCGTTCCCGTCTCAATGGTGCAACCTTGCATAGACGCTATTGATGCGTTCTATGATGAGGAGTATAGTCGAGAGATTAATCTTCCTGAAGGTATCACTTGGCGAGGTCAGACTTCCTGCCCTGCGTCTGCAATAGTAGATGCTCACCACCTAGAAGCGTGGCTCCCTCAATACGAGGACTAGGGATCAAGATAGGCGTGTGAGATTACTCACACGCTTATCATCTCAAATAATAAGATTGGGGTGGAAAATGTCAGACCCACCCTGTATAATAACAACCCTAGCGAAAGGAAACAAAATGACAACAACACTAGAAGTAGGTCAGACCTACACAACAACAACAAGCGGTATCACAGGAGTTATCAAGGCGGTTGATAATCACCCTAGCGGAACAAATCGTATCCTGCTTGATGTAAATGGCAAGGAACGCTGGACTAGCGCACCTAACAACTAAATAAAATCGAAACAGGGACAGTTTAGAGAGTGTTCTAGTCCAATGTCGTAAGTAAGAACTCTCCACCTTCGGGTGGAAATGTCAGTAGCACCTGATACAATACAACCAAACAAACTAAACGAAAGGGAAAAAATGTCAAGACAAATCACAGTAAAGGTAGCAACTACCAAAGTAATCAAGGCACTAGAAACTCGTCTAGCAACACTAGAGAAAGACTATGCTTCACAATCAGAAAAAGAAGCAAAGTTTCAGAAAGCAGTAGAAGCGTGGAAAAAGGAAATTGGTAAGTGGGCTATTGCTAACTTCTCAAAGGCTGAGAACCTTCGCACAAACTATCGTCAATGGAACAACACTCTCAATGTTGATTTTGACATTATCACAAAGGAAGGCAACTTCCCTGCTGAACCTGAAAAGGATTTTGAGCAAATCCATCAGCACAGTTATCGTGAGATGAAAGAGGACATTACAAATGCCCTAACAATTCTCAAAATGACAGATGAGGAAACAGTAAATGCTTCTACAATGAAGCAGATTGCTAAGTATCTCTAAATAGGTTTTGGGGGGTTAGCACACAAAGTCTAGACACCTAAACCCAAACGACCTGAGTAAGTCGCAAAACTGCTCAACCCTACGGGGCTAGACAAACTATACGTCCCAATGCTATAATTCGTATCCCTACTAACAAAGGAACAAAATGAAAAATCGTTATAGAATTGAAATCTATGATGAAGTAAAGGCTAACGATTTAACTCTTTACTCTGAGCAAGGTGTAGATAAAGAATACTTAACTGAAATGGTATTTTCTAATCTACGCAGATTTCAAGGAAACATTAAAGCGTTTGTTTATGACAACATAAAGAAAAAGAAAACAACTGCTTTGTTTTTACCAATGGACGTTCTTCCTAAGAAAACTGAATTAACTAAACTAATCTAAAGACTTAGGGCGGGATCTTATTCCCGCCCTATTTCCCCAGCTGCCCGCAGAGCTGCGGGGTTATCCACAGCCTTACGACTACCTGTGGAAAACCCCCAAAAATTTGTGATAATGATCACCCCAGACAATTCGGACAAATGACTAACTAATCTAGACAATGTCAGTGCCACCTGTTATAATTGCAATCAACAACTAATCGAAAGGAAATAAATGGCTCACAATCTCGAAGTCGAAAACGGCGAAGTTGCATTTGCTCTTCGTGGCGCACCTGCTTGGCACAACCTTGCAAATCGTATCTTCACAAAAGATGAGGAAGTTACAACTGCAACAATGCTTGAAGAAGCAAAGTTAGCAAATTGGAATGTTCGCTTGTCTCCACTAACTGACCACATTTCAGAATCTTGGAATGATGTTTCAGAAGCATCTCTTGTCATTCGTGACAATCCATTCAACGGCGGAACTGATGTTCTCGCAACTGTTGGAAAACGTTACAAGCCAGTTCAGAATGAAGAACTGTTTGCATTCGCTGATGCAATTCACGATGCCAATGCTGATTGCCGTTGGGAATCTGCTGGCTCACTAAAGAAGGGCAAAGTTGTGTTCGGAACTGTGGACATTCCACGCACAATGGTTCTTGACCCACAAGGCGCCAACGATGAGACAAAACTTTATCTCATTGTCTGGACTTCACACGATGGTTCTGTTGCTGTTCAAGCAGCCGTTACACCTGTTCGTGTTGTATGCCAAAACACGCTAAACCTTGCAATGAAGAATGCTAAGCAATCTTTCAAGATTCGCCACACGCAATCTGTTGAAGGTCGCATTCAAGTTGCTCGTGAAACTCTTGGGCTTGCTCTTGGATACTTTGATGAATTCGAAGTTCAAGCAAAGGCACTTTACTCACAAGCAATCACCGATGCTGAATTCTCTAAGTTGATTCAGACAATCTATCCTAAGCCTGACAAGGATTTGAAGGGTTCATTGAAGAAATGGGAAAACAAAGTTGTTCTCATTGACGATTTGTATCACAACTCACCAACTAACGCTACAATCAAGGGAACAAAGTGGGGTGCGTTCAATGCACTAACTGAGCGCCTTGATTACTATCGTTCAGGTCGTGGCAATGGTGAAACTCTTATGGCGGGTGCATCAGGGTTTGACCCAATTCTAACCGCAGAAAAAAATAAGTTGTATCGAATGGTTGCAACTTTCTAAATAAAAAAATCCTGAGCAAGATTTAAAACTGCTCACCATTAGGTCCATTAGCTCAGTTGGTTAGAGCGCTACCCTGTCACGGTAGAGGCCGTCGGTTCAAGTCCGATATGGATCGCTAAGATTTGATTCTCAATATATGAGACGCCCGCAACATTGAAGGCAGGATTTCTGTGTTACGGATCACATAAAAAAAGCCCTGAATTCTATTGTAAATGTCAGTGGGGTCCTGTACAATACTCGCATGACACAAACCTGGAGTAAATATACATACGTGTGCAGTACATGTGATTCTTTAATTGAATTTACATGTCCCGATGCATTTCAGCCTGTGACTAATATCACATGCCCGTGTAACAATAGTACAGTGTTATTGTCAGTCGAAGATGCTACAATACAACCAACAGAAACGGAAGGAAATAAAATGGAAGAGACAAACACAGTAACGGTGCCTGATACATATAACCCTAATCTATTGGTAACCTATAAAGTTATCCGTGGATATTCAGATGCAGAATATGCAACTGATAAGGTTACATCAATTGAATGGGACCTGCACAATGCCCGTCAAGCACAGAAGACTAACGGCGTTCTAAATGGCAAGATTGATGCAGTTAAGGAAATTATCTGCGAGGCATATGCAGACTCACAAGACCAAGACACATTGCGTGAAATTGCTGAAGCGCTATCAATTGAATTAATTAAGGAAGTTGAGTGGACCGCATCTATCGAAGTTAGCGGAACATATTCTTACAACATTCTTGAAAATGATTATGACTTAGACCTTGAGTCAGAAATTACAGATGCTATCTTTGCTGAATCAAACAATGGTAACATTGAAATTGGTGACCAAGAAGTTTGTAATGTGAGGGAAGCATAATGTATTTTGAGTTGACTGCTCCCGATAGGCTATCTATGGAGATGGCCTATTGGGATGCTCAGATGATTGGGCTGGACCCAACTGCATTATCACCGTTGACATTCAACATCGGAACTGGTAGCATTGAGAAAGTAAGTCGGATTCGAGATAAGTATAATCTCACAGAGAGTTATACATCAGACTACGAACCGACAGGATATACAAGGAGATAAAATGGATTACCAAGATGGTTTTGAAGACGGCGTCAAATTTGCTCGTGAAGTAATTGTCGCAAACATTCGTGTGTGGGCTGAGTCTGAGGATGATGGCCAAGTATACGATGACATTGCAGACCGTATTGAATTTGGAACCGTTGACTATGACCTCTGAGGATCTAACTAGATGGATCGGCTGTGATCAATGCGGTACAGCTCAGGCTATGTATCTAATTAAACTAGTAGATGGTGAGCTTTTCTTTTGCCACCACCACTATAATAAAAACAAAGAGGCCCTTGACAAGGTCTCCTTTGAAATGATAGAATTGAATAAAACCGAAGAAGTACCTCAACTAGAAAAGGCGGAAATGTAATGGGAGATAGAGCAAACTTTGGATTCGTCCAACCTAACGGAAATACAATTGTACTATACGGTCACTGGGCAGGCCATAAAATGCTAGCGAATCTAGCAGAGGCAGTGTTTAAAGCACGTCCTCGTTGGAATGACCCTTCATATGCAACACGTATCACAATCAGTAATATGATTGCGGACCAGTGGAATATGGAAACTGGATGGGGCTTGCACGTAAATGAGATTGGCGATAACGAGCACAAGATTGCTATTGTCGATTTCCAGCAGCAGACATTCAGTCTTCACGAAGAGGCGCCAAGGAATGATTTGGATAACAAGGTTAATGGGATGAGCAATGAAGCGCTCTTTACTATGGACCTGAGTAACTTCGTTGAGAAGTACGCAGATGTTGTTGTCCCAGTTTAGTTAACTAAGATATGCTATAATATGAATAGGTCCTAGCGGACCTTTTCATTAAAGTATGGTGCGGCTACTAGGGTTTTCCCCAAGTCGTTAAATAAAGCAGCGTTTACTAAATTCCTTTCGTTCTGCTAGCAGCCTTACTTATCTGATCCCCCAGCTTGCCCTGGGGGATTTTTGTTTGCCCGCAACAGGTGAGGGTATCATATCTCTTTTACGGAAGTCAATATAATTCCCCTGAAATTTTGTGATCTTGACCACATAGCTTGGAAAATGTGGTGTGGAACACACCCAAAAGGTATTCCAAATGTCAGTGGTCTAGTATATAATTGGGTTATTAGCGAAAGGAAATAAAATGCCAAATTGGTGTTACAATACGTTAACAATTCAAGGACCAAAGTCAGAAGTTGATTATATCAAGGATAGACTGAATAGTCCATTTACATTAGCACAAGAGACTTATGGTATGGGTGATATTAGTCTTTCAGGATTCCCCACCAAAATTGAACAGGTAAGTTATTCTAATCCTGTCTTTGCTTTCTTCAATATTCACTCATATAAAGATGAAGGTATTACTGATGAAGAGTATGCCTGCCAGCCTTCTCGTGGTGGTATAGATATTCAGAATGACCCTGATTGGTTCCGCAAATCTGTTGAGTTTGCTAAGACACAGAAGGATTGGTATTCGTGGAATAACTCCAACTGGGGAACTAAATGGGATGTAGCCGTCCGTGACGGTGATAAATATCCAAATACGGAATTGCTTGAATATAAATCAGAAGGTGATGACAACTGGGTTGTCTATAAGTATGAGACGGCTTGGTCACCTGCTGTAACTATCTTAACTAAACTAAGTAATCTTGTTCCTAACTGCCTGCTTACATTAGAGTTTGAGGAAGAAACAGGTTGGGGTGGGGAATATGAGATTGTCCGTGGTGAAGTAAAAGAATTAGTTGAATATGAGAATCGTTGCTATGCTTGCCAGTCTTACGATACATTAAGTTATTGTGAAGATGACTGCGGTGAATTCTGCTCAGAATGTAATGAAGGCTCTTGGCAGGATGAGGTGGCTATGAAAGAATGTCAGACCCATAGTGTATTATTACCTTTGAAAACCTACACACAGGAGGAAGCGCTAAATGGCTAGTTTCTTAGAAGATGTAAATCAAATGGTAATTGACGCTTGCTACCAAGATATAGCAGAACAATTACTTGAAGATTGGATTAATAGTAATCTTGACGAAGGGCAATATTATGCAGATAAACAATTTGCTGAAATGTCAGGAGATGAGTTTATTCAATCTGAATTTAATAAATTCTATAACCTAACAGAAGGAGATGAGGACTACTTTGAATAAGTATGGATTTGTAATTAAATTAGAAGGTGCAGTAATGGCCAATAATGAGAAAGAAGCACACGAGAAAATTAATCTACACCTAAACGATTTAGGTGAAGTTGATAGCGCAAGATATGATTTAAATTGGCCTGATGTATCTTGGGATATGGAGTATGACCTATGCTAGGTTACACTGAGTCTGATCTAAATAGAATGATTAATGCTGTACACGATTCAAAGCTTTTTTATCTTAGGACCCCGTCCGATTTAATGAACAAGGAGCCTTTGAGGAAAGACTTGGAAGACGCTGTTAGTTTCTTGCAAGGTCTGTGGGCGGAGGGTTACTTTGACTACACAAACTAAATCATCATACTTCCTGGAGTATATGAAGTTACATCTAATTAGTCTTAACCAGGACTTAGAGGGTGATTACAATGTTCAATCTAAGATTAATATCCAGGGACAAATTATGGCAACCGAACATTTATTGTCAGTGGCTACTGATATAATGAATAACTCTAACGAAAGGTATATTAATGAATAATGAAGACATTGGGCTCCCGCCCCATTTGCAACGTATGATAAACATCGGAATGGACGGGGCTGACATAATGCACGGGGAACTAAAGGTCCTAATGGTTGAAACAGAAAAGAAGTTATCTGAATATACAAATCAAGATGACGAACAGTATGACCAAACCGTGGACCGCTTACACCTAGAAGGGTACCTTGACGCTCTAGGAGATTTGTACAAATTGACATATGACATTGCTTTTGCGAAAGGAGCACGGGATGAAGCCTGAAGATAAAGATAAACTAAATGAATGTTTAAAGATTCTAGATACAACGGACCTAGGTCTATCCTTAGTTTGGCTATGGACTTGGTCTACCATTAACAACATCTTTGAGGATGAGACCTACAAGCAGAACTGCACCATAGATGAGATGTGGGACCACCTCTGTGAGGCTGTAGAGGCGGGCCAGGGCTTCTCTCTGGAGTACGGGGCGGAACAGCACAACGATGACGTACTTGAATGGATGATGAATCGTGAGTACATTGTGGATACAATGTTTGAAGAAGACGAAGAGGAGGAAGAAGATGAAGATGAGTGATATCTATATCAATGATCAATTAAACAAAGCCCAAAAGCTTTTGTGGGGTGGGTCTGAAACAGAAAATATCGAAGCACATAATATCATTAGCAAACTTATCAAAGATCGTATGTCTGGGGATGAGGGAACAAATGACTCATTATGAGCCTAGCTTAGAAATCCTGGAAGTTGCATATGATTGTTCACCTGGAGGAATTAGAACCTTTGAGGTATATGACAAAGGGGACAATGAGGTCATAATGGACATGCCAATATATGAGACGGATTCCTTGACAAAAGCTGTCCTGTATTGTTATAATCTAGATAAGGACTTTATTGTCCGTACATATGCCGAATGGGAAATGAGGGAAATGCTTGCCAATCTATAGAGTCTTTGGTACCAAGTATACAAACTATTACACCATTGTTTCCGCTGCCGACGAATATCAAGCAGCGGAGATTGCGAACCTTCGTCCGTCAACCGATTGGGATGAGATCCCAACAGATGATGAGATCGAAGCTACAGATGTATTCTTAGATGAAGATACATCAGAAGATCTACAACTTAATATCTAAGGCGGAACATAGGGGCTGATCTTAGCTCTTACGGGGGTATTTACAAAATCGTGGGTATCCGATATAATAAATAAAACATCTATCTCTTGAAAGGGGATTATCAAATGGCAACAAAGCGTGAATATTTAAAGTCAAAGGGAATTACTGTAGGGGCCCGTGGTCGTTTCTCATCAGCAGCAAACAAAGCTCTGGAGGACGCAGCTAGCCAAGGCGTGACGTTCGAAGCAGAAAAGCCAACACCAAAGAAGTAATTGTGTACAGGAGGGGCTGGCGCTTGTCAGTCCCTTCTGCTATAATCTATAGACGAAAGGCGGACTATGAAAACCAAAGAACAGCAAATCGGAGAACTACTAGCAAACTCAGTAGAAGACCATTTCTTCAACCCTGCTGCTTTAGGCAGGTATCTAGCAGAACAACCTATCTACACCATAGACCGCATTATCGAAGTTGTGGCGTGGATAGTAGAAAAGCAGGCGGAACGATACAGACGAGAAGTAGCCAATGAAGGCACAGTCTGTGAAGGATTAATCATTGCTAATCATCTAGACAAGGTGATTGATAAAATAAAGGTATCTAATGACCTTAAATCAGTTCAACTACCTATCACTCCAAAAGAACGGGGGGAATTCGTAAAGTCCCTTCCTCAAACACAAGAACAAAACTATAGATACTCTTGGCTACATGAGACCAATAATGGATCTAATATAAATCATATGAACCAGGGAATCATCTAACTAATCTAATATATAGCCCAAACTTATCCACAGGTTTATCCACAGCCTGTGGATATTTTTGTGGAAAAAATGTGGGCCAAATTTCCCCTTTACGGCAAGCTATAAAAAATCCCTCAAATTTCTAGAAGAATGTATATTAATCTAAAGAAACATATATAGAATCTCAGATAATGAGATCCATATCTGTCAAAATGTGGGCGAATTTCTCCGTTTACGGAGACATATTAAATGCCCCTGAAGCCTTGACAATGTGGGCAAAATATGCCATTTACGAGGCTATTGACAAAATCCCTCAAATATGCCACACATATGGATCTATGTGGAGCAAAATGGATTACGGTGGAGTAAAAGGGAGGGCTCAATTACATGTATATCTAACTATACATATATCAGTAGTAATTGATCAAGAATTAGTAGTATATTTTATGGTAGATCATCTCTAGAATATGCCAAATAAGGCTCTAGGAGGCTATTAGAGAGGTGTTTATTGGAGGGGGGAATCTAGGGTATGAAGCTAATTTGGTCTATTTGCAGGACATGCAGTAATAGGGAACACGTAGGTTATCTTGGCTTATATATCCTGATCTTGCACATTTGCTGCAAATTACCTGGGTTAGACCATTATCTTCCATATCGTCTACATCAAGGGTAAATGACCTTGTATAGTAGTACTTGGTTATATACCATGTAATGGCTATTAGTAGTAGTTCTAACATTATTCGGCCTCCCCGCCTTTATTTATTTGGTCCAAAGAATGGAGTAATTGTAGGATGTGCATCATCATCATCTGACCATTTGCCTGTTGAATATCCTGACACTATCTCTGGATCCTTGTCGATCTCTTCTTCAAAATCTAGCCATGCTTCTAAATTATCTAGTATTCCCATAATATGTCTCCTTAGTTAAATAGAGATAATTGTTCTATAATTCTAGTTGACTGCTTTCCTTGTAATATGTCGACAATTTCATGGAACTTATCAAACTCACATACATTTCTTCCAAAGTTAGCAAACCTTGTGCAGATAACAATATTCTCTTTTGTGTAGTCTCCATTTACATCTATCTTATCAATGGATGGAGCTAATGGATGTTTAGGCATCCAATCTTTATGGTCTTTATATAGTAGTGTTAGATCTAATGGGATATTAAACCAATAACACTTCCCGCCCTGTTTATCCCAGATCTCCGCCAACTCTTCTGGGGTTACATATATTTTAGCAGGGATCCATTCCTGAGAAGACGGACCTGATGCTCCACCTACTGAGGAACCAGTCTTTAGCATTCTCCTCTTATTAGTGGAAGAGTTAATGACTGTCCAGTTTCCCTCAGAATCCTGGCGTACACCGTTCGATAGGATAGTTGACCACAGCTTTTTAAAGTGGTCTCTGCTCATGCATCTCTTCAATTGCTAGGATTATACCCATAAGGTCATGCTCTGGTACATCGTTAAAGTAATACTTATCCCCTTCGATACTCCAGCCTCTCCAGCCATCTCCTTCATCCCAGAATGCCGAAGCAGTCTTCATAGACTCTGGATCCTTCATAGTTCTAGTTAATGAGTTGTAGAGTGTAGCCTCTGAAATCAAGGCCTCTCTGAGTGGAGTATACCAAAATAGCTTATTTACTAACCAATCAATCATTTAGCACACCATACCTTATAGTCAGACATAGTCTGGTGATTATCCCAGTACTCTATGTTTTCCTTATCCATCCCGCATTTATTGCACATTCCGTCCGCCTCCCAAGTCAGCTTTCCATCTTTATATACAGGCCAGTACCCTAATGCCCGCCAATCCATACGCATAATCTTAGGTTCATTCATATGAAGAGTATACTATATCTGACGGGTACCGTCAATGGGGTCTCTACTTTCGCCGCACTTTTCGCTTCACTAATTGCGATGCAATTTAGCCATAATATGTTTATGATTAATAAGAAGATATTTATTAGATTGATCATCCTCAATCTCAGTGCCCGTGTGGTCTGGGAAATAAACTACATCCCCTACCTCAAGCTCTGGGATAGGCATCAAGTCGCCTTTGTAGTTGACCTCACCAGCGCCCATATCTACAATAGTTCCAGACTTAGGTCCAGAATCATTAAATGCTGCTGAAATAACTAAGCCAGACTTAGTAGTCTTATCAGAGTCCTGTGTCTTTGTGACCAATAGCATTCCGCCAATAGGCTTAATAGTCTTCATCATCTTCCGTTCCAAATAGGTCGTAATCAACATCCTTTAGTTGACTAAAGCTGTTGTATACTGCAAGCGCAACCGCAGCAAGGGCTATCAGGAGCCCAATCAATGTAATTGTTTTCTTGTTCATAGTGATATATCATTCACCTTATCTTTAGACCAATGTATGTAAGATCTAATATATACAACCCCATATGCAAGGGCTGCGACTATAAAACCGTACTGCTTAGTTGTTACAGCATATATGATCCATAGGCACTCATTAAATAGCAATAGGAGCCAGGCCCATATGACCTTGCGTCCTACAAAAAATATTCCTGTTACCCCAATTGCCGCTAATACCCAAGACCATGCCATTACTATTCCTCAAATGATGTTTGTGTAGTTGGAAGTAGATTGTTGTATCTGCGCTTCCATGTTTCTGCTCTTAGTTCCGCATCTAAAAGCTGAGCTTCTAATTCATCTGTATTAGATGTATCCGCTACCTTCTTAGACTGTTCTATACCTAACCATCTGCCTGCCGCAAATGACAGTACTATAAAAAATGTTTCTAGCATTTCCGCCTCTTTCTATATCTATTAATTATATAGGAGAGTCTAGGGTTTTGTCAATAGCATCGTCTATTGTCTTGCTGTGTTCTTTATCACAGCTTCCGCATTCTTTGCACATATATCTCCAATAAAGATCCCCACCAGCCCTATAAGTAGGGCTTAGTGGGGAATACTTAATTAAACCTTCTTTGGCTTAGATTTCTTTTGTCCAAGTACGGTCTCTCTACGAATACCATGCTTGTTTGTATCAATCTTAGTTGGTGGTCTTGGGCTAGAAAACCCAGACTTAAACTTACCCTGCGAAGGATTCTTTCTTGCTGCTTCTTGTGAAGTTACTGCGCCAGACGGTTGATTGTTTGGCGGAGTTGACATTCCTGTACCGTTATCGCTCATTAATAAATTGTCTTGTCTGCTCTGGTGTTGAAGTCATGTCTAGAGTTAGGCCTGACTCTCCATCTCTTGAAACATCATTGATAGCAACTGAAGCAATTCCTGTTTCGCTACCGAATGCTTCACATCCGCATTCAACGCACATTATTACTTACCGCCGTTGCCAAGACCTGCGCCATCTTGCGATGACTTGTCTGTTGCTGGGAAAGCTGGCTTTGGAGCCTCTGTGTAATTTGCTGCTGGAACGTTGTTCTTATCCATTTTAATCTCCTATAGGTTGTATTTAGGTGGGTCTAGAATGCCACCTATATACCTATTATAGCATTTATCAGTTTCTGTATCTTGTATGCCAGCAGTCTTCGCAAATAGTAATATATTTGGTTTCTGTGGTGGTTAGGCGGGATGCTGTATTCTTGCACCCCGCCATTTCACATAACTCTTCTTTTGGCATTACTTCTTTTTTGTAGTCTTCTTAGGGGCAGTCTTCTTAACTGGAGCCTTCTTAACTGGAGCCTTCTTCTTTGCTACCGCCTTCTTTGGCTTTTGGCTAGACTGATCCTGTTCAATCATTGCTTTAACCTGTTGCTCTAGCAACCATAACTTTAATCTATTAAACATTTATTTCCTATCTATTTTATAAGTAATATAATCTATTACTTGTTTTGGTGTCCAGTCGTCTGGAAACTCAAAGTTCTTTATTTGATCTACTATCAGCTTAGTATATTTTTTTTCAAAATATCCTTCTAAGTCATAGATATTATCTTGTACCATGAGTATATTCTATCATTTATATACCGAAGGGGCAAGACCCTTGAGCCCTGCCCCTTTGTATAAAGAATTACTTCTTTAGTGCAACCTTTAGCTTAGGGAACTTCTTGTTCCACTTTGTAGCAAGAGCGTTGTATTCCGCCTTGTACTTTGCTGCTGCTGTTGCTGCTGCTAGATCAGATGCCACCTTAGCGGTAACTGTTGCAGAATCTGATGCTGCCTTATCGGCTGCACGTCCTGCCTTCTCTGCTGCTAGTGCTGCATTAGCTGTTGCAAGTGCTTGGTTTGCTGCTGCAAGTTCTGCATTCTTTGCTGCAAGTTCTGCTGCAATATCACGTACTACAATTGTAGCGCTTACAGAACCGACTGGTGCTGCTAAGCCTGTTACGGCTGTTGCTACTGTTGCATACGCAACTACTGTGATTGAACCAGTTGCAGGAACTGTTACTGTCTGCTCTTTTGTTCCAAGAGTTGCAACGGCTGTGTCTGTTGTTAGCGCTGTTGATAGTGCTACTCCAGAGCTTGAAACCAAAGTATTAATTGTGGCCCCACCCTTTGGATTACCGAACACGTCAAATCCAGATACCTTAAGTACCTGTGATGTGCCTGCTGCTGCTGATGCAGGGGCAGTTAGCGTAATTGAGTTCAAAGCACCTGCGGTACCTTGTACGTAATAAATTGTTGTAGTTCCAGCACGAGTAATCGATACTGATCCTACTGCTGTACTTTTAGTATATACATAAAAGTCTGCTGATGTTCCAGTTCCTGTTGCAATTGATAGCGTTGAGGTTCCAGATGTTGCTGTTACTGCTGCACCAGTTGCTGATAGAGCAGGAACAAGTGTTGCATTTACTGCAACTGCTGTTACTACTGTTCCAGTGTCTACGCCTGTTACGGCAATCTTCAATGCATCTGCTGCATCTACACTGTTATCTGCTGGTACTGGTAGTGATACAGGAGTTGTTACTACTGTTCCACCTGTTGCTGCAGTTCCCGCCACCGTTAGGGTGACAGTTCCAGCGTTAGCGTTAGCTGCTGGCGATACAAGCATTGTGCTAGTCAGGGCTGCAGCGATGATTAGCGATACTTTCTTAAATGAGTTCATTTAATTTATTCTCCTTAATTTATCCACCTCTTGATGAGCATGGAATTCTAGTTTGTGTACGAGTTCCGCCATTGAGACGGAGAGTGATTATCTTCTATTTCTTTTTTCGTATCAATGTCTTCGTACATTCGAACAACATGAATGCAGGGATCTTGGCCTTCGCCAAATTCTACATCTTCTTGTTCAGACATTGGTAGTCCGTCATGTGTATAACATACTGGAGGTCCGCACCAACCTTTTTCTATTCCGTATGCAATCCATTCATCAAATGTCATAACCACTCCGCTAATTCTTTTAATAGAATGTGCTTGGGCTTTGCGCCATGCACGGTGTGGACTGGTTTTCCATCTCTAAATAGTACCATAGTTGGTATTGAATGTATAGAGTATTCCAGAGTTTTCTCAGGATTCTCATCAATATTTAACTTACCAACGAGTAGGCCCTTGTCCTTTGATATTTCATCTAGTATTGGAGATACCTTTTTACAAGGACCGCACCAATCTGCCCAAAAATCAATAAGGATAAGATTATTTTTATCCAGCGCCTCTTGAAAATTTGAGTCAGTTACTATCATTGGTCTTCGTCTGGTTGAGCCTTCAATTCATCTGCTGCTGCATTGAATTGATCCATAAACATTTTTACAACAAAGTAAGTAGACTCAGTTGCATTCTTGTTTAGGTTGGCTAAATTTTCTTCTGATCGTTGATCTTCAGGAAGAGCATTTGCCCACTTTTGAAATAGGGCCTTTGCAACATCTTGAATAATTGATTCTAGAACAGAAATTCTCTTTTCATTATTATCCATTTAGTGCTCCTTGTAGATTAATAAGCTTACCACCTGTAATTTTTGAGTTAAAGGTAGGCTTAGATGTTTTAGAAATCAATTCATAGATTTCAGAGTATTTTAGGTTAGGCTTTGCAGATTTAATAGTTGCCCAATGAGTAGCAGCAATTACTGATGAAGCAGATGTTCCACCTACATTTATAATTCTACCTCCTGGAACAGTTGCCTTTACCTGTCCAAGGGCAAAGAAGTCTGTAAGTAGCGGGTCATGGTTTGAATAAATTGCAATTGTTTCTGCTGGCATTGTCGCACCTATAGCAATTGATGAAGGAATGCATGCTGGCCAATTAATGCGTGAGTAGTCTCTTTCGTTACCTGTTGGGAAAAACACTGGAACCCCAGCATTTGCCAAGGCTTTAATTTTTCCTTCTGTAATGGGAGTCTTAGGACAGTAATCAGCAGAAGAACTTCTTCCAGCAGTGTGACCCTGAGACATTGATACCGCCTGAATATTAAATCTATCTTTGTTTTTAATTACCCAATCTAAAGCATTAAACACTGTAGACTCTGAAGTTGACTGTCTTAGTCCACTTTCATTAGCTCCAATAATCCTAACAAAAACAATCTTTACATTTGGATTAGTTGCAACTGCAATAGAAGCCATTTGTGTTCCATGATCAAATCCATTTTTTGAAATCCATTCTGGCTTCATAACAGAAGATCCAGTTCCTTCCATTTCAGATAAACCATTAGGACATGATGACCATTGAGTTACGCATGCTTCAAAAAGAATCTTGTCTTTAAAAATAGGAAGTGATGTATCCAATGCTGTATCTAAAATAGCAATGGTTGGTGTTCCAACTGTTTTGTTGGACAAATTTGCCGCATTAGCGGTTGCAGGTATAAGTAGTGTTAGGGCTAGCATAGCCCCTGTTATTTTTTTATTCATAGTAGTAATAATACTAAATTCTGAAAGTCTTGTCAATACCCTACTTATTCTTATTTAGCTTAGCGTCGTACCATTTACCAGCGTCCATATCTGGACCAGTTACCTTGTTTTCATCAAGCAGCAATTTAACTGCGGTATTTAAATATTCAATCTGAAATTGCATTCTAAGCATTTCCATTTCAAGCAATCTTATACGTTCTGACTTTCTCATTCTTGGCTCTCTCTGTCTAGTGGAGTGGGTGCTGTTGCTAGGTTTCCACACTCAACGCATTCCATATCTAAGAAATATGTTGCAATTTCGTAGTTATCAAACACGGCTCTAATATTAAAAATCTGTGATCCACAAATACACTCATGTGTTGGAGTGCCACGAAGATCCATTCCAGAAACCATTTGGTCTTGACGAGCTTGCTCTACATCGTTTTTGTCAAAAATAAGTAGGTCGTACTTACTAAAGAAATTTCGTGCAACACCAATACTTATCAATCCAGTTAAGGCTAAAGCTAATCGGTTTACCCATGTCATAAATCTATTATACTCTAGAGCTCAATAATTGTAAAGGGGCCTCTTACGCTCATAATAAATTTAGCAGAGGCTTCTAAAGCCATTCTGATACGCTTACGTGGAGTTTTAATTTGTGCTGTAGAGTATAAAGAACCAAGGGCTACCTGCTGTCCGCTTCCTTCTGCCATATACATAACGTCTGCTTCTCCTATATGAAAGTCTACATCCATAGTAAAGAGTCTTCCAGTTCCAGCAACTGCTACTAAAAAGATTCCGCCTTCATCGCCATCCTCTGTTGAAGATCCAAAGTTGCCGTATCCATGATCCTTATAACATTCTTTTATTGAGTCAACAAATGTTGTTCTCATGAACTTGTCTAAATTCTTATTTCCAACTGTTGGCTTATAAATAGGTGGCTTCCAGTTATATTGAAGGATCTGGCCCATCCTAAAGCTGTCTGTAAACCCTATGCCAAATTGTCCAACTTTAAATACTTTTGGATCTGTTCTTTGGACAATTAGTCCAGTCTTGTCATCAGAGGCAGCGGCATCTCCACCAAGGTATACCTTGTTTTCATGAATTAGCGCTACTATACAGGTCATGCTAACAGTATACTATTTTTAAAATTCTCTGTCCAATGCCTCTAAATCTTCTATATGATGGTCTATAAATGATAGTTTAAGTAGTGTTTCTTCAAGCTCAGATTTAACGGATATGAGCTCTTGAATAGCATTATAGTACTTGTCTTTCCATTCAGTTAGCTCCCTCTCAATCTTATATAATGAGATTTTGAGGTCTTTTATCTCTAACTTTAGATGGTCTTGCTCACGCTCATACTGTCTTCTTTTTTCTTTTTTATTGTCTTTAATTGCCGCTATAATTGCAGTTCCCATTCCGCTTAGAATTGCAGCGGAAATAGCAATAACAATAGAGGTGTAGTTTATATCCATGATAAACTAATTATACATTAGAATTAACCTAAATTAACAGCTCAGAAGCAGTTATCTCGCTTCCGATATACCTTCTTTTTATAATAAACTCTTTAACATGATCTGGACCATTTGATCTTCCAGCCAAAATTACAACCCATCTAGGTTCTAGTTTAGCAGAATTACATGTCTCGCAAATTAATAAATTAATTGGCATAAGAGATGACTTACGAACATCAAGTTTATTCTTTGATTTGTTACAGCTGTAGCATAAAATCTTTTCCATTAGTTTGATTCCTCAATATGTTTAAATACTATTTCGTCTACTATAGTAAATTCGTCATTTTCCATAAGCTCATTATACTCTGTTCCATCCACAGTATATTTTACAGTTGATGCCCATGCACCAAGTTTTTCTACAGTGCCATAGCACTCTTCAGAATAGATATATACAATATGTGTTGTATCATAGTACTCTATCACTAGGTCTTCCCTCCAACTCGCATCTTACTCCATATGACTCAAGCAGGCGCTTGACCTTTCCTACGTAATCAATAACCATTTCTTTCTTGGTTCCTTCAAACTGTAAAAAATTATCTTCATATAGTCTTAATGCTAAGAAGTCTGGATACATTACAATATCCATAAGAAGCATCGATGGCTTCTTGAGATTATGAACTGCCTTTTTCATTTCTTCTGTGTAAAATACTGGCTTATTTGGTTCACCTGTCCAGTGATTGATCCCATATTTAAAATGTTCTCTTTGCTTATCTGCTGATTTATCAATAAACATTTTTCTTTTTCAACCTCTTCCAAGTGTCTGGTGTTTTATGCAAGTTCTTCGATTTGTCTATTGATCCAGAGCTTAAATACACTCCGCCCCAAACTCCGTACTCGTTTCCCTCTGCTCCAGTTTCATAGCACATACTAATTACTGGACAACTTAAACACATCTCATCTATATTTTTAGCTATATTAGAATCGGCTTCATACTTTTCATAAAATAAATTGGTATCCATTCCTCTACATATACCAAGGTGGAACCAATCTAAATCTTCTGAATCTATACCTAGATCATTTAAAATTTCTGACATACTTTGTGGGCAACTTCCATAGTCCGTTATCGTTAACAGAAATTTTATCTGCTATTCCCCAAGCGTTCTCTCTGAACATGCCCTTTACGTTAGTAAAACCGTTATGATCTTTTTTCCAAATAATAAGGTCGTAATTGTCCCAATATGGGGTTATATTTTTAGCCTTTTTAATAAAGACCTCGACACCTAGTTCTGTTAAATTTAACATATCTTCCTAAACATAAACCGTAGCATCCCACTGATATATATTATACAGGAAATGCTACGGCCTTGTCAATGACTATTTGATAAAAGTTCCATCCCATATGGACTTTTTAACTGGCTCTTCTTTCTTTTCTTCATCGTATGATTTTTCAATTGGGACACAGTTTGGAACCATTCTTCCACCCTTTTCCTTCATACCTTCTTGCTCATATCCAGACCAACAAGCCTTTTCAATATTGTCCCATTTGTCTTCTTCTTCATTGTCTGACTGATAATCATCTTCATCATCCATTTCGTTTTCAGACTTATACATATTATCGTGACCCTTACACTTTTCCATGTCGCATCCGCCATTAGCTTTACATTCCATGCATCCGTTGCACTTGCAGCCCTTGGTGTCTGTCATTTCTTCAGCTTTTGCTAGATCATCTTCGATTTCAATTACCTTAGTGATTGGATTAACTGCATCATCAAGGATGCTTTTAATTTCTTCTACAATTTCATTTAGTTCTACTGACTTTTTCATATTCTTCTCCCTGTTTACTATTTTACGGGACCAGGAGAATCCTGCGTCTCCACCCCATGCTAACCACATAATCTTACCATTAGATGGGTTTTCTGCATTGTCCCAATCTTTACCCTTTTTATCTACTTCATGACGAGAGAAATAAGAATACATACGCTTAACTGTAGAAAGGCTTAGAGTCTCTCCTCTAGCAAGCTGTCCTGCACGAGTCCAGCCTACCGCTGTTCCAGCTCCTTTAGCCTTACCCTGCTCTTTTAATTTAATAGCACGACGTGCTGCTGACTGCATACCAGAAGTTGGTTTGTATCCTTCTTTTGCCATTATTTCTCCTTAACACTAACTACTTTAACGTTTTTGATTTCGTCATCTACGCCAAAAATATCATTTGCATAATCTAGAGCGTCATCTTGATCAAAGGCTTCTACTTCTGCCTCTACTTCTAACTTAACCCTATAAATATTCATTACTTACCGCATGTTGGGCAAACTTTTGATTCAGCCTTGACAGTCTTTTTTGCTGCAGCAGGAGCAGTACCCGCACCCTTAAACTTAGGACGGCCAAAGCCAACAATAGAAATCATTACTCCAGCCTTGTTTTTCTTATAGGCACGAAGTTGTTTGCAAACTTCTCCGCCATTTCTTTGGCTTCCAGACTTCTTTGAAGATGTATTTCCTTCAATGCACCAAACAGTTCCATCTTCGTTATCTTTAACAACAATACCTACGTGAGACACTCTATCGACGCCATCTGAAGGGAAATCAAAATAGGCAATATCTCCTGGTTCTGGATCTGCAATGTCTCCATCAATCCATGCGCCAGCTTTTTTAAATGCTGTTACTCCTGCTGGAGTATAAACAGTATTTGGAATCTTTACGCCAGCTTCATTTCCGCACCAGTTAACGAAACTTCCGCACCATGGTTGGAAATTAGCTTTAGTGTAGGCACCATACTTTGTTTCGTTATCCTTTGGACCTTCAATAGTCCCAATCTCTGCTGTAGCAACTTCGATTAAACGTGCTGCTGTGCCTTGGTCTGCCATTATTCTTTGTCCCAATCTGTATCAACTGGCTGTTCTTCTGGCATCTGTCCATCTGGTTTTGCCGCTAAACGTGCTGCAGTTGCATCAATTTCTGCTTCAAGCTTCTTATCCGCCTGTGTATTCTTTGCATCTACTTCTTTGTTTTGTATTTGAGCCGCCATAATATCCTTGGCACCTGAGTTGCCAATCAAAATTCCTGCGAGGGTTCCTGTAATAAATGTTGCAATACTTCCTAGAACATTAAAAAACATTTTGTCATTTTCTGACTGAGCTCCGATAGGTTGTGTTACAAACAATAGTCCATAAATAATTCCAAGTGCTGTTAGAAACAAAATGCCTCCAAGAGTTATTCCTAGAATAAACTTTAAACGAGCATCTAAGTCTGCAGCCGTTAATCTTTCTTTAGCCATTTGTTATTTCCTGTTCTGGTGTAGTAGGTGTAATTTTTATTACATCTTTTGTGCAAGTCTGTGAGGCTTCACATTCTGGAGGATTACATGCTGCAATTTCCCAATTTTTAGGATCTTGGCATTCATAGCGATATCTATTTAAAGAGTCGCATCCAGTTAATGATAGCATTAATAGCCCAGATAGGGCAATAGTGATTAATTTCCTCATACCACTATTATACCCTATTCTGAGTTTCTATTTCTAATAGGGCTCGTAGCTATCCAAAGTGCTGTAGTAGCTATAATTCCATAACCAACTATAGTTTTAGCACTTCCGTCCAAAACTACCCAGGCAATAAACATTCCAAGAAGGGTCCATGCCTGATCGATCATATCCTTCATGATATTTTTTAGTATTCTTACCATTTTCTTCTTCCTCCTTGACCTGGTGAATTAGCTCCTGAGCCTCCACCAGAACTTCCTCCGCCTCCTGTGCCACCTCCAGTGGCTCCTCCTGTTGCAACTGCTGCTGCATTAATTGCGGCACCTGCTGCTACAACTGTTGCTACAACCATTTCTGTTGCCTCTTCTCTTTCTTCATCTGACATATCTGCGCCTATATTGCTTAGTGCTTCAATAGCCGCTCCAGGGTCTGAAAATGCTGTTGATAATAACTCTGCAGGATCTTCAAGCAATACTAAGGATGCTGCTACCTCTGCAGTAATAACAACTTCGTTACCGTTTTCATCTTGACGAACTTCAACAGGTGTATCTGCAGGCAAATCTTTATACTCAATGCCAGCCTCTTGTATTTGTTCTTTAGTTAAAGATTCTCCAGGAGCAACAGACTCTACAAGAGCCTCTGCCACTAATTCTTTTTCTGCATTAGTTAATTTTCCATCTTCGGATAAAGCATCTGCAAGATTTTGAACTTCTTCTGCAGTTACTTCACCATCACTTGCTAACTCATTTAAAATATCTTCTGCTTCCTCTGCATCTATTTTACCATCAGACAATGCGTCATCAACAGATTCTTCTACTGCTTCTTCTGATCCCGTCACAGGCTCTGTGTCTACTGGTTCTGTTTCCACAGGCTCTGTGTCAATTGGCTCTGTTTCCACAGGCTCTGTGTCAATTGGCTCTGTTTCCACAGGCTCTGTGTCTACTGGTTCTGTTTCCACAGGCTCTGTGTCTACTGGTTCTGTTTCCACAGGCTCTGTGTCAATTGGCTCTGTTTCCACAGGCTCTGTGTCAATTGGCTCTGTTTCCACAGGCTCTGTGTC